TCACTCTTACCTTTCTACTTCCAGAATCATGATGAGAATATCGCACTCTAAAGATAACTAGTTGTAACTAATCACCTTTAGAGTACAGGGATAAGACCATCTTAATCTTATCCCAATACTCACCACACCACAAGTTTGATAAAACTTTACTTCGGACCATCCCTTGCATTATTCATGCCAAGTTCCTTTATTAGCTTATAGTTAAACACTCGGTTTTTGAATGACCGATTAAACATCGCCTTTTAATAACAGGGGCTACTGTTTTAAGGACGTTAGCGGGCTTTACGGCTATCCACCTTGGTTATAGGTGCCCGCTCGAAAACCTCTAGCTCTTATCCTATAGGAACGGAATCCTATAGGCTATCACTTTCAGGGTAGCTAGTCCCGACAGTCTTTTATCAGCAATAGTTCCTTATATTCCTTTCTACTTTAACGCACCTATACCCTGCCAAGGTATTAGGTGGTTTCAGTTTCCTTATCTTAAAAGTTAATCTATTACTTCGCCCGGTCAGTACTACTCTTACACTTAGGTCTAGCTGTCAGCCCACGTACCCTTGAAAGGTATAGCTATTCAGCATTGACTATCTTCGCGCCTAGTCGTCGCCTAAACTCTCATTATTAGAGAGTCAAGAATACTCTATAAGGTTCCCCTTATAACTTACTCTTGACTACCTAACAAATCAAACTAAGTTAAGAAAAGCCTTGTTTTATAGGGGTTTTAACATTCCCCTCGTTTAAGAGGCTTTTAAGCTTTCTAGGCACTAGGTAACGTTTCCAAGCATCGAGGCTTTTTAGACCCCTTGTAGCTCAAAGAAACGGTATCCTAGTTTTTAGCCTGTCGAATCTGTAGAGGAAAAGTTACTTTTATCCCCTACAGAGTTTTCTTTTAGCTTAGCAACTTGAGGGCATACCAGCTACAACAGTGAGACTCACTGTTGTTATGTGCGTATGTGATGGGAATGGCTTTCAAAGCCAAGTTCCTGTCGGTCCAGTCACAGCGCTTGTAGTTACACATATTGATTGCGCACATACCAAACCTTTTCTATCTAGTTTCTAAAGGTTAACTAGCAACCCTACTACTTCCCTTTGAGCAGTAAGAAACAATCTAGCTTTATTAGCTAAACTGCTTCTTACTACTGACGAGACTTCTATGATGAGAAGTCTCGTCTCTTTTCACATTCCAGCTTTTGCCAGAATGCGCCGCGCTTCGTCCAGCGCTGCCCATTCGTTGGGCGTCGCGTAGTGAATCTTTTCGGCGAGCACCACCCCCCCAATCTCTTGAATCCTCGCCTCTCGCCCTTCTAGCGCTTGAAGCGGAGAAGCCCATGCTTCTCCGACAATCTTGCGCGCTTGATAGCGCGCCGCCGCGCGAATCCTCTTTTGATTCTTGGTCATTATAACCTTTTCTTTCACTTTTCTAAAGGCAAAGTGACAGCCCTTTTTTCCTAGTAATAATAAACCGTTCAGTATTGAATCCCGCTTGGTTAGCAGGCATTCACTTACCTTAGCCTTAACTAAAGTCGCTTTGAACGGCTTATTACTACTTGGAACTTTACTACACTTTCACACTAGGGTTTCATGATGAGAAAACCCTATCTCTATCCCGCTGGAAAGCGCTTTTAGGTGGCTTTCCTTCACCTCGCCTTTCGGCTTTCTTAACATATCAGAAACCTTGCCTAAGAAGGGAGGCTTCTAACTGTCAAGTCATAACCGCTTTTACACGGTTCGTTTACTGCCTAGTTCGCACCTTTAATCCCGTCGGCGCTATGTTAATCCCCTATCTTTGGGCAGGGATTATCGTTTACCTTTCGACCGTCACACCCTATCAAGCCGTTGTCAATGGCGATTAGTGTTTCTTGGTTCGTTATGCTCCACGTTATGTTTTTGGGAGCGCTACAGGTATTGCCGCCCTGTAGGGTAACCGTATTCAGTTTTCAGAGAGCATAGGGGAAGGTTCAAGTTCCCCAATCTTAGAGTCTAAGATTCATGATGAGAAGTATGCCCTTCTCTATCCTAAGCCTTTGGAGCCTAGCGGGGCAACCTATTCGGTGCCCTCGTGAACCCTTCGACTGCTTTACTACCTTTGAAGTGTCCAGGTTTTATGATGAGAAACCCTAGCCGGTTTCTCGAAGGCATTACTTCGCCTTTGGAGCTCCCTTTTTTGAAGCTCTCAATCATACCCTGTTACTTCGTTGGTTACTGCACTTTTGAAGTAAGCTTTTATGATGAGAATATCTTTCCTTTACAATAGATAAAGGTTGTTTATTCCTTTATTATGATGAGAAAGATATTGTTTAAGAGAATGATTAGATTAGTGGGTTTGGAAAGTATGATGAGAAAGGTGGGAGGTTTGGGTGCTTCCCCTCTGCGCGCTGCCTTAAATAGACCTTTTTATGATAATATACTGTCTCATACTGATAAAATAATGATAATATACTGTATCATAATGATAAATGATAATATACTGTCTCAACTCAATTAATTTTATGATAATATGCTGTTTTAAATAGTTATTTAAATATTTTACCTACTTTATCCTACATATACATACAAAAAATAGTTAATTCAACATAAACCTACTATAAAACAAGTAAAAATTGTAGAGCTGGGAAAATGAATAAAAAACCATCATAAATATAGGGGGAGGGAGACATATGAAAGTTAATAAAAAACAAGGAGAAAAATAGGGATTATTGAAAGGTAATAAATTTATAAATAGTGATAGACAAATGATTATAAAGATCTAAAAGGGAGAAATTAGGAGGAAGAGAAGAGGAATCAAAAGGGAAAGTAGCAATTACTGTATTAATTGTACATTTACCAATATAGAATTGGGAAGGTTTAGAGGAATCAAAACAGATATAATAATCTGAATTAGGATAAAAGAAAGAGCAGCCATTAATAAGTTGTTTATTGTCATTAATAATAATTAAAGCACTTGTAAAAATATAAATATTTTTATTCTTAATATTAGAATCATAAAAAGAATTTATAATTGATTGTAGATAGTTCATAAGAAAGTGATTAATTTAGGGAATTGAGAATACAATTGAGTAAAGGAGAGATTATTAGGTAATTGTAAAGATTTTGAAGAAAAAAGAATGATACTTTTGATTAATAGTATCAAAAGTATAGGTATTAAAATAAATAGTTGAGTTTTCTATATAGGACCAATATTCTAAATTATTAATAATAAAAGCGAAAGACATAAACTCATCTGTATAAGAATAAGCGATATTACAAATAGGGCAAGTATAGTCTTTATATCTAGTGTATCTAGGATCTAGAGATCTAGGTATAAGATTAGAGTAACAAACTAGGCAATTACGATGAGTAGGTTTAATTGAAGAGATCATTGAAAGATTAAGAATTTATTATATATGTTGATAATAAAAGGATAGAAGCAATAGCAATGTGTTTTATTACATAAGAGAATATAGGAAATTAGGTATCATTTGAAGATTTGTAATTTATGTATATGATGAAGGACATCGAGATATGTATGGAAGTTATCAATAGGGAAAGAGAATTTTTCGTGAATAAAGTTAAAGCAATAAACTTCACGTGAATTAAGTTCTAAATTAAAGCCAGTATGAAATTTAATAAAGCCACAGTGGCATGGGATGCAAGTTATATCTTTAGTTATATCTTTTGTAAGAGGAGATAAATAAGAGTTACAAATGGGACAAATATTAGAATATCGAGTATGATTTAAGTAAAGTTCTTTAAGGTTCATTGGAAGACTTCGAGTTTAAGGATATGGTTAATTAGATCATTATAAGAAGAGAAATTAGAAAGGTCTATAGTAATAATAGTATGAGAGTTTAGGTTATCAATTCTTTTATAAACATTATGAGATATATCAAATTTATAAAAAAAGTTATCAAAATATATATTAAAGCCTGAATACCATTTTTGGAAACCACAAGAGCAGTGTTTAGAGTTAACTTTGCTTGAAGGTAAAGGTAAATGAGAGTTACAAATGGGACAGATAGAATCATTTAAAGTATGAGAGAAATAGAGTTCTTTAAGGTTCATTTGAAAACAAGAATTTTATAAAGGTTATGAGCACAAGTTGGGCATTGGCATTTAAGGGTATTATTAAACTGTTGAATAGAGCCAGGGTTACCACAGGATTCGCAGATATAATGGGAGATTTTTTCCATAGCTAGGAGAAAGCCATTAATATAAAGGTTAGTAGAATTAGGATAGGGATTGATATCTAAATAAAATCTAATGGAGCCAAATTTTTCTTTAATTTGAGAGAAGCACAATTGATTAGGAGAATTGATATTAGAGTTTTGGGAATGTAGGAATTGGCAAGTAGTAAGGATAATAGATTCCCAGCCTTTATCGGTTTCAATATAGGAGATTTTGGAAAAAAGATAAGGATAAGAAGAGATAAGGTTATTGTACCAGGGGGTCATTGTAGAATGTTGATTTTATCAATAAGGTGTTGAATGAGTTGGAGATTATTAAATTTAGGAGAGATTAGGTAATTAAGGGAGATAGATTTATTATTAGGGAGAGAGATAGTAGTAGTAAGGGATAAGAAGTCAAGAGTAACATAAGGTGCGGAGATTTTGTTATTAACAGAGAATTTGATAGAAGAGATTCTATTATTATTAGAGATTTCGAAAACGAAGAGATGTTCTTTATTAGGGCAATGGAGAAGATTAGTTAGGGATTTTTGACAAATAGGGCATTGATGATTTTTTAAGGAAGAGTAGAGTTTACGTTTAAAGTAGGTCATTTGAAAGTATTAATTTTATTAATATAGTTAAATATAAGGGAGATATTAGGGTTAGGGTTTTGGAAAGTAGAAACTATAATATTTTTAATAGAGTCTTTATTAGAATTAGGATCGAAATCAAAGTAATCAACAATTTTAGATTCAGTAACAAGGCAACTAGCAGAGTTAGAGTAGAAGGCAATAGATGGGAAAGTAATAAAGGAAGCGAAAGATTTACAAGAAGAGCATTTGATATTAGGTAGGATAGGATTAGAGCAATTGGGGCAATGGGAGAGATTAAGGAAAGGGGAGATATTAAACATTGATAGTTTTCTCATAGTTAGAGAGAAGGATATTAGAGATAATAGGAGAGAGGTCACCATCAAGGATATCGATAGCGTTATGATATTTAGCATCAGCGATATGATCAGATACTAATTGGAAGGGGGAGAGAGTATAAGTTCTAATTTGGTGACCGAAAGCGATATCATTAAGGGAGTCTTGTTTTTGGGATTTGATTTTATTTTGTTTATCTAGTTCGAGTTGATAAAGTTTAGCTTTAAGGACCTTAAGAGCAAAGGCTTTATTTTTACCTTGATCACGTTCAGCTCTAGAATTTATGGTGATATTAGTAGGGATATGTTTAATACGGACAGCAGATTCGACTTTATTAACATTTTGACCACCGGCACCAGATGATCTCATGGTAGTAATTTCGAGATCTTTAGGATTAATTTGGATATCGATTTCGAAGGGGATATCAGGATTAACTTGGACAGCGGCGAAGGAAGTATGTCTAGCGTCATTAGAATTGAAGGGTGAGTTTCTAATAAGGCGATGAGGACCTTCTTCATTTTTAAGGAGACCGTAAGCGAATTTACCAGAGACTTTGAAGGTAACGGAATCGATACATTTATCAGAATGTTCATTAGATCTATTGAGGTCAATGAGTTCTAGATTGAGGGAATTTATGTTAGCGAACCTGGAGTACATACGGAAAAGCATATTAGCCCAATTAGCAGCTTCTAGACCACCCGCGCCAGCCTGAATAGTAACGATAGCAGGTAGAGGGTCTAAATCTGATGAAAGTGTCAAGGAAAGCTCTAGAGCGGTTATTTTAGATAGAAGGGTAGAGATATCATTAATAGGAGAGTCATTAGGGAAAGTTTGGATAAATTCTTGGAGGAAAGCGAAGTCATTATTAAGAGAAGAGAGTTGAGAGATTAATGAGGAGAGGTTATTACGTTCTTTGGATAGGGAGGAAGAGAGTTTGAAATCGCTCCAATTCTTATTAAGAATTGAGTCAATCTCAAGGATACGAGATTCGAAGGATTTGATGGGAATGAATTTATTGAGGGTAGAAATTTTAGATTGTATAATAGACAGATCGTTCATGGGGAATGGTTCCTTTTGAGATAGAGGAGGGAAGTATGATGAGGAAAAGGGGAGTAAGAAGGTTAGGAAAAGATAGTAAGTTTGGAAATATAAGAGATTAAGCCATTTAAAGAGAGGTCTTTGAGATTAGATAAATCAATATCTATATAGCTATCTAATGAATAGATTTCATATTTTGAATGTTCATTTAATGAAAGAAAATGAAAAGGTATAGGTTTATAGATAGTGAAAGAATATCTATATGCATCAAAACAAGAATAACAACGTTTTAATGAGTATAAATCAAGATGAGTTGGTTTATTACAAAGGGGGCATGAAGTAGAGTTATATAATGTAGTATTTATGTTTTTTAAGAATTTGGTAATATTATTGGAAGACATAGATTTTAGATATATAAGAGATTAAAGAGTCTAGAGATAGATTAGGCATATTAGATATATTAATTATACCAATACTGAGTCCATAAGAACTATGACCTAGGTAAACATAATTTGTATCAGAAACATGAATATGAAATTTAACTGGTTTTTTAATATTTAATACGCCTCTATAAGCTTTAAAACATTTATTAGTACAACATGTATAGGTTAATTTAATAGTAGGAGAATTACAAATAGGGCATTGGAAACTATTTAAAAATTGATCATATAGATTTTTATTAAAATCTTTATTATTGGAATGTTTGGAGTTTTGAGACATAGTTGATGAGTTCGGTTAGATCTAGGGCTTTTAGATTAGATATATCAATTATTGAATCATTTAAATTATTAGATCTAATAATATATTTATTATAAGTAAAAGAATTATACCATTGCATATGTATAGGTTTATGAATAGTGGTAGATAATTTGGTTGAGGTAAAGCATTGATTTTCACAATAAGAATAATTATAATAATTATAATAATTATTCTTATTAATACCATGAAAAATTTTATTATTGCATAAGGGGCAATAATGGATTGATTTAAAATAATTAGCTAATTCTTGTAGAAAATTATTAATTTCAGATTGGGAAAAGTTATTTAAAGACATCAATTTTATTAATTAAGTGAATGAGATCATTGATTGAGGAGATATTATGATTAGATAAGTCTATGGTAGATCTTGATGGTGTTAAAATTGGCGGATAGTTTTTAGATTTGGGTGCCATATAAAATCCCTTATATACAAGGATTGGATAACGATATTCGTGAATAAATGATAGTTGGCATCCTATACAAGAATTATATAAAAACAAATGATTACAAATGGGACATCTTTTAGAGGAATGTAAGTCTTTAATAAAAGAGATAATAAGATGTTGTAAATTATTTGAAGACATGATATTCATCAATTAAATGTAGGATATCATTAATATTTTGGATATTATGATTTTTTAGATATAAAGTTTTATTAGAATGAAATTCATTATGAGTAATTAAATTATAGTCTTTACTAGTGGGGCACCAATAAAATTGTTTATAAATTAAATATAATGTCTCTTTTTTATTATATGGATTATGGTAGGTAAATAATGGACAACGAGAGCACAAGTTGCCTATTATGGTAGTTTTATGATTAGGGCAAGCATTTGAAAAATGGAGATCTTTAAGAATAGATATTAAGAATGCTTGTGAATTATTGGAAGACATTAATTTTATTAATTTGAAATAGGAGGTTATCAAAAGTTAGGGGATTTAGGGAATTGATGGGAAAATGTTGACGGGAGTTACAATTATCAGAATAATAGATAATTTCATTAAGTTGAGCATGAATATCTATATTAAGTGGATAATATATTTCAATAATTTGATTATGTAAATATACTTCTATATGACCTTCTGGGCAATAAAGTCGTGTATTATGAGAGACTAGGGATTTTTTACATATAAGGCAAGAGTTATTATCAACAGTTAAGTCAAAGAGGTATTTAGTAAAGTTCATTTGAATATATTATATTTGTTTAAGGCATGAATGATATTAATTAAAGAAAGGTGGTTATGATTTGAGATAATGGTATTTAGTGGGATAGCGTTTAGATTTTGGTAATCTAGTGCAATTTTGCCATTGATATGAAAATTTTCAAAAGAGAAGAAGGGGATAGTATCTGGTAAATAAAATTTGTGGGTTTGACAATAACCATAACCATAATCATATTCATGAGATAGTTGATTTGTACAAATTGGGCAAAAGTTAAAAGATTTACAGTCTTGATATAGGTCAATAAATTTATAATAAATATTCTCATTTGGAAGATTATAAGAATTAGATTCTAGATATACATTAATTACTTGTGGATTATATCTTAACATATATAAGATTTCATCATCTATCTCTGTCATTATATCATTGATAATTTGTTGTTGCCAAGTAGGTTTAGGAGTATTATTCATTGGAAGGTTATATATTTCTTTAAGTTATTATAGAGTTGGATTAGAGTGAGGTTATCAATATCAGTAATAATTGATTCATATTCAATACTTTCAGCACAATTAATATTCACAAAATATATTGCTCTATCAAGTTCATAGAAATGATATTTAATATTATTTATAGTAAAATAAAAATGTGTATTATTAATTGAAAAGTTACATTTTATACAGTTCTTATAAGTTGTAGTTTTTACACTTATTAAATTATTAGTACAGATTGGGCACAAGTTATATTTAAAGCAATCTTGCGACAATTCATTTAGTTTATTTTTAATTTTTAATTGATTTTTAATTTTTAATTGATTTTCTGTCATTATAATATAAGATATTGGTATGTATCCAGGAATAATAGGCATAGTTATTGAAAGGTTATTATTTTATTAAGTTTAGTATAAAGATCTAGAAAATTATCCGCTTCTAAATCAGTTAAATCTAATGGTGTGTCATTTATTTGAGCAAATGGAACATATATATTTTTATGTAAGGGAATTAATGATAATCCATTTGGAAAGCTCATATTATACATTGTAAGCCCTTGACATTGGATGTATGAACATAATAAGTCATCTGATAGGCATTTATATTGAGTATCAGTTAAAAGCATATTTGTATAAGAAAATATTTTATTATAAATAAGTTTATTATTACAAATAGGACAAATTTTAGACTTAAAAGATTCAAGTATAGTATTTGAGACAATTTCTGTAATATTCATTGAAATGTTTCTATTTTATTTATATAATTAATTAGTTCTTCAAAAGAAGTGCCAGTAAAATGAGCAAGTTTAATATCATTAGCACCAACACAAATCTGTAACTTACGTAAAAATATCCAATTATTATTTAATATCCAATTATTTTTTGTATTAAAATAAGTTACTATAATATGTTTTGGACAATCTAATGAATAAACCAATCCCTTTTCAGTTTTCTTTAAAATCAATTTAATATTACAAAAGGGACAAGTTTTTTCTTTTAAAATATTATTATGAATATTTATTATATTTTGATTCATTTAAAAATTAAAAATTTATTAAGGTTTTTATATAGTTTTATTATTGATAGCGAGTTCAATTCGTTGGGATTTATTAAATCTGAATAATTACAAACATTAATATCATTATATGAGAAATAGTTTTTATTATCAATAAACTTTCTACTAAAAACATTATTATTATGTGATAAAAATCTATAAATTATTTTATTAATTGTAAAATTAAACTCTTTTTCATTCAAATAAAATTTATCTTTATCACAATAAATATACTTCTGACGAAATCTAATTAGAGGATTAATGCCAATTTTTTCTTCTAAGACATTCGTACAAATAGGGCAAAATCTATAATTAAGGCAATCTTTTCTTAATTCATATATTTTGGTTTGACATTTAAAATCAAAACTTTCATAGTATTCTAGTGGCATTGAAAAATCTGGATATATCATTTAAAAATCAATATTTTATTAAGATTATTATAAATATCTATTAAAGAAGTGTTTTCATTTGGTATTAAATCTGAATACCAGCAAATCTGATAAGCATCATCTGTTTGCACATAATTAAAATCAGTATAAAAATAATAATGTTTTGTATTAATATTAAATGTAAGCAAATCTGCATAAATAGTAAATTTACACAAGGTACATGCGTAATAATACTCTGAGTGACCAAATAAAAATTCTATTTTATTTGTACAAATTGGGCAAAATTTATATTTTAAACAATCTTGATGTAATTTATAGAATATAAGTTCTGAATCATCATTATAATAAAAAGTTTTTATTATGCCATCAATATTAAATATTTTATATTTTTGTTTCATTTTAGGTATAGGTAGTTGTAAATGTTTAAACATCATGAGAATGTATTTTAATTGATATTGTCATAAAATATTATAAATTTCTTAAGATTATTATAAATATCTAATAAAGTAACAGAATCTAAATCATGAATTAAATCTTTTAATCGAATATTATCAGGATTACTTGAATTAAAATCATCATCAGTATATTTGCCAAAATGTTCAATATAATAGTTTTGATCATTTATAGCAAAAGATAAATATTTTTCACTTAATAAAAAACCATCTTCATTACAAATAAAATTATAAATAATTCCATCTATAGAAGTGGAATTTTGTTGTAATAAAGTATAATTACATATTGGACATATTTTAGACTTTAAACAATCCTGTACTAATTTGCTAAATTTATTAAAAGCTTGAGCTTCAGTAAATAGTTTTGTCATGAGAATATATTGAGTTTATTTATATAAGAAATTAAGTCATCTAAAGTAAGATCTTTTAATTCAGAGATATCAATTTGATTTGCAAAAAAATTACTATCACTATATAATCGATTATAACAATAATAATCTTTACCAGTATCTTCTGGATCATAAATAAAAAAATAAAATGTAATTGGTTTTAATATATTTAACATATTCTTAGCAATATCAAAACAATTATTAATACATACGCGACAATTAAATGCATTTTTTAAAAATATTGAATTATTACATATTGGACATGAATTACAATTATAAAATTTGGCATGTAGTTCATGATAAAACTTATCTAGATCTTCTTTTGAATTCATGAGAATACTATAATCTTATTTAAGTAATGGTCAAATTATTGAATACTATTAAATATCATATCTTCTGGAACTGTTATTGTTTTGTTTGTCCCAACATAATGATCATACCAATCAGAAAATTGGAACTCATTATATTTAATATCAAATGGGAAAATTTCTATTTCTTTATCATTTAATTTAAAATAGATTTTTTGGTAACCATCTCCAAACCTGCTAACATATTTAAAGAATGTTATATGTTCATCATATAACCACGAATAACCTTCGGCATAAGTTAATTTTTTACCACAAAATGGGCACAATTTTGTCTTATCCAAATTATTACAAATATCAATTAAAAATTTCTGCAAATGAGTTTTATTTTCTGTATTAAATATAGGCGCTTTATTAAAGCATTTATTATAATAAATATTTAATAATTTTGATATGATGGAAAAAATTTCTGATTTTGACATATATTTGTGGCGTGGTAAATTATGATGAGAAAATGATTTTAATGTTACAAAAATGGAACAATTGAATCAATCAATATTATGATATGAATATAACTGATGGAACAAATATACTTGTTGGATTATCATAGTAACTATAAGATAGTAGAGAAAGAAGAAAGATATAAATTTCTGAATAGCTTACTTGATCAATTAGGTATTGAAATTGATTTAACGCCAGAGGATGGTGAATTAAATATAAATCAAAGAGTCTTATTGCGTCAAACTCTCTCTAACTATGATATAGATGTATTAGAAGAGTTAGATCGGCAGCATGGAAGTGTATTGTGAAAAACAAAAAATTGCAACATGGGAGAAGCCTAGATATGTTTTAAAAACAGATTTAAGTCAAATAGATAGAAAGAAAAAACATTACTTAGAAATGCACTGTAAGTATTGGACAATCTTAGATAACGAAGAATAATATATGAAAACAAATTACGTAATAGATACATCAGTACTCATTGATAACCCTAACCTTCTTCAAACATTTAATAATCCTGGAGTAATTATTATATTATCTTCAGTTATTGAAGAATTAGATAAGTTAAAAAAAGGATTTGGAGACGCAGCTAAAAGTAGCCGTATGGTTATTAGACAATTAGATCAAATTTCTAATAATGGAGTTTATTCTATATTAAATTCAAATGTAGACATTCACTTTGTACAACTAGACACCCGCTATTCATACAATGATGATGGGATAATCGACTATCTTTCAAAATCTAAAACACAAGGAAATGATTTAGTATTTTTAACTAATGATATTAATTTAAGAATTAGAGGAAAACTATTAGGCATTAAATCAGAAGAGTATTTTTCTGAAAAGATTAATCAAGAGTTTTTCTATGGTGGAATTAGATCAATAGTAGAGCCAATTGCAGCAGAAGATCTTAAAATAAATGATAAAATAAGTAATGCTAGATATAATCTAGATATTTATCCTAATGAGTTCGTTAAATTAACAGATGAATCGGGAGATGTAATATCTATTGGTAGAAAATGTAAGAATGAAATTAAAGTATTACAAGTTGAAAAGCCAATGGATTTAGTTGCTAGAAATATTGAACAAACTTGTGCTATCAGTTTATTAATGGATAAGAAAATACCATTGGTTACTTTAGCTGGCAAAGCAGGATCAGGCAAGTCTTTAGTGGCTTTGGCAAGTTGTTTAGAGCAAGTTATAGTAAGAAAAGCTTATAGTAAGTTGATAATTTATAAGCCAATGGAACCAGTAGGTAGAGAAGTTGGTTTTATGCCAGGTGATTTAGAAGAGAAGCTATTTCATTGGATGGGTTCTATTCATGATACATTTGAATTCTTATTTGGAGATAAATGGAAGAATATGCTTCAAATGTATATTAAAAATAATAAGATTGAAATTGATGCTTTAACTTTCGTAAGAGGAAGAAGCATTGGTAAAAGTATTATTCTAGTAGAAGAAAGCCAGAACTTAACTAAGGATGAAGTTAAAACTTTATTAACTAGAGTAGGTGAAGGATCAAAAATAATATTAGATGGTGATTTAGAGCAGATAGATCACAAAGGTCTTGATATATTAAATAATGGATTGATTTATACAATTGATAAGTTTAAGAAATCAGAGTTGGCAGGACATATTACCTTTATTGAGGGAGTTAGATCTAAGCTAGCAACAGAAGCATCTGAGATATTATAAGAGGATAAAATGGAAGAAAAAGTAAGTTCATTAAGCGATTTTGATAAAGTACAATTAGAATTGGTCAAGGCTAATAGAAAGATAGCCTTGGCTGAGGCTAAAGAATATATAGCCAAGTCTGAAAAAGCTGATTTGGAATATAAAAACTATATATTACAGATATTTATGAAATATAAATTAACTGATGTAGATTCAATTGATGAACATGGCAATATTCAATATGATGCAATGAAGAAAGAATAATATAGAATAAGCGGTATTCGTATACTAGTATTACGCTGTTTTTCCAAATCAGAAAAATCGGGGCAGAACCGATATACCGCTCCAAAAGGAAAGAAATATGTCAGTTATTAATTGTGAAAGTATTTTGATCAAAGTGAATGATACTGTTATCGGAAATATTACTTCTTTAAATATTAAAGAAATTAATAATAACATAAATTTATTTGCTGAAAGAGTTATATTTAATAAGGAATTTATTACTTTAGCATTTAGAGATGATATTAGTAAATGGTCACAATTTGCTCCATTACAAATTATTTGTAATGATATAATTTTGCAAAATGCGTGGATTGAAGAATCAAATAATCCATGTTTTGAAACAAAAGAATTTTTAATGTATGATCCAATTAAACTAGTTTGTGAAAAAATAAAAGAAAGAATAAAACATGAGAAAAGATGAATTAGGATATAGTGTAATAAATGACTTAATACAAATTAGAAATTATGTTTCTAACATTACAGAATCAATGTATATGTTTAAGAAAGATAAAATGAAAGAGCTAAATGCAATTAAATTTTTATTAGATGAAAAAATAATAAATGAATTATGTTCTGATGAATTTAAAGAATTTATTAATTTTGATAAAGCAGAATCAGTAATGAAAGAAGTTAGAGAGAATTCTCAGGTTGTTAAACCAAAATGATTTGTCCTTTAAATACTGATTTAGAGTATTATAATAATCTTAAAGCTGCTGGGAAACTAGCAGCTAATACTATTATTATGCTTAAAGAATTATTAAATTCTGAAAGAAACACATTAAAACTAGATAAAATAGCTGGAGAATATATTCAGGATAATCAAGGTAAATGTACTTTTTTAAATTATAATGGATTTCCTAGAAATATTTGCATATCTAGAAATAATGAATTAGTACATGGAGTAGCTAAAGATATAGAATTATTAGATGGAGATTTAATAACATTTGATTTAGGGGTTACTATTGGAGAATCTATAGCTGATACTGCTGCTAGTTATTCTGTAGGAGAGTATAAAAGCTTATCACATAAAAGATTAATTGAAACTCGGAAGATTATGTTTAAATAATGCAATTAAATCTTTAAAAGTAGGAAGTAAAATAGGAAGTATAGGATATCAGATATATAAAACAGCCAAACAAAATGGATGTAATATAATAGATAATTATGGTGGACATTTTATAAGTAAGAATATTCCACATAGTAAACCATTTATAGCAAATAAATCTGAAATAAATTCAGGAATAAGATTGCAGAATGGAGCTACATTTGCAATTGAACCTTTATTAGTTGATTTTAGCTGTAATACAGATACTAGTACAGATAAAGAAGACAATTGGACAGTATATACAAATGGATTAAGTACTCATGAAGAACATACTATATATGTTAAGGATGGTATAATAGAAGTAATGACTAGGAGATCTGATGAAAAAGATTATTGAAATTGAAGGTTGGGATGCCAATGGAAGCTTTATTATTGATAAATATAATATAGAATATGATTCTGAAAATGTTAGTATAGAAGAATATAGAGAAGTATTTGAAAAACTAACTAATTTTAAGATAATTGCTCATGAATCAATAGAAATAAAGAAAGTGTAAAAGATGAAGATTGAATTTGAAGATAAAAGTTGGTTAGAAATTAAAAAAGAAAATGATAAAGTAGTTATAGCCATACAGGCTAAAGACTTTAATAATAAATTCAAAAAGATTACTAATATAGTAGAAATTAGTATGGAAGAATTCTTTAATATAGTAAAAGAATTACACTAAAATTGGGTCTACACCATATACAACAGATGCGAAAATAGTTGGTTCATTGTCACCAGAAGCATAAACTGATTGTAAATATACAATTCCATCACCAACTATAACATCTGTAGATCCAGCAAAATAAACACCTGTTCCTAATGGAGCGTATAGATAATCATTTGCAGAATATGCAGAAGCAGTATAATATTCGCCAATTGGCATAGTTACAGGTGAAGAGAATGAAACGCTGTAAATTGTTTTAGTAGTTGTTGCTAAAAATGATCCGAGATGCTACAACTGTTCCATCATAATTTCTTAATTTAACAGTTATTGTTTCAGTTCCTGAAGGAACTTTCCAACAAATTCTTATACCAGTACAAATTTTACTTTTAAGAACTCTAAATTGTGTTCCGAACCGTAATATTATCACCGCTAGTAATTGCGTCTGCGTCTGAATTTATTGCATCTGAAAAATAAAAAAATTGATTAGAAGAGCTTGGTAACTGAGATCCAACATTAAATAATGTAAGCGAAGCTTCATCAATTGTAATTATAAAGCTTCCTGAAACAGAACTTGCTCTAACATCTAGTACATCATTGGCACTTAATGATAATAAGCCAAATATTTCAATTGCTGCACCGCGCTGTAGCTACAGAATTATAGCTAAACAAATTGGTAGCATTACCATTAACAAATATAGAGGCTTTAGTAGATCCTAATGAAGTTGATAATGAGTGTATTTTTGCAGCTACATAATAAACTCCACTTGAATTTATAGTGATTTTATTATTACCTTGTGTACCAATACCAATTGCAGTATTATTAACTGGACCAGTATAATTCCAGCCTAATAATCCAGTATATCCACCTACATTAAGAGATAAGCCAGTAGCACCAGAAAGAATTCTCATTTCTCCGATAATTAGCAGGATTACCTAAAGGACCAGTTGGACCTTGAATTCCTTGTGGACCAGTAGCACCAGCTGGACCCGTTGGACCAGTAGCACCAGCTGGACCCGTTGGACCAGTAGCACCTCTTGCACCTGTTGGACCAGTTGGACCAGGAGATCCTTGTGGAGCACCAGCAGGACCAGTAACACCAGGAGATCCTTGTTGTCCTTGAGGACCTGTTGCTCCTTGAGGACCTATAGCACCAGTTGGACCAGTAGGACCTTGTGGACCAATAGAACCAGTAGGACCAGGTGAACCTTGTGGACCAGTATTTCCAGTAGGACCTATTTGTCCAGTAGGACCTTCAGGACCTGTTGCACCTTGTGGACCAGTAGGACCTGGAGAGCCTTGTGGACCAGTATTTCCAGTAGGACCTATTTGTCCAGTAGGACCTATTTGTCCAGTAGGACCTGGAGAGCCTTGTGGACCAATAGAACCAGTAGGACCTTGTGGACCAATAGAACCAGTAGGACCAGTTGGACCTTGTGGACCAATAGAACCAGTAGGACCAGGAGAGCCTTGAGGACCTGTATTTCCAGTAGGACCTCTTTGACCAGTTGGACCTTGAGGTCCTGTTGGTCCTGTACTACCAATAGAACCAGTAGGACCAGGAGAACCTTGTGGACCAGTATTGCCAGTAACTCCTGGAGAACCTTGTGGACCAATTGGACCGCCATTAGGACCAGTAGGACCTTGAATACCAGTAGCACCTTGTGGACCAGTTGGACCTGTTACGCCTCTAGGACCAGTTGGACCGAGTAACACCTATTGCATAAATATAATTATCTAAATTGTTTAATCTAGCTTTAACAGTAGTATTATTACCACTTGGTTTAATACCTAATTCAGCTTCAATTGCAACAACAGCATCTCTAATGGCATTTATTAAATTAGCAGCTACTACAGAATATCCATCAGTAACTGTTGGTAAGTTAGATGAATTATCTAGTTGTCCGAGGGTATTTAATAGCCATTTATATTCTCCAATTATTATATTGAACTATTAATATAGTTATATAATAATATAATTGGTGGAGAAATATGTCAGATCTATTAAAGTTTGCTAAAAGATTAGAGAAAAAGTTGGCTCAAAGTAAAAAAACTACTACAACTGAATTGTTTTTTGGTGATGATGCCACAAGAGATTTATATATTTCCAAATTAGAATCTTCTTCTAAAATACAAGATGCATTAAAAAAAGAAAATATAGCATTTTCTTTATATGCTTTTGCTGATTCTACTAACGCTTATTGGGACTTAAAAGTAACTCCTGATACTGCAAAATCTAAAATATATACAATATTAAATGAAGAATATGTTAAAATATTTAATACTAGTATGTTAACTAGAGCTAAAGAAGTTTTAGATATGGTTAAAAAAGGCACAGCAGGAAGTCGGAAAACTAAGAGTTGTTGATTATTATCAAGACTTAAATCAATTATAAGAGGAAAAATGAGTAATTTAATTAAATTTGCAGATAAATTAAAGAAAAAACTGGCACAACAAGTTATTGAAGAACAGCCACCAGCAGTTAATCCTATTAAAGATCCAGAAATGGAAGCTTTATATAGAAAATTAAATGAACAAACTAAAACAATTGATTTATTAGGTACAAATATTAGTCATGCCATTTATGCTATAAATAGAATTTCTGAAGAAGGTCATGCTGGTGATAAATCAACATCTATTGATCTATATAGTGCTGCTATGAATAGATTACAGCAATCATTGCCAATAATTGATGTTGCAAAACAACAATTACCAGGAGCAATTAATACTTTAAATCAAATGATTAATGTATTAAAAAAACAAAAAGAAAAGGCTTAATATGAGCATGTATAAATTTGCTAAAAGACTTGAATTAAAAATGAAATTGGCTCAAAATGCTCCAACAGTAAGCCAATCTCGGTACTACTGAATTATTTTTTGATAATGAAAATAATCAACAAGCATTTAATACTGCAATTCAAAATCCATCAGGATTAGTATATAAAATCTTATTAGATCAATATAATAAATCAAAAGGACAAGAAAGTTCATTTGACTTATCTATGGAAGCGGCTCCTAAAGTTGGAGCTAAATGGATATTAAATGTAAATCCTTCAACTTTAAAACAACAAATTTGGAATGCTTTAGATAAAGAATTTAGATCAATAATGAATGTTGGAATGAACGATAAACAAAAGAAAGCTGATGCTGCTGCTAAAGCTGGATCAGGTTCTGGAGCATTAAAAGCTGGTGAAGTTGCACTAAACTAATAAAAGGATTTATATATGAACTTTAATGATATTGTTGAAAAAAGCAAGGTTCATTTCCCTAAACTAAACATTAAGTTCAAAAATGAATCTCTATTAATGAAAATATTAGGAACTGTATTATTTTTTAATACAAACTTTAAAACAAAATTTATTACTACATTAGGTAATACTGTATACTTTCCAAGCGAAACCTTTATAAAAGTATTAGAATTAAATTCTATAGCTTTTCTATTACATGAATTAGTTCATATATATGATTCCAAAAGATATTCTCATATAATTTTTAGCTTTCTATATTTATTTCCACAATCTTTAATTATATTTACTCCACTATTACTATTAGTAAGTTGGAAATTATTTATAATAGCAGCTATAATATGTTTATTGCCAATTCCAAGTTATTTTAGAATGAAATTTGAAATGAGAGCTTATTTAGTAAGCTTATATGTTTTATATAAATTAGGTGAAACTTTAGATATTGATGTTAAATTAGAAAAACAAAAGAATTTCTTTATTAAAACATTCAAAGATGGTAGCTATTATTTTATGTATCCATTTGATTCAATAGATAAACAAATTGAATCAGGCTTAATATTAATTAAACAAGGTAAAAGACCCTATGAAGATAAAGTATTTGATATTATCGATGATATTTTGAATTAACGATATGGATTTTGTTTACAAGAATAACAAATAAATTTATTATTTACTTTTTGAGCATATTGAAACCACTCTTTACAATTATCACAAATAGATCCATCATTTTTATACTGTATATCAAATATATGATAATCTCTTATAAAAGTATAATAACAATCTAAAAATCTAGGATTAATTTTTCTATTACTAATTAATCCTTGATTAATTTTTGTTACAAATAAAAGATTATAAAATGATGGAACATAAACATAATATCCACAATTTTCTGGATCTTCTAAATCTGTATAAAGAACTTCAAATTCTTTTAGAAATTCATAATTAGGATTAGAATTAGATACTATACGATTTTCTGAGACTTTACATCTAATTCTATCACCAGGTATAATCATATACATATATGAAATTACTCATATATAAAAACATTTATATTATTATCTAATATATCTGATAATATTGATTTTGAAGCATTTTTATATTGTAAAGTTTCAGACATTTCTGGTACATCTCTTAAAAAGTCACTAGATAAATGAATAGTAGCCTGTTCATATTTAGCAAGCTTAATAACTTTATCCATACATGTTTTAAGAGCTTGTATATCAGTTTTTTTATCTTTATCTTGACAAATCATATTAATAATCCAAACATCAGATTGAACCATACAATCCTTAATGTTGCCTAATTTAAAGGTTGAAGGATCAGCATACCAACCTCTTGCTTCAGTTCTAGCTCTTAGCCATTTCTTATCAAAGGTTGTCATCTGTGAATTATCTGGAGAACCAGACATATTCACATTGTTAAGAATAAATTTTAATCCACCTAATTGTGGTAAAGTAATTGTGCCCTTTAATTTTTTTAATGTTGCTGTCATAATAATTCCTGTATGTATTTCTTTTGGTTTACTGTAAAATTTTTCTTTTTCTTATAAAAGTTTCTAGTTAATTTATCATTAATAAACTCACTATAATGCATTGAGTTATTAATTGAAGCCATAAAATAATCTTCTATAGGATATTGCGCATCACACAATATATAACAATGTCTTTCGTTATAATAACAATCTGATAAAAATAAAGGATTTGGCTCCGTAATTATCACGTCAGAATTTTTAATATGACAATAATAATCTTGTTGGTTTTCTAATAAATTATTGTTATTTAAATTATCAAATGAATCATGATTCATTAATGAATGATTTATTGTATCTTTAAAATGAGATTGTAATAACTTATTTCCCTTATAAGAAATGTCATTAGAAATAATCATATTATGTTTACACATATCATTAGGCTTGCCAATTTCATGATGAGGTGTAATATATTCCATATTATATTTAAAATATCTGGGATTTTTAGTAGAATATACGGATTGTATATGAGTATTAACTAAATTTTTATCAGAATTAGTTATTATATATTTATAATATTTTCTATATTTCAATTGTTTAAAATAAAGTTTAAAATTAAATAAAGACAATATAGAGCTATAATTATATCCCCAAAGTAATAAGTATGGACTATATTGCCATACTGGAATGCCTAATTCAATTCCTATAATTGAAGAATAAATACAAAGATCAGATATGATTAAATCTGGATTAAATCTTTTAACTTGATCTGCATAAATTTGTAATTTACGGCTTTTAAAGATATTAGAGTTTGAATCCTTATAATCATCAATAAAATCTAAGGTATAATCAATGTTAAATGGAATATGATTTTGATAACCGAGATAGTTTTAGATCACATTTGGGAGCATTTTTAATAAATTGATATAATTGATATTTGCTAGAAGTAAATCTTCCAGCGGAATATAGAATTTTCACTTGCTATATTTTTCAATTTGCTTCTTAAATAGCTCTGCTGTTGCAAGGGTATCTGATTCTGCTGTATGTGCTTTTTCATTTTTAACGCCATATAATTTATTTAGATTCTTTAAACTATATGAATCTTGCATTTCTTTATTACAAAGATCCATGAAAAACTGTATTTGCATAGTATCTAGCATTTTTCTACCAAATGGAAATGTTTCGAAAGAATTACACTTTAACCAAAGATTTTCCATCATTTTTCTGTCAAAGTGCACATTATGTCCTAACATAATTCTATCTTCAGATGATAGACAATCTTCTGATAACCAATTTTCTATATCTATAATTGTTTCTTTGGGATCTTTATATTTAGAAATTCCAAGTAATGTTTTATGAGTAATTTCTTCTAATTTATGACCATTTACTTTTAAAGCTCCTTGATCAATTTTTTCAAAATTAAAAGGTTTAATAAGCCAAGTTTTGATTCTATCTGAATCCAAATCTTTTAATGATAGTTCTATGATATCGTTTTCAGGAGATAATCCTGTAGTTTCAGTATCACAAACATAAATTTTATAATCCATTCATTTGTTCCTTTAATTGTTTTTTAATATTATTAATGCTTTTAAGATTATCTGTTTTTGCTAAAGTTAATATAAAATTAATTCCGTTTAGGAGTATATAGAAATTCTTTTTCTTTTTTAGATAGTTTGGTACCATCTATAATAAATATAGATTTAGTATCTTCAAAAACTTTCCATTTTTCAGACTTAACTGAACCGATAACGCTTTACTCTATATACCTTTTCTATTAAATTGCTTTCATCTTTATATAGATCAAAATCAAATTTATTAGAATTTATTTTAGCATCAAAACCTTTTATCTCATCATCAAAATTTTTCATAAAATCCTATCTGCTATGTGACTACCAGTCATAGCAGCACTTAATATACCAATTAATCCTGCACTTTCTCCTGCTACATATAATCCTTCTAAATCAGTTTCTAAATCATTAGAAATATTAATCTTTCCTGTCATTGGAACTACTGTAGGTATATGAAAATAATATTTATTTAAATCTGGCATAAAGCTTTTACATTCTTCTAATGTTGCTCTTAACCAATCAAATTCTGGAATAATAGATATTTTACTTTTTTTATTTAATAATAAATTAACTCTTTCTTTAGAAATTCTTTCATTTGAAAGAATGAAAGTAAGATTTGCTAATCTATCAATTTGTTCTGATCCATTGCCTTTTGAATAGAAAGTATTAATAATAGGAAAAGCTACTTTAGCTGTTTTCCAACGATTTTCATTAGATCTAAAGGCAGCTGTTGCAAAATCTATATGATCTTCTGGTATAACAGTTCCGATTCCAATAGAATGGTCCGAATATCTATATTATCTTTCTTTAAAGAAATAGAAGCTTTATTAAAATCTTTTAATGAATTAGCTTGAGTTTCAACCATAATGCCAAATTTAGCATAATCATTTTCAATTATTAATCCAAAATCTGAAAACACTTTGTGTGCCCATCTCCAACCTGATCTTCCTACTGCTAAAATAACTTTCTTAGCCTTATATTCTCTATATGTAGAATATATATTAAACATATCTTTTGTTTTAGTTATGTTTATGACTTCATCATCAAAATTAAAATCCATATTTTTATCATCTTCTATTGCTGAAGACATTAATTTTGATAAATTATGAATGTTTTTAGGATATAATTGAATATGATCTTCTTGTGTAATATTATAATTTAATGCTTTAATTTTCTTTAATGTAGCAGAAGTTGGATTAGTATTTGTTAATGTTTCAAAATCATCTACTTTAGAAAATAAAGTTTTTATATAATTAAAATTAGAATTAGCTGCTTTTTTACCGAATTAGATTTGAAACCTCTGAAATATTATTTAAATATAGTTTACCATCAGAATTAGGAAGACAGCCTAACCAACCTTCTACTTGTCTTCTACGTTTCATCCAAGGTCTACCAACATCAAATAATGCAATCTTGGCATTTTTATGTTTTTGTTTTATTTTATATGTTGCTATTGCTCCAGCAACTCCAGCACCAATTATTGCAATATCAAAAGTATCTTCCATATTATCCTTATAATCTAGTATATTCAACTACTTGAAGAACATCTCCTAGACTTGAAACTGAAGTTATACTAAATTGTGTTGGATTAATCCATGGAAATTTTATTAAATTATCACCAGTTATTATATCTGGAGTTATCGTTAATAATATTTTGTCACAGTATAGCATTCCCTCTTCATATATCAATGATCCACCAATTAACCAAATATTATCATCTAAATCGTTAATATTCACTAATGCATTCTTTAATGTGGGATAACTCATTACTTCTGAATATATTTTAGAGGATATAATTACGTTATTCCTTTTAGGAAGTGGTTTGCCAACACTTTCATAAGTCTTCCTTCCCATAATAACTGTAGAATTTAAAGTTTTTTCTTTAAAATACCTTAAATCCTCTGGATAATGAAAAGGTATAGAATTATTTTGTCCTATTATTCCATTTCTAGATACTGCTGCTATCATGTTTATCATATCATTACTGGTACCTTTATTGTATTTAATGGATTATAATTAACTATATTAAAATCTTCTACCTTATAATCATTCATTTCTTTTTTATTTAATATTAACTGTGGACTATCTACAATTGAACGATTCAAATATTCTTTAGCTGCATCAATTTGATTAGTATAAATATGAGCGTTATCTATATTATGAACTAATTGATATGGTTTTAATCCAGTTTGCTGTGCTATCATATAAATAAAAGCTGAGTAAAACATAATATTGGCAGAAACTCCTGGCAATACATCTCCTGATCTTTGATGTAGAATACCCGTAAGATTATCTCCTTCTACTAGAAAATTTATTGCATAATGACAACATGGTAACCTCACTTTATCTGAGAACATATCTATAGGATTCCAAAGGTTAATCATTAATCTTCTACTAGATTTATCTGATTTAATTTGATTTATTATATTTGAAACTTGATCAAATCCTTCATTTGGATTATCTCTATTATCATAGTTTCCTCCAAAATGCTTAAATTGCCAACCATAAATTGGTCCTAATTCTCCATCTTTATAATTGTTTTTGGCTTCAAATTCTTTACTTCTCCATGAAGTCCAGATTTTAGAACCTAATGCTTCTAGATCATTTACATTTGTAGAACCACTTAACATCCATAGTAATTCTGCAAATATTGATTTATAAGCATATTTTCTACGAGTAACTAATGGAAAATCTGTATGAATATCATATCTACATTGAACTCCAAATAAGGATAAGGCATCCATTCCGAGTTCTATTTGTAGTTAGCTTTCCATTAGTTAGTATATCATCAATTAAATTATCATATTCATGCATTACATACATTATTTTTTATCTTTCCATCTTAAAAAGTCATGTACTATAAATATTCCAAATACTACTGCTATTAAACAAGGAATAGCTGCCGCTATACCAGCACCTAACGTATATAGAACATAAGCTGCATATAAACTAGCAACCATGAGTCCAAACATTATAATCATTAAAACTATTGTCCACATTATTTATCATCCTTTAGTATGTTTTTTGCATATGCAAAAATTATTATTGTTATTATATAAAATATAATATATGACATAACATCAGCATAATGTTTTAATGCCCAAAAATAATAAATTATTCCTGGAAACATTATCAATATTAAGCCACATAATATTATTAATATTATTGCTATAGATTTTGTTTTATTCACTTTAGTATTATATCATGGGGTAAACTTTCTTTTAACCCAGACCCTGTTATTTCTACCAATTCAGCACTCTTTAATCCCTGCAAATTATTTACTCCTTGATAACTACAGCAAGATTGTAATCCTTCAAACAATCTATTAAATACATTTTGTGCATGTCCTTTATAAGGAACCAAGCCTTTAACTCCTTCTACTCTATTTTGTTTATAAGTAGAACTTCCTTCATAGTTTTTATAAGTAGCTCCATTATGTTCCACTAAAGTTCCTGGAGTTTCTTCTGTGCCTGCTAGCATGTTTCCGTACCATAACCATATCCGCAAATACAAGAGCCTTTGCAGCGTCTGCTGGAGTTGTTATGCCACCATCTGAAATTATATATTTATTTTTTCCATATTTTCCTATGGATTCTTCATTTTTAATTGCACAATCCATAATAGCTGATAATTGTGGAATTCCATTGCCTGTTTCTACTCTAGTAGAACAAATTGATCCACCGACCTATTCCAACTTTAACAACATCTGCCCCTGCTTGAAATAAATCTCTAGACCCTTCCTTTGTAGCTACATTTCCAACAATTAATAATATATTTGGATATTTTTTACTAATAAATCTTGTCATTTCAATACAGTCTTTAGTATGAGCATGAGCTATATCTATACAGATAATTCTTACTCCAGCATTATAAATAGTTTCTAAATTATCATAGTCCTCTTTTTTTATACCAATTGATAAGCCAATACATGTTGAATTTGTTTCTTTAAATATCTTCAATTGATCTTCTAATGAACAAAATCTATGCAATAATGTCATTCCTCCATTTTTAACGGAGTTTAATTGTGCCATTTCTAGACCGAACAACCGTTTTCATATTGGCTGGAATTATTGGATGGTCAAAATTAAAATCTTTTATATTTACTTGTAAACTAACATTTGATCGTGACGATATTTCAGAATATCTAGGTTTTAATAGTACATCTGAAAAAGTATAAGTTTTTTGTATGTTCATTTTTATCCTTCGCCGATTATACATATAACGACATTCTATTAGGAAGTAATATGCATAAAGCTTTTTTAATTAGTCTATATTTAATATCAGGGGCATATTTATTTATATTAGCTCTTTATATTAATCTATTTTTAGTTGGATGTAATACGCCAGAACCAGTGCCACCAAAACCCACTCCAATAGTAACTGATACTAATTTATGTGGTGATGCTCAAGTTCATCTAGAAGAATTAAGCTGTATTAAGAAAGATGAGCCTTTTACTAAAAGAGATAAACTATCTTTTAAAGAATTTTGTGAACAGACTCATCAATCAGGAATATTTCTAAATCCAAAATGTTTAGTTAATATTACTAAATGTGAACAAATAGATGATTGTACTAATAGTAAATAAGGGAAGCAAATGTATAAATTAGGCTATAAACCAGATCCATTAAATAATAAAGATTTGTATTTTACTCAAATTGATTCTAAATTGATTAAATATGGAAGTATTTCTAATACAGAGCATATAATTCCTGAATATACTCCAATATCAGATCAATTAAGTTTAAATAGCTGCGCTGGTAATGCTACTGCTGATGCTTTAGAAATTCTCTTAGGTATCCAAGATGCAACTAGTGTTAAACAGTTATCTAGACTATTTCTATATTATAATGCTAGGGTTTATGATAAGAATACTGATAAAGATGAGGGCACATTTATTAGAAATTGTTTTAGATCTTTAACAGATTTAGGAATTTGTACAGAGCAAACTTGGCAATATGATATTAAGAAAGTTTATTTACAACCAAATATAATGGCTTATAAGGAAGGCATAGATAATAAAATAGATTCTTATTATAGAATAGGTGGAGATTCTAAAACTAAATGTGATATGATTGAAGAATCTATTAGAGCAAACCATCCAGTAGTATTTGGAACCATGGTAACTAAAGGCTTTACAGAAAATTATGGATTAGAAACAATATTTGATAAGCCTAATACGCAGAATTTCGAAGGTGCTCATGCAATGGTAATTGTAGGAGTTAAGAAGATTAATAATACTAGAATGTTTTATGTAAGAAATAGCTGGAATAAGAGTTGGGGATATGATGGACACTGTTGGATGACAGAGAATTATATAGGAAGTGATTTATCTGCTGATTTTTGGGTTCCTACATTTATTGAAGGGTTAATGTTATAATTTGGTATTAAAGTATGTCATTCAAAGATGAATTTCTAAAATTACCACCAGGAAAAGCAAGAGATGAACTTGTTTATAAAGCAGTTATAAGTCAAGGACGTCCTAAAAACTTAGTCCCTGTTACTGTATGGATTAAGTTGTGAAACAAATAACAACAGAAGAATTTATTGAAAGATCAATAAAAATTCATAATAATACGTTTAATTATGATAAAACAATTTATACTTCATGTAAAAATAAAGTAACAATAACTTGTAAACAGCATGGGGATTTTTTACAATTACCATCATCTCATTTAATTGGTAGAGGGTGTAGATTATGTGCTGTAAAAGCGCAAAAATATACAACAAAAGAAATATGTATATTATTTAATAAAAAACATAATAATTTATATGATTATTCTTTTGTTAATTATATAAATATTGAGATTCCAGTGGTTATAGTTTGTAAAATTCATGGTAAATTTTCACAAAAACCAACAAAACATTTAATTGGACAAGGATGTAGAAAATGTAACAAGCCTGAAAAAATTAATAAAGAAAATTTTATTAAAAAAGCAACTTTAAAACATGGCAATAAATTTGATTATTCAAATATTGAATATACTAAATATACAGATAAAATTAATCTTAAGTGCAAAATACATGGAGATTTTATTACAACACCATATTTACATGTTCTTTCAGAACATGGATGTCAACAATGTAGTAAATATTCTCACACTTTAGAGGTATTTATAAATAAAAGTAATATAATACATAATAATAAATATGATTATTCAAAAACAAATTATATTATTGGCACAGAAAAGGTTGAAATTATTTGCAAAACACATGGATTATTTTTACAAGTTGCAAATAGTCATCTTGCTGGTAGAGGATGTCCTAAGTGCCATTCTAAAATATCAAAAATAGAAATAAAATGGCTTGATTATCTAAATATTAAAGAAGAATTTAGACAAAAATCCATATTATTAAATAATAAAAGATATAATTTTGATGCATTTGATAAAAATACAAATACAATTTATGAATTTTATCGGAGATTTTTGGCATGGAAACCCAAAAGTTTTTGATCCAAATAAAATTAATAAACTATGTAAAAAAACTTTTCAAGAATTATATAATAATACATTAAAAAGAGAATCAGAATTAATTAATGCTGGATATAGTCTTATAACAATATGGGAGAATGATTTCAGATGTCTTTTAAAGAAAAATTCTTAAAATTACCGCCAGGAAAAGAAAGGGATAATTTAGTGTATCAAGCTGTTATAGCACAGGGTCCACCTAAAAATCTTGTTCCTGTTACTGTTCCTGGACCTAATGGCTCTAAAATTACCTATTATGTAATGCCAGACTATATTTCTGTAGAAAATGTTAGAGTACCTGTTACTGGAGAAATTGCACAAAGAATAGCTAATAGTTTTAATATGGTATTACCAACAACTAAAATTGATAAACAAGTTTGGGATGCTGCTAAAATTAAGCTTAAACCAACTCCTATGAGTGGTGGTGCTACAATTGGTGGTAAATACTATTCAGGACAGGAAGTTGTAAATAGTAAAATTAATACTTCAGATACTTCAGTTGCCTTTAACGATAAAATAAATGATCAATTAAAAGGTAAAGAACCAGGATTAATTGCTGGTCATATGAAGTCTATTGTTCAACCAGATGATCCAACTAGATTAGGTTTAACTCGGTTGGTATAATGCTGATGGAACTCCTATTCAAAAAGGAAACATTAGTGCTCATGATATTCATCAGCACTCTGAATATGCTGCTGGTGTTAGATTAGTTGATGATAAGGTTACTATTACCCTTCCTAATCGGTAAAACTATAACTGATACCATGGAAAATGTATTAAAAAATCCAGAGTATTATAAATTTATAAATGATTCTAAAGGTTTAAAAACCTATGGTCCTAAAGATAAAGAAAAGCCAAAAGATAAACCAGTTGTTGAAAAACTAAAAGAAGATCTTAAAATAGAACCATTAAAACCAGTTGAAAAACCTACACCAGGAACTTCTGGACTATTAGATAAGGTTTATACTTACTTTAAAGATCTAACTAATAAATTACCCAGCTTTTAATTCTTCCAATCTTTTAAAGGATTCTTCTGCTGTTTTAAATTCTTCATTTATAAAGAGTTTACAATCTGAATCATATTGATATTGTTCATATGGTAAATAATATCTCCTAGCTTCATATCTAGGCTTAATTTGAGTTGGATCAGAAGTTAAAACGATCTTCTGTGGACCAAAATCTAATATTTTATAAACATATCCTTTCAAGATTTATTCCTGAATGTAATTCTTCCCTTTGAAGTATCATATTCTGAAACTTCTATTTTAACTCTATCACCGAACTAAAATTCTAACTGAATTAACTTTAATTTTACCTGATAATGTACAGGTAACTAACATTGTATCTGATACTTTAACTCTAAATAATCCCTTACAAGAATCAATTACAGTACCGTTCATATTCCATTTTGTCTTTATCAACCATTATGTATTTCCTTTAATAAATCTACTATGTTATAATCTTTACTTATTTTTAAGTAAAAATCTTCTTGAATAGGTAATCCTATTATCCACCCATTCTCTACTGGCTCCCAACTACTTATATTTGCATAATCAACAAACTTATATAAATTATCAATTCCTTGAAACAAAGAACTGCATCTTATACATTCATCTTCATTTATATAGAAAGTTCTCATTAAACCATCTATTCCATAATAAGATAAATAAATATCATTGTTTGAATAAGTTATTAAGCATGTTTTACTAATTTTCGCTATACTATTAATGTCTAAATTATAGTATTCATCTGAATATATTCTTCTCTGATTTAATTTATTATAGTTAATTATTAATTCTCTATTCTTTAATACTATTTCACAATTAAAATCATCTATCCAAAATTTCTGCAAGTTTAATTTTAAATGCTTATCATTTAACCAATCTACTGGTTTCATATACAGCATCTTAATAACTTTAGTAAATCTATAGTTATTAAGATATTTGGCTGTTATCTTTGTAAAATCATTAAATTCAGTCATTTAATAAATCTAATAACTCTTCTTGATTTTCTCTAGTATGTTTAAAAGTCTTAATATAATCTATGTGATTGATATTAGATTCTAATAGCTTATTCCATAGATAAAAATTATGTCTACAGTCTATTTTTGCAGTGTGACTTGAGCCAACTCTCTTAATTCCAAAATGATCACAAGCATCTGCAAGCTTAACTTTAGGCTTTACTTGTCCTTGACTTTTTAAATAATCTCTAGTAATGTTCATAGTGTCAATCCAAAGATCACATGGAAATTCACAATCTTCAGATTCCCATAAAGCATGAACAAAACGCTTATCAAAGTTAATTACATTATGACCGAATAATACATCTAAAAGATGGATCTTTACCATCTTGTTTAAAGAAGGCATTTACATCTTGAATTGTTTTAGATCTAGACTCCCCGAACCAATAAATCATTCATTGTACGATTTTGAACCCTTAAAGCATCTATAGATGCTCTTTCAGGATATAAGGCTTTAATATTACGAGTTAATTGATTCTTATCTTTAACTCTAATTACAGATATTTCGTTTATTTCTTGTCTTTTTGAGTCTAAGCCCGTAGTTTCTAAGTCTAGTATATAGTATTCTATCATTTATTATCTTTCAATATATATTTTGGAAGTATATTTTTACTTCTATAAAACTCTTTAACATCTTCTGGTAAATAAGAAAATCCAGAGATTATCTTTCTGCATTTAAATGAACAGTTACAATTCATTTGCCAATCTGTTAATGAATCTGTACTTGTAGTAGAATAATCAAATGTTAATTCCATATCTGGTTTAATAATATATAATGAATATAAAAATGCTCTATTTCCTGCTATATGCACAAAGCAATTAGGATCACATGAATGATTTACATAGTCATCTAGCTTACCGAGATGGTCCTATATATTTATTATAATTGATTTGAATATAATGGGAATTTTTGTTTAAAGTTTCTTTAGTAAATAAATCTCCTGTAAATTCAATAATTGGTTGATTAGGAGCTATTGTATGTTTTGAAAATACTCCATTACCATTTTTTGTTTTTTTAAGTTCTAATGTCATTTATTTAAAGAGACTATGATCAATGATGTCCCTGGTTTATATATCAAGAGCTTTTTATCTTTTTTATTAGCCAATTTATACTTAATTTGAGTGGGAGTAGCTTTTTTAACTAATTCTTGAGCCTCCTCCTCATCTTCTGCATAAACTCTATAAGAAAGCGTAGTTGGAACCATAGCTTCTACCTTAATATCATAATATTGTTTGTGTTTTGGTTTATTTGCCATTTTGTATATTTAACAATTCTGTATAAACAGAACTATCTCCTGTTAACTCTATATATCTATCTAAAAACATATTTCTTGCTTGACTTGGCACCAACTCTTCTATCTCTATATTTTGAATTAAATGACTCTTTAAATGAGATAACTTAAACTCAGGATGTAATGGTTGCATCAATTTATAAGATTCAACTGCTAACATATCCATATCAGCTTCTTTTACCTCTTTATGAATTATTTGAGTTTCTGGTTTGCCAATAAACTTTTCAATTATTAGCTTTTGAAGCTTATCCTCATAAAATTTATAATTCTCAAAGAATCCCGAATTCTTTAAAGGAGAACTAATATCAGAAAGATAAGCCTCTGAGGCGTCATTAAGTAATCCATATAAAGGATATAAATTACATAAATAGCTAACTAAAACAGAATGCTGAGCTATAGAATAGAAATACTTAGAATGACCAGTAAATCTACATTGCATAGACAAAGCATGAGCAATATCTATAATAGAGATATCTTCTATTTTAGGGGAAAGAAGTTGGAATTTCTTTCCTGAATAGGTTTGAATCCATACTTGAGATTTCATTTTTTATCAGTGGATCCTATACCACCATCCCTTACATTGCCAAATTGAGCCTTAATTTTTTCTTTTTGTAGAGTAGTTTGAGCATCAAATTCTTCATTAGAAATCTCTAAAACTTCCATATTCTGAAGTCTTACAGGAATAATTTGAGCAATTGACTCTCCTTGATCTATTTTAAGATATTGTTTTTCTAATGGAGCTTGTGATAATTCCTGAGTAGTATTACCATAATAATCATCTTTGGTAATTAAATCTAAATTATGATCATGAATATAAAGATTTTCTTCTGGAAGAAATTGAATGGCAAATAATAGTTCATTATAGAATCCATTATCAATTGTACCATATAGAGAATGGCAGAATTTCTTAGCAAAGGTAGAAGAGCGTGGTTTCAATTCAACCCACCATCCTTCTGGAGCCAGTATCTTAAATCCTGTAGGGATTTTAATATATTCTCCTGCTGGAACGTAAGCTGATACTATTTTTGGTTTGCCAGTAGTAACCACTCCTTTGATCTTTTTAGATTTAACCAATGGAATTTCTTTTTCACACAAATAAATTATACCAGAAGATTTAGAATCAAATATTTGATATTTATTTATATCATAAAATATATTAGCATAACTATATTGATTAACATCATCAGCATTCCAAGCAGCCTTAACATCCCAACCAGAGGCTAAAGGTTCTGCTCTAGATGGTAGGAATTCTTTATTATCTTTTAGATCTTCTCTTAGGGCAAATTTGAATTGTGGACCTAAAGTTTGCATTGGTGGTTGAAATTTTGGTTTTAATAGATCTTTCATTATTATTTCCTTTAGGCATAAAGCCTTATTTTATTATGGATATGCTATCGGCTATAATCTTTATTAATAAAGATTTAACAGATCAAGTTAAGGGCGTTTTACAGACTCAATTATATATTTCTCAAACTATGGATTTCGATACTTTTAATGATATAGTTGATGGATATGTAGCAGATCGGTTATACAGACGCTTATTATGGAGAACAGATTCATTTATTAAAAAAACGCATATTAGTAATTTTACCAGATATGACAGACTATACTAGAAGAGAGTTGGCTGATATAGTTTGTGTATTTAAGTATGGCTTGATTTATATAGAGCAGAATAAGTATGGATATCCTCGGCACTACCTTTCGAGCTAGTAATATAACGATATCGCAATTAGTTCGAAATTCGCCAGCTGCTATAGGAATAATTTAATATAGTATTAGTTTGATTTTGAGGAAATTATAATGAATAAAATAGATAAAATATTAGAGTCTGCCAAAAAATTTGAGAAAATTGCGAAAAATCTTAAATTAGCTCAGGATTATAATCCTCTAAGCTTACAAGAAGTTCAAAAACAAATTCAAGCTATTAAATCTAGTGTTGCTAGTAAAATAGGCTCTAATCTTGTTGATACAGAAATGCAAGAAAGCTTTTCTAAATTTGTTAACAACAGAAATCCAAGAATGGATGGAAGCCTATTAACTGGAATAATGAATTTTCTCAGATCAAAACCACAATTTAAACAATTATTTAACTCTTTATTAAGTGAATCTGTAGATTTAGAAAATCTTTCTATTAAATATAACAATTTAGCAACTAAACAAATACCACCTGAAATTCCAACAATTAATATTGAAAACCCCCCAAATGCCCCTGACTCAAAACCAAATACAACTCCACAATCATTTGTACAAAAAGTTGATCAAAAAGTAGCTCAATTAGGTGGCGTTACTAGAAATTTACTTTCATTAGTTGCTATTCCAGGTCCAGATTCAAAAGAAAAAGCTCCTCTTGAAGTTGAAAAAATTGATAGACTTGTTGTCTCTTTAGCTAAAGACAAACAACTATTAAATAAAGGTCAAGAAGTTAAAGGTACTGGCATGAGCCAAAACTCAGGTTTCTTAAGTGGTCTTTCAGGTGAAGTTGTTGATTCTACTATAGCAAAAATAAATAACTCATTCTTAAAAGCTGTTGACGCTAAAACTCAAGCAATCGCTGCTGCTTTAGCAGGTCCAACTGGTGTTGATATCAAAAGCCTATTAAACTAAATCAAAATATATAAAATAAAAAAAGGAGCTTTTCAGCTCCTTTTTTATTTAACAAACAGCTGCTCTATTTCGCCATAAAACAATTTGATCAACATGACTTTTTTCTTTATCAGATAAAGTTTCATACCAGCTGTTTGCCTCAATGTATTCTATTGGCGGATTAATGTTTTGATTATACCAAATTTCATTCTCTATATCTTCTTCTGTAAGCTTATATAAGGCAATATCTTTTATTTTTTCTTTTAGTTCATTAAAATAAGTTTGCGATATATCTCTAAAAGAATATGGTAAATTATCTGCATAATCAACTGCTGTACTAAGCTCTATTCCATTAATTTCTTTTCTAAAGAATTTAATAAGATTAAGTCTATGTAATGCCTCAGTAATTGTAAATATATATTTCATATTATTTAAATGCCTTTTTTAATGCATCTACAGATTCTTTTATCTGTTTTAAGCATACATTTCTTGTAATTCCCTTACTTCTACAAATTTTAGATATTGATACTGGATTATCATTAAATCCATAATACATCTCTAATAACTCTTTCTTATCTGCAGGTAACTTAGCTAATGCATTCTCTAAAGTATAATGACTTTCATATTTCTCTAGCTGTAGATCAGGAATGTTTCTTCTCTCAACTACATTAGGAAACTTTGATTCCTTATGAGGCATTTGATCCTTAGCAATTCTTAATGGATATCTAATTGTAGAATGCTGATTTGCACTTCTACTAATTCTAGTATCTATATACTTATGTGCCCACCAAAAGAAACTTGCATTCGTATTTATGTCATAAGTTTGCATTGCTTTAACTAAAGCCAACATTCCCTCTTGGTTTAAATCTTCATAATTTGAAAACTGTTTATACTTAGAAGTCTTCATCATTACTAAATACTTTAACTTTTCCATGCATTCATTTTCATGAATTCTTATTTGATTTTTAGTTCCGGCTTTCTTTAACTTCTAAATATTTTTTAATCAATTCTTGTGCTTCTTTTTCTGTTATCATATCTTGCCTTTTTTAGTATTATAATGTCTAATTATTAGTTATTGAATCTCTTCTTCTAATATTTCTATGACTGATTCTACTGATATTTTTAATGTTTCTTCATCATTTAACTTAAGGGCAGTCTTGAGAATTTCAAGTGCCTTTTTTATTTTTTTATTGCTCATGAGTAATTATCCTTCGCCCATCCTCCACCATTTAATATAAATCCGCCCTCAGAAACTATAAGCCTTTTCACTTCAGTTTCATTACCTTCCTCTTTACACTTAGGGCAGTGAGTTAAAGATTCTGTGATTTTATGTTCAACTTCAAATTCTTTATGAATTGGACAGAAATATAAATATGTCATTTTCCTCTTTTATCCATTTTGGTTTGCATTGATTGATATCTATCTGGTCCTAACAAGTTACTATACAAATTCTCCGATTTATGCATATCTCTACGCAACTGATTAGCATCTCCTTTAACTTTCTTAACTAAATCATCTCCTGATAACTCAACTACTGGATTCGCAGTCATTGAAATCATTCTTTTAGCTGTTTCTTGTTTACATTTAGGACATATCTTAGGAGGATCTAATTTAATAGAATATTGATCTTCCCAAGCATGTAAACATTCTGTATTTTGACATTCGTGATAATATACTGGCATATTTTATTCCTCTATTACTAAGTTTTGTTTATTAACCTTAAATTCAATTCCTGTATTCCATTTAGTTTTAATGATTTGTTTATAATTAGGATCAGTAATCTTAAAAACTACAAAGATATCTCCGATTAGATTCTGTATATTCTACTCTAACAGCCTCTCCTATTATATGTTCATCATTTTTCAATTTATACCTCTTGGAACTCAATTAATTGATTTGTTAATCCATCTTCAAATTCTGTATCTAATTCAACTGGAATATCTTCTAAAGTACAATTAGATAGATCCTTAATAAGATTAAATTTACCTAATTCACCTTCTCTATTCTTAATGAAATATATTTCCATGTCAGAATAGTTCTTTTCATTGGGACGAGTATGAATTTGTAATGCAATATTAGCATTATGCATAATCATAGCAGATCTTCCAACTCTATCTAAACCTATTCTATCTTCTAAATCTTTACCCTTTTTTCTATTTAATTGAACTGCTGATAATACAATTGTATTCTTAGCTCTACAAAACTCGTGAACTTTTTCTGCTATTTTGCCCAACTTAAGCCAATCATCTGTATTTTCTGCACCTTTATAATCCATCAAGCCAATATAATCTATTACAATTACATCTGGTTTTCTTCCTTGTAAACAACTTTCTTCATAAATTGCTTCAATCATTTCAATTGTAACACCTCTAGCTATGTCTACAATCTCAAATGTATGTGGATAATTTTCTATAAACTTTAATGTATTCTTAAGCCTTAATACATCATCAGATTGAAGCTTAGCGTCTCTAATAGCTCTTTGAGGAATTCTGCCTGTCCTTGATAGGAATCTATTGAAACAGGCTTTAAAAGGCATTTCAAGAGAGAAGTACAATACATTACAACCTGGTTTAAATTGAGTTAAAGTATGGTCTACTTGATTTTCTCCTAGCCACATTTGAACAGCCATAGAATTAAGTAACATTGACTTGCCACCACCGAGATTCAGCTCCGAATCAATAATAATTCAGATTGTTTCAATCCTCCGAGTTACCTGATCTATATAAGAATATCCAGTTCTGACTGATTTATCAAAGTTCTTATCCTTCTTCTTAGCATTATACTCTTGCTTAAAAGTATCTATATAATCTTTGGCAGTAGCTTTAGAAAAAGATTTATCCTTAGATACCTCTAATGATTTTAAAGATTGATTTAATATTGATTTGGCTTTTATTAAATCTATTTCATCATTATTTAATGAATTAAAAGAATCTTTAACAAAATCTAATTGTTTTAGAGCATATTTGCTTTTAAGTTTTTCTAGATTAAACTTATATTCATTAGTTGAATCAGGCAAAGATTCTATATAAGCATAACATTTTTCAAATAGTTCTTGAGCTTGAGGATTAGTATTTTTAGGATTAATCCTTTCTGATAGAGTATTTAAAGTAGGTAATTGTTTATAAACTTTGAAGTATTCTATGCTAGCCTTAGCAAATGTGAATAGTTCTGGGTCTTGGAATAGTTTTTCTGAGGACTCATTTATAAAATCATACATTATTGTTTTATTAAACAATAAGCATTTTAGTACATTGGCTTGTAGATTATCCATTTAATTCTTTCTTTCTGAAGTCTTCTCCAAAGATTGGTAGTACTTTTAAATATCCAGCCATTAAAGAGCTTAATGAATCCTTAAGTGGTCCTGAGAATATTTCAGATATATTAGGAGAGTTAGTACACATAATAGTTGGCAATTTATTTTGACTTCTAGTTCTAAATACTGATTCTAAAGTTCTTCCATATAACTCTATTGAGTTTTCTGTAGACATAAACCTATTATCAAATTCATCTAATACTAGAAAATCTATTGTATTTAGTATTACTCTTCCGTCATATTTCTTTTCATTAGGAGCTTGAGTTAGTAAGCTAACTACTTCTGATAGTGTTGTATAAAGAGCTGAATAATTATGTTTTAGAGCAACTTTTAATAATGCTGTTGAAGTGAATGTTTTACCAACTCCATGTGTACCAGCTAAACAATTAGATTTACCATTGATATAATTTGTTTTAATATTTTCTGAATATTCTTTGTAAAAGGAATTTAATGAATTGGATCCTTTAAAATCTTTCATATTCAAAGTCCAATACTCTACAGGAATATTAGCTTCATAATACCTATTGAATAGGGTTTTCTTTATAGTTTTAGTTTTTAGATCATCCTGAGAATCTTCTATATCTTTTAATAAGAGATTTAGTTTTTTAACAGGAATATTTATAAAGGGATTTTCGTTCATTTTATACCAAATGGTTTATAGGTATTTAGAGGAGCTTCTGTGATATTAATTTCATGTGAACTTAACTTTTTTCTAATAAGTTCTTTTTCTAGGGCAGATTTTGCTTGATGTAATTCTGTTAATTTTTTAGGCTTAGTCTCATCAAAAGGCAATTGAACTTGAGATTCAATTTTTTCTTCTACTTGTTTAATTGTATTTTTTATAGCAATTTCTGATTTTGTAATCTTATAAGCTACAATATCACTTATATTATTTATTATAAATTGAGAATCTTGTTGTTTTAATACGGCATAAGATTCCCAAGTTTCAACAGTGCCAATTATAGTATGTCCGATTATTTAGAATCACTTGAACTAGATTGCCTTTTAAAGGGGTAGGTTTCATTTTATGGTCCTTAGAATGTTTAAGTCTAATTTAGATGAAAGTTGCTCTTTGATTTTTAAAAATTCATCAGTCTGGGAGAGGAAAGCAAGTTCACCGTATGTAGAGATATTATACCCTTGTGAGATTAAAATTTCTTTGATATCGTCTGGAAGTGATGATGAGCGATTTATTATAGATTCTTTGAAGTAAGCATCTTTGAATTGTTTTTGAATATCTTCTCTATTAAGAAAAGATATAGAAGTTATTTTTCTTTTGGTATTTGGTATAACCTTTTCAAAAACCCAATCTATATAAGACTTTTGAATTGCTGGGTCTGAAGATAGAGTTAAACCTAATCTTTTAGATTGAAATACCTCAAAACATTTAGATGGGGCTGGATTATTATATTTGAATTTATATTGAGTTGAGTATTGTTTATAGTATTTATCAGTAAAATAAGCTATAATACAAATATGATTCCAGTCTTTAGTTTGTAAAGTATTAATATCATTGAATTTGTTAAAGAATTTTGTATAATTGTCGTTAGGTGAAGGAAAATTCATTTTATATTGTTATATTAGTTGTTATGAGTATATTAAAAATAGTATCTAAACCAGTAGATGATGAACATATTGTTCCAGAAACTAAAATATTTGTTGATGATAAACAAATTAGTTGTATAACAAAATTAACTTTTGAAATTTCAACTGAAAATTACATAGGAACATATAAATTAGAAGGCGTTTGTCCATCTACTGAATTAGAAAGCAATAATTTTGATTATGTTATTGGTAATACTACATTAAAATTTAATAAAAATGGAATAACAATAATTACTGATAAAGAAGTTACAATAGAAAAACCAATTATTTAAATACTAATTCTTTATAATATTGTGCATTTAATTTGTTTTTATATTCAATAGGAATGCTAGGATTAGTAGCCAAATATTTATAATTTATAGACATAATCCATTGAATGGATTCTTTTTCTATAATCATATTCAATAAATCTATAGTTAATGATTTGTTGCCTAAAAAATGCTTATAGCCCATATTTTTTTCAGATAAAATTACCTCTAACCTATCTGTATTTAATGGAAAATTTAAATCAAAATCAAAACTATAATATAATTGTTTCGGATAATTAATAAATGTTTTAAAATCATTTAAATCAATTAAAACATCAGAGATATAATTAAATAATTCTGTCTTGTCTTTATTTAAATGATTATATTTTAATCCATCATATTCAAATGAATTGTTTTGTGAAATATAATATAAAAGCCCCATTTTATGTCCAAGCCTTGGCTCTAATAGAATTTTATCTATATTAGCTTGGCTTAAATTAGGATTTTTAGAAATATATGATTTACCAGCTCCATGATCAAGAAACATATCAATAATTTCTGGATTTAAAATTTGTTTATAATCATACATTACTATCTTATTAGCAATTAATTCATTAAAATGCTTTGCATCAAAAAATTTAGAAGCAGTTAAATATGGGAGATAATTTTTATGATGAGAAAATACTTCAAAACCATGTCTTGACAATATTCTAACATAATCATGCAAAAAAGCTGAACATAAATCAGAATGATTTATTAATAAATCATTAAAGTCACAATATTTACAATTAGTATTACTAAATAACTGTTTCATTAACCATTTAATATTGTCTTTTGTATAACCAGAATTTATATTATCGCTAGTATTAGCACTATTAGCTTTTATATGTAGCAAAGTTTGTAATGAATCATAATAATAAGTATAAAGCTCAATATCCATATTTATTTCATCTCTTTTGATTTATGCACTATAAAACCATCTTCACTTGTATAAACCTTATATCTTATCATAGAATGCTTCTTTAAGAACTTTGTTTGGTCATAAAAATCTATAACAGCTGTATATTTTTTTATCTTGATAATTTTTCTTTTATTTTTAATAAAATTTCGTTATCAATATTAACATGCTTATATGTTTTTCTTGTAATGACTGAAGCTATTGTCTTCCTATCAAAACCAATTTTTTCACCTAATTTTGTAAATGATAAGTCATTTTCTAAATAGCTATTAAAAATAAATAAAATATTTTCATCTGTGAGCCAATCATTTTTATGATGATTATTTAAATAATTTATTTGCAATTCTGATAAAACTAAATTTTTAAATGAATTTCTTTGTAAGATATTATTTATAATTGCATTGGATACATTGTATTTTTTTACTAAATCTTTTTTAGAAAATCCATTACAATATAATTCAATTATATTTAGTGCCTCTAAATTGGTTAAGTCAGTTTTTGTTTTTATATGCTGTTTACCAATATTAATATTTTTCCATTTATTGCCAGAAAGAATATCTACAACTTGTTGATATCCAATATTATACTTTTTACTAATTTCTCTTCTTGACATCGTTTCAATATCATTGAAAATATTTGTTTTTAAAGATACAATATCTATTGATTTTAGCATGTCTCTTTTTTCTAATATTGGTTTTAATTTTAAATTAACAAATTCTAAAATATTTGAATCAATTTCTACATGTTTCCAAGTTTCTCTCTTTAATATAAAATCTATATTTCCAACTCTACAATTATATTTTTTAGCCAATTCATTAGTATTAATTTCATTTGTGGCAAAATCATTAAATATACTTTTAATTATATTCTCATCTAATTTTGTAAAATTTTTACCAATATTTGTTTTTGTTATATCATAATTTAATTTATGACCAACTTTTGATTTATTTCTATTTAATTTTTCTTTTAATTTGAATTCTAATTTTTTAGGAATCTTCATCTCATAGCCATCACGAAGATTTAATATATTTAAAATACATGGCTTTGCTAAATTATATTTTTTACTTAAAATTCTTGCACTTATATATTCAGTATTTACATAATCTTTAATTATCAATAATGCTTTTGATTTTGATAATTTTGTCATTCTTTTATATCTTGTAACATTATATGCGCAATTTAATGTTTCATTATATCCGAGAAGGAATTAATGTCTTATATTTTCTAATATATTCCGTTTCAAGATCTCTTATTTCTTGTTTAGTTCTTCTTTGCTCAACTACTTCAAATTGAAAATTTCTTAAATGATATTTTGTAATGGCTTTGTGAATTGCATATTTCTTTTTGCCAGTTTTATCTTGTCCTAATCTTACGTGTTCACGCCACCTTTTTACCAAATTAGACGTTTCTCCAAAATATATTTTATTATTTATTAAATTTGTTATTTTATATAGACAAAAGACTTTTTCACTCATTTCATTTCCTTACTCTTATGCACTATAAAGCCCTGCTCTTCTGAGTAAATTTTATATCTTAATATAGAGTGTTTCTTTAGGAATTTTGTTTGGTCATAGAAGTCTATAACTGCTGAATAATCTTTATTCTGTGAAGATCTGATTACACGCCCAATGCGCTGTAAGCTCTTCACAGAAGACTTACCGCTTCCTGCCAAAACCAATGCAGAAATCGTTTTAATATCAACTCCGAATATCAAAAATAGTACTAGCTATAATTAAATTCAATTCTCTTTTTAATAATCTTTCCTTAATCTCTCCACGTTCCTCTAATGAATTCTTTCCAGACAACAACTCACAATCTATATTATTATCTTTAAACTTCTCTAACAATATCTTTCCATGATTAATTGTCTTATATAAGACCAATACTTGATGTCCTTTATCAAGCAACATTTTAGTATTCTTTACTATTAAAGCATTTCTAGTATCATTCTCAACTATGTAAGTTTTATATACAGATTGATACTGCCCTCCAGACATTGAAATAGCTGGTACACTAACAAACTTAATTATAGGCTGTACTAATACTTTCTTAGCTATTAACTCTGAAGCTGATATATCTAATATCTTTTCTCCAAGTATTCCTTCAACTAATAAATCTGCACCATCTCCTCTATATGGAGTTCCACTTAATCCATATAAATGCTCAGCATCTATTGCTTTATAAAGTGCCTTAAATGTATTACAAGTACACATATGACATTCATCTAGTATATGTACTTTATTTGTTTTTAATAGATTTAATATGGCTAAAGTATTGTTTTGATTAAAATCCTCAGAGTCTACTTCATCATCTTCTACTAAATCATTCTTTAAACTTAAAGCCTGTCCAATTGTCCATATAGAGGCAATATTGATTCTTTTAATATTACAAATACCGATTTCCTATATAGCCAATTTCTTCATCAAAGATTGAAGAGAATAAATCATGAAACTGTTTTAATAAATCTAAACCTATTACATATATTGTAGTTGGTTTATTTAGATAAGCAGTTATTAATGCAGCGATTAAAGTCTTACCAGAGCCTGTAGCAGCTCTTATAATGCCCTTATTACTTTCTGATATAGCTTTGACTGCATTTAATTGATAGTCTCTTGGAGACATTCCTAGAGTCATTAACTTGGCTGAAACATCTAGTGGATCATTAATAGGTACAGGAATACGATTATCAATTAATTCATAGTCCATCTTAAGTTGCTTAAGATGTTTTTTAACTTTATTGGTTAGACCAATAGGAAATTTATTTTTAGCAGTTAGGAGGTGGGTAAAGCCATCCCAATTTGTATTTTTGTATAGTGGAAGGTATTCAACGCCTTGTAATTTATAAGATAGTAGAGAGTCGATTTCTTTTCTTAAATTATGGTTGTCAGTTTCTAGCTGAGCATATTTATTATTTAATAGTGTTATCTTGTTCATCCAGAACAATATAACTAGAAATCAGCTGAAATATTATTTAAAAATGTATTCTTTGAGGAATTTGTTTTTAATTTTAATCCACTTCTTAGGAGTTAAATTTTCTCCTAAAAATTCATCATAAAGAAAATATCTAGTAGTAATAGATCCATCTTCCCATAGCACTTCTAATGCAGGACCATCTAATCTATGTAGAAGTTTATTTGGATCATCATATGAATGATCAATAGTGCCATCAAGATAATAATATGTAGATTTAATTTCGTTCATATTTCTTTTAATTGTTTAAAAGCATCTAATATTTCTTTTAATTTAATTAATAAACTACCAATGCTAATATTAATTAAACCTTTTAGAGCCAAATAAATCTCTTTAATTCTTTTTTCTGAAGAAGAATAGTCACCGAAGTTCCAAATCCATAATAATAGATTCTGATATAGTTGCAATATTTTTTATTAAATTAGAGTTTTTGATTTTATATTGCTCTTCTAACTTATGAACGTCAGCCTTTTCAGCTAAAGAATTATTTAAATCTGCTAATAAATCAACAATTTCATTTGATTTTAGCTCTATTAGTTTGGCTTTTAATTGTTCGGCAAATTTATATATCATATATAAATGCTATTTTATTCAAATATCTTTTGTTTTATATATTTTTCAACTGCTTTTTCATATAGTTCTTTATCTTTTGGATAGCACCCTATAAATACATTATCAATATAATAAGTTCCGCTATTTTTTTCTAAAAATGCAATTGCTGGACCATCCAACCTATGTAAATGTAAATTTAGACCATGAATATAAGGATCATTTAAATAATAAAATTTTGTATTTCCAGTTATTGCCGTAATATTATAGTTCATTTAAATACTTGTTCTTTTATATATTTTTCAACTGCTTTTTCATATAATTCTTTATCTTCTGGATAACTTCCAATATATACGCAATTAATAAAATAAGCTCCACCAATTTTTTCTAAATACTCTGCTGCTGGACCATCTAGCCTATGTAAGAAATGAATTTGATATCCATTTAAACAATAAAATTTTGTATTTCCACTTATGTATGAAAATTTATAATTCATAAAACAAAAATGGAGACCATTTCTAGTCTCCATTCCTTTCATACTATTTAATAATTACTTTCTACGATCAACTACATTATTTCCGCATTAACTTACCAAATGCTGAAGATTTAGATTGAATCTTATCTTTCAATTTCTGTACTGCATTAACTGTCTCATGTCCAGTATCTAATGTCAAAGTTACATTTCTTTGTTCATTCTTAGCCTTAGCCTGTCCCATCAATTCCTGTGCATCCTTTTTCAAAGATTCAACTCTTGTAGATGGTAGTCCAAGCCCTGAGAACATCGAATAAACTCTTACAATATCATCAGGAATGTCCTGAGATACATATGAGCCTCTAAAGATGCCCATTGGTTGACCACATTTATCCTGAATCATACTCATTCCATAACCTACACTTACGTTTGGAATCTTCTTCCATGTTGATTCATTTGCAATTACCATTACTCCTACATACTTAGCTTGTTTCAAATCAAATCCACTTGCTAGTAAGTTTCCGTCTAAATTAGATATAATTGCTTCTGCTATAGCTGTCTCTGAATTAATATCATTTACATCTACTGCTCCATAAATTGATAATCCCTCTCCATCAATTAATATCTTTAATAGTTCTGCTGAATCTAAACTCTTATCAATAGATGGTAGCATGCTATATGTATTAAATACATCTAGAGGTTCTACCATAGCTTTATTAGCTGTTGGGAAAAAGTCTAATTGACTTAATTGACTATAAATTAATTGTAACTTGCTATTATCACAAACAATTAAATTATGTATTCTCTTATTCTGTACAAATTTACTTAATTTACTTAGAGTCTCTAAAGCATTGTGTTTAGTTTGAGCATCATCATTATCCATTGGTAGAGCCGCAATAACGATTACAGGGCGTCCAAAGTCTGATAGAATATCTACAAGTACTTCTGTTGAACCTGCTCCTGAACCACCACCTAAGCTTGTACATAATACATTTATATGACAGTCGCCAAGTTTATCTTTTAGCAATTCTATAATAGCATCTTTATTAGATTCTGCAGCCTCTGCACCAATGCTAAGCTCTTTAGCTGCACCAGCTATACCTGCATTAATTACTAATTTATTTGAATCTGGAACGTTCAATAGTTTAAGATCTTGCATAGCAGTATTGATACAAACTGCTGGATAGCCTAGACTATACCAAACTTCTGCCAATCTACCACCAGCTTGACCGAGATCCTATAACTCCAAAATTAAAGGAGCGTTCTTTTTTAGCTATTAGCTTAGCACCGACCAGCTTTAGCTTTTAGCATAGCCAGTTTATTTGGATCTAGTGCTGTAGATTCTTTTAAATTATCGATAACTTCTTCTTTAGTATTTTCTTCTGTGTATGATTTTGCTGACATATTTATTTCCTTCATTTAAAGAACCATTGATTATTTTTATACCAACTGATTAGAACCTCATCATATTTGAGCTTTGTATCTGGTGTAAAATCAAGTTCATTTTTTATTTTTGTAAAGTCACATCCTAATATTTTATAATCTTTATTTGTATCTTCTAATTTAATTAGATCATGTCCACCTTCCATTAAGTTACAAACATGTTGTACAACTTCAACATTTGAATATGTTTGATTTGATCCAACATTATATGTAACCGAATTATTTAAGTACAAAGTTTTATACAACATCTTATAAAAATCTGGCAATGATAACCATTGCTTTATATTTTCACCTCTATCATCTAAAACAATTGGCTCCTTATTTAATATAGCCTTAATTGTTTTAGGTATTAAAAATTCTTTAGATTGCCTAATTCCATATAAATTACATAATCTTAATATTATATTGGTTGCATTAGACTTTAGTTTAATTAAATCTTCACAAGCCTTTTTAGAATATTCAAACATACTTTGAGGAACTATTTCAGAACTTTCAGTAGGTAAATTATCTTCTGATAAAACATAATCATATATTTTATAAGAAGAAAAATAAATTAACTTATCTACAGAATTCTTATTACAAGCATCAATTAAGTTATTTGTAGCTTGAATGTTTTTGATATGATCTTTATCATGAGCTGCATGAATAACTATATCTGGCTTTTCTATTTCGAAAATAGTATTTGTAAATCTTGCATCAGATAGATCTGCTAAATAAAACTGATGTAATTTATTAAAATATCTATTTTGTAATAATTCTGGTTCTGACATATTGTCAATTGAGGCAAAAGAATATGGCAATTTTTCATAAATTGATTTACGAATAAAATTGCTAGCTATAAAGCCACATGAACCGAGTTACGAGTATTTTTTTCATTTATATATATTATATTTCTTAGTATATTTGTCAATGTCTACAGAAACAATATTCGCCCAAGTTTGTTTAAAAACATTGGTATTATGAGACATAAATAATTTATTAATTGGATTAGTTTTTAATGACGAAGATTCATCATGAAATATATCAGTACTTCCACAATATACTACTTTTTTGCCCAAATTATATTTTATTTTTAAATTAAGATCTATATCTTCAAAAGCCCATTTATATTGATTATTAAATCCACCAACTGCATTAAAATCTTTTACATTAACAAGCATTACAGCTCCTGTAACAGATTGATATTCTCTATTCTCTCTATCAAAAGCAGAAGTTTTCTGACCTACCTTTAAATGAGTTGGAGTTTTATAATGATGAATAACAACTCCACAATGTTGAATTTTATCAGTATTAGTATAAAGAAGTCTAGCGCCTACAACGCCAATTTCTGGATTAGAAGCTAATAAATTCAACATGTTCTTAATAGAATCAGTTGAATTTATAACCACATCATTATTTAAAAATAGTATTTGATCTATTTCATCTGGCTTAGCCTGTTCATGAATATAATTCATACCTTCAGAAAAGCTTTGAATATTATTAGGATAAGCTATAATATTAACATTTGGATTATCCCAAGACTTAATTTCTTCTATAGTCGAATCTTTAGAACCGATTATCTTTAATATACCATTTATAATCTATACCTTCTAAAGCTGGTATAAGAGAGTTTTTAAGTCTAACTAATAAGTCTTTTTTGTTCCAAGTTAATGTATATATATGTAGCATTATAATCCTATTCTAAGTCCTAGTCCAAATTGTAAACCATTACCATATCCTACAGATGGACCTATATATAAATTAGATAAGCCAGGAATATGTTTTCCTATATTATAACTGGCTGGATTTAAAATTAAATTACCGTCTGTGATTTGTGGCATCATATGATAGTCCAGGAGCCAAAAATATCCAATCTGGGTTACTTTTAAATTTTCCATATGAAAATAATGGTACTGAAATTCCTATATTATGTGCTGACAATGTATTATCATAAGCAGCATAAAACTTAGGATTAAATCTAAATTTATTTTCTGGATATTGTTCTTTTAACTCTGCTGTATCAATCTTAATTTCATAATCTTTATCATCAACTTTTATAATAAACTTATTATAAACAAAATGTCTAGAATTTTCATCCATTCCTATAACAGTACTAGATATATATTTTCTAGGTTTAATATCAAGTAACCAAGGATTCTTTTGAGTAGCATCAAAGCCTACAGTACCAATTGGTATTTTAATATTTGAAAAAGGTTCCGAAAGAACATAAAATTGACGTTGTTTAAAATAAGAATATTTATCTTCTGTACATTCTTTATCTTGACACTTAATTGTGGGCGGGGGATTTATGATGGGAATAGTGTAAGAACTTCCGTCTCCTGTTGAGTAATAACCATGACTAGAAGTTTGAGTCTTATTAATTGCAATTATACTAGCATTAAATGTGTCTAAATCTTTTTTAATTACTTCTAAATCTATCTTAGATTCTTTGGCAAATTTTTCTAGATCTGATTTTGTTACATATTCAGACATTGACCTAGTTATATTATCTTGTAATTCTTTTTGTTTAATTATTGAGGATTCAATATATTGCTTATCTAAATTTGATTGTCTACATGAAAGGAATATAAATCCGAACCATTAAAACAACTGAAAGACAACAGAAAAGAACAGTGAACAATTTATATTTTGATAATTCTTCCATTATATCATATATAACTAGTTATTTGAAAATTTGCTCTTTTATTGTCTGTGAATATAATTTTTTAAATTTTTCATTTGAAAGATTTTCTCCCAAATAAAATCCATTACAAAAATACGCTGGTTTTGCATAATATCTAGATGATCCATCATAAGATACTAGTGCTGGACCACTAGGATTATCAAGATATCCATAATCATTGTAAACATAAATATTTTTACAATTCTGAAATAAAACTATTTTCATTCAAATACCAATTTCTTTAATACTATGTTTTTTCGCTTTTCAAATTCTTTATTGGAAAGATTTTTACCAATATATTGTCCATAAATATAGTATTGTAATGCTCCAATATATGGACCAGAAAGAAAAATAAATGCTGGTCCATTTAAATTATGAATTTTCCCACACGGTTCGCAATCGTATATTATAATATGATAATCTAATTTAATAATCATTTCCATTTTTCTATAAATAATTTCTTACTAGTTTGATATAGCTTTGGAATATTTAATTGTTTGCCTGATATCTTTCCAAAATGCACAACAGGTATATCTACAACCTTAAATTGGATTTTTAATTCTCTAGCTCTAAAACTTAAATCAGTGTCCTCAAAAAAATGAGGATATCTTTCATCAAAGATTTTACCATCTTCCTTTAGCTTTTCCCAAGTTTGTCTAGATCCACATATGCACCATCCTGACATATAGGAATTTCCAATTAAAAATTTATTTTCTTCTTTTACAAAATTAAAATCTTTATCCAATAATCCCATTGTTGGACCAGTTAAGGCTGATGAATCTATTAATCTGTCTGTCCAATTATCAAAATTATCTTTAACTCTTATGTCATTGTTTAGAAATAATATATTATCTCCAGAAGAGAATTCATAAGCTTTATTATTACCTGGACCAAAACCATAGTTAATATCACTACGAATATATCTAAACTCTTTAGTATCCATTAGTTTAGAATGTGTCTCATCTGTACTACCATTATCATATACTATGATTTCAGTATCATTTGATAATTTAGATAAATCATCTAAACATGATTTAGTAAAATTATATTTATTATAACAAAGAATAATTATACTTAATTTCATTTAAAAACTCTTTCTTTTATTATTTTATTAAATAAAATATTAGTTTCTTTTAATGGCTTAGAGGATTCTGTTATATATTCTCCATTAATATAAAGCAAATACTTATTTTTTTTAAAAAATAATTTAGCTATTCCAGTAATAGGTTCACCTTTATAATCTATATATGAGTCTTCACGACAACAATATTCATTCTCTTTTAACTGTACAGAATAAGTATTATTCCATTTATAAAGTTTTAAATTCATTTAAATGCCTCTTCTTTTATAGCTTGCTCTAATTTCTTTGCCGCTTCTTCAGGAGTATTAAGTATATTTCCATTAGTAATATTTCTTCCATTTAAATATAAAATATAATAATTTCCATGATAAAAAGTATGCAATATTCCTTTTGCAATTCCAGTAATTGGCTCATATTTATAATCAACAAATAATCTACCAATTCTACAATATTCATTTTCTTTCATTGGTAAATGATATTGCGTTTGATTATAGAGACAATAATGAAAATTATAAAATTTAATATTCATTCAAATACTGCTTTCTTTAAACATAGTTTAAAGCCTTCTTTTGTACCAAAATCAATTACAATTCCATTGATAAAATATATCAAATCACCTCTTTGACTCTTTGCAATTCCAGTAATTTGCTCCAATTTATTATTAACCCATGTTTGAATATTATTTTTACGATATATGCAAATTTCATTATCTAACATTGTTGTATAGTCATGAATCCCATATCTTATTTTATATTCTTTTATCATTCAAACACCATTTGTTTTAAATATTTTTCAAAATCTTCTATATTTCCAGTTTCATTACATTCATTTACTGTTATTCCATTTACATACCATCTATAATAATCTCCAACTATTCCAATTCCTGTTATTAGATTAAATTCAAAATCAATAATTTGGGCATTTTCTAAATTTTCATCCCATAACATAGTATATTCATCTTCTTTTAATGGAAATGTATTAAAACAATCGGCATCATAATTGTAATTATATTTATATATTTTAGTCATTCAAATACTTTTTTCTTTAAAAAATCTAAAATCGCTTTTTCATTAGTACTACGAATATTAGTGCTCTTTCCACTATAATAAAAAATATTATTACCATCATTATTACCTATTCCAGTTATAGGAATATCTTGCCAATCAAAATATGAACAACTGTGCATATTATAATAATAACTATTATCTTTTAAAGAATCTTTTGCAAAAGATGTGGTGCTGTATGCTCCAGAACAATCATCTTTTGATCTCCTAGCCCCATAATAAATATAAGTTTTATAATTCACTTAAATATTAATTCTTTCAAATGTTGTTCAAATTTCTTAGAATTATTACCATATTTACCTCTTATAATTTGACCATCAAAATACCATTTATATCTTTCCTTTCCATCATAATGTTCTAAAAATCCAATTCCAGTTATTGGTTCATAATTACCATTAACAAAATACATTTTATTTTCATCAGTTATATATAAAGAATACTCATTTTCTTTAATTGGAAATAAATATAATTCATAAGCAAACTTATTATACATATAATTATAAATTTTTGTCATGTAAAAATTAATTCCTTTAATAAAAGCATATACTCTTTTTTGGTTGGATTTTTGGTATGCGTTCCAATTCTATTTCCATCATATACATATAATGTCCATCCATTCCCTCCAATATTCACTGATCCTGAAATTAACTGTTTTTTATTATTAAAATATTTTGAAGTAAGTTCACAGCACCAACAATAATTATCTGGCAAATTAGCCATATACCTATTAAGCAAATTTGATTTCATGTTGCGAACATAACCTTGACATTCATAATATTTCATTTAAATATATTTTCTTTAATTATTTGATTATATAATGTTTCTAAACTTTGTATTGAATGCCCATTAATTCTATCATTATGAATTATTAGCCCATTTAACACAATATAAAACCAATTATCTGCTTTTATAATTCCAACAAATGGATTTTTATTATAATCTAATAATAATTCTTTTTCTTCAAAAAAATAAATTTCATCTTCTTTTACATTTACATTTGTTGTTCTTTTACCAATATATTTATAGAATATCATTTAAATATATGCTCTTTTACTGCTTTATTAAATTCTTTTTCTAATAATTTTTTTGATTTATTTTTGACTAAATATTTAATACAATATCCATTTAAATAAAAATTAAAACAATTTTTATTTAATATACCAATCCCAGTAAAAGGCTGTCTTTTATTATCAACATAAACAAATATATCATCATCTAAACTATACTCTTCATCATTTAAGGATGTTGAATTTATATTAAATTTTAAATATCTCATGTTATTAATTCTTTAATTTGTCTATATACGCTTGTCCAACTATATTTATCAATTACCTTATTATACTCAGAATCTGATATCTGAACTTTTCTATTATAACAATCTTTCATTAATTGAATTCCGATGATCAATATTTGGCTTATACATCACTGCATATACACTAGCATCCCAATACTGATAATCCATCGGACACCTTACTACCTTCCCCTCAATCAACAAACTATTATCCTTATTACAGAAATCTAATTGTCCACCATAATCACAACATATATTAATTTTTTTGCTTACTAATGCCTCTAACATAGTTAGACCAAAACCTTCACAAGCACTTGTTGAAATTACTGCATCACAACTTCTATATAAATCAGAAATGTCATCTATGTAATCGTGTATTACTACTATCTCTGCTGAATTCTTATATTTCTCTTTATATTCTTTATAAATTTCACTCCAAGATTCCTCAAACCCAAACTCTGGATTCTTATTCCCAACTTTAATTACTAAACAAACATCATCAGATTTATTAAAAGCTTTACCAAACATCTCTAAAGCATATCTTATCTGCTTACGTTTATGACATTGATGTGCTACCAATAAGAATTTATATGATTTATTGGTTTTTAGCTTTATAGTTTCTGCTCTATTAATAAAAGAATCTGAATAACCATGAGGTACTACTACTAGTTTTGATTCTGGAATTTTTGCGTCTATGAACCCTTGGCGGCAGAAGTATGATGGGGAAAACATTTTATCTATATACTCAAAGTTCTTTGCTGTACCGAGGCGGTAATGTATTTGCTCCGTTTATTCCATTAAACTCCCATGCCCATATTCCAAATCTATTTTTAGTTCCTCTATTTAAGTAATTTCCAAAATTACGAGGCATTGTATAGGAAATTTGTACATCATAATTATTTTTCAATCCAACAAATAGCTTATCATCTATTTTTGTTTTTTTGTCGAAGGAGCCTTTTAAGTTTGATTTGAGGTCTTCTGGATAATTTTGTATACCATTAGTACTAAAAATATCTACATCATGTCCATCTTTAATAAATTCACGCGCCAAAGATTGACCTACTACAGACCAACTGTGGCAATTCCCAAAAAATTGTTGAAATTTAACTTGCATTACCATACATATATCAGGAGTTCATATGTTGAAGATTAAAGATATTGAAAATAATTGTCTCTTCTGCAATCAAGAATTTGAACAATATTTCCGTACCATCTGCTATTCATGCAACTTAATTAAACAATCACATTTCTTTGGCTTTGAACTAGTTAAAACTAACTCCTTTATACTAGATATTAGCTTTAAACCTATTAAAGAAAATTATATTAATTATTCAAATCCAATTATAAAATTATTATATTCTAATAATATTCATAATTTTATATTTGAAGACATTCAAAATTCTCAAGATTTAGCCAATAAAATTAACAAACTGTTAATTTTCATTTAATTATTCAAAAAATAATACTAATCTTGCCATATATACATTTCCTGTTGATGCTACATCAACTGATATTTTAATCTCATATACTACATCTAATGATGCAATATCTAATGATGATAAAATATCATCAGATTGTAAAAATATCAATGAACTTGAAGTTGTTTGTACATATGGATTAACACCTGACAAATCTATTGGAATACCAGTATTAGTATTGGTTAAAGTAACTCTTGTATTATTTCCAGCACTATTTTTAGCTATTACTTCAAAATAAGCACTTTGAATAATAAATGGATCATAATCTTCAAATCTAAATTTAAATGCTCCTACTGAATCTCCAGATGTTGAAGTAGTATATACTGTTGTTGTAGCTACATTTCCATTTAATCCATCTATATATAAAGGAGTTTTATATGCAAATGTAGGATCTAATTTACCATTAGAATCCGTTTTAATTATTTTATCAGCATCTGATGCTCCAGTTGTAACATCTATTGGTGCTGTAAATTCATAACTAGTTCCATTGCTAACTAATACTGTTCCAGAAGCTCCTATAGTACTTAATCCTGTACCACCATTAAGTATTGGTAATACTCCAGTTACATCAGTTTCTAAATCAACTAATGCACTTGGTCCACCTACATTAGCTCCACTAAATACACTTATTAACTGTAATAGATTCTGTACTTGTGTAGAATCAACTACAATTGGTGAATTGTTAAATCCACCTTTCTTTAAAAATACTTGAACTTGTATTTTAGTATTTAATGTTTGTAATACTAAATCTTCATATAAATTAGTAAAGTTTAATGATAATAAACCTGTGGTATAATCCATGAATACACCAATTTTACCATCTATTAATACTCCTGAATAACCATCTTCATCTGTTCCTCCAGTATTTGGAGAGAATGATTGTACTGCTACTGAAAATCTTAATTGATCATTTGCCAAAGCTGCTGAACTTACCAATGAACAATCAGCAAATCTCATTGCTGGAAATCCTAATCTAGTTAGTCCAGTACCATTATAATCTGCTATAAAATCATCAAATACATTTATAGTTCTTTCTGCAGAAAATATACCATCTGGAACTTCTAGAATTATTGTTCCTACTTCAAAGTCTACTTTATAAAAATCTCCACTTTGATCTAGTAACTGTCCTCCTGTACGAAGAACTAAATTATTTGGTAAATAAAAGTCATTCTTACCAGGATCAAATGCAGATGGTGCATTATAAACTGTACAAGTATAACCATCAATTAAACATTGATTAACTTCATATCCAGAATTATCTTGGAATATACAAGGAACTTGTTTTGGATTAGAGTTTGATACTACTAAATAATCTTCCCAAGCCAATTGTCTTTCAACTAATATAGTTGCTGGACTTGTTAGAAAATTGTGTGATGCAAAATAACCATCATCACTACTAAATATATCTTGTAATGGATGTATGTCTGCGTTTCTATTGGCAGAGTATGATGGGAAATCGTCATCCCTATCTATAAATTTTTCAACTTTGATTTTCAATACATTAAATGGTGTACCAATCTTTAAATATGGATCAGTTGTTGGTCCAGGATATACTTGTGTACTAGGAGCAGTAGCTATTCTTTCAATATATGATGTTAATAAATATCCATCATTTTCACTAATATAAAAATCTTGATCAATATCAGCTCTTAACATTTCTTCAAATGTTCCAGAATCTAATAAAATCTTTTGTATAGTTAATGTATCACTAGTAGTATCTAATTCAGTAATAAAAAATTTACCATTATTACCTTCATTAGCAGAATATATAGCTAAATAATTATCACTTAATCCAGAAATGGCTGAAAAGTTTACAACACTACTTGCAAAACTAGCCAATCTTCTATCGGATGGGTTTGCTACTAAAATACCATCGCTTCCACTTGCTACTATTGTACTAGTAACTTTATTAATAACTCTAAAAGTTAATCCAGTTTGTGAAACAAAATCTTCATTTAATGTTTGATAACCATTTTCAATTATTGCAGTAATTCCATTATCAGTAATACTTGTTACCAATGGTGGAGAAATATTCATATTAAAATTCAAATAACTATATAATAAATCTAAGTCATCAGAATCAATAATACCATCGCCATTAACATCTCCATATAACATTTGACATAATTTAACATCGGCGATTCTGTAATAAACTGAAGTATTATTTGCATTTGGATAAATCTTTGCTTTTGTAAAATCCCCTGATAATAAATAGCTAGACAAAGCTGTTACTGAAGTGTCATATCTATAGCCATCAGATGGATCAGTGACTAATTTAATTATAATCTGATTATCAGATGTTGTAAAACTATATAATTTTGAAAAAATCTCTACATCAGATAAATCCAAAAACTTTTTATTCTTGTCTGATATACTACCTAATGCAAATAAATCATTAGTTGTAGTTAAGTTTGAGACCTCTAAAGAATTAAGTAAACTAACACTTGGAGTAAACTGTTGCTGACTATTTACAGGGTCTCCTGTACGTTGATCAGGAACGCTATCGCTCTCTGTTATAACAGCACTCAAAACTCCTTTAAATACATCATTGCCAGAAAAAGACAAGCCATCTAAAGAGTAATCTACAGTAGCTCCAGTTGTAGAATCTTCAATAGTTTTTTCAATAATAACACCATGTCCAGATTCATATCCTTGACCATCTGTTACTTTTGCTGCATCTGTATGAATCTTAAACCATAAATCATCATTTGGAATATCTACCCATATAATTCCATTAAATGTTGTATACCTTGAATCATCTACATGATCACTACCACATGCTACTTGTATATCACATTTATTAGCTGCACCAGATCTTTTTAAAGTAAAAGCATAATAATTTCCAGCTTTTATAACATTATTTGATGCAACATTTGTATTGCTTAATATAAAGTCGACTGGTTGAGGTGTACCATCTAATATTGTTCCAATCGCTTCTAATGTAGAATAACTAAAACTCAATTGAGCCAATGGTATATTTTGTGGATCAAAATCTATAGCAAGGTTATTTGCTATATCTGTTGGACAATTTAATGAAGTTTGTAATGGATAAATGCTAAATACTAAATCTCCTGTCCATTGTAAATCATCTTCATCTCCAGGAACATTATTAGCTACAGATAGTAATAATGTTACTTTTTGAATATTATTTGTAGATGCTTTGAATTTTTGTCCTACTTGTGTACTTACATCATCTACTTCTAATAACTTATTTTCTTTTTCATCTGTTAATATATTTAAGTCTTCTATATTATATAATGGTAAACATGATTTTAGAAAGTTTTCTAAAGTCATACTTACTGCATTATAAAAGTCTCTAAAAAATAAATTTGGCTCTATATCTTGAGCTACCATTATAGTATCTCTTGATAAAGACATTGGATTAGCTTCTTTTATAGTAAACTTGCCACCTAAATTAAATGATTGTGTACTGGTGCCTCTAATATCATTAAATAAAATTGTTAATATTCTAGTAAAATGTTTTTTACCAATTTGTTTTTCATTTGTTTTAAATACAAATGTTTCATAAATTAAAGCACTATTAAAATCTAATCCTATAACACAAACTTTAACATTTCTTTTGCCAGCAGCTTCTGAATGCGATAGTTCTAATTCTAATTGGTTTCCAAAATTAGTATCAGAAGGTTGAGCTTGTGACTGAATATTTAAACCATCTAATAATCCAGTCTCTTCTTCTGAATCAAATAATACATTTTGATTTAATGCAGATATTACTACTCCAGAACCAAAATGATTATTTATAATAGATGCTTGTATAGTATTATTAAAATCTTGTTCTAATGTTAAATTAGCATCATCAACTTGTTCTGAGTCGAACCAACTATTTTGTTTTACTGAAACTGGGCTTCTTTTTGTCATTTGTTATCCATTATAATATCAATATATTGGTTCATTTTAAGTAGTCTATAAAAACTCTAGAATTGGCTGGCTTTAATGTTTTAATCAATTTTTCTAATATTTGCTTAACTCTTTCACTTCCTGAAACAATATCAAAACTATCAATTATATTAACCTCAAAATCAAATAATCCATTGTTCTTATTCTTTAATACTACAAAATCCTCATTTAAACGTCTATCTAAGTCTGACTCTAACAAATATGTAGTGTACAAATCGCTAGTCACTGGATATATAACGCTCAAATTGCTATTATAATTTATATCAATAGGCTCTCCATATGGCTTATAAATTGGTCTACTAATATTACTTATTCTTACATTATCTATTAATCCAAATATTGTTTGTTTTTCATTAAAATCTCCACCAATATAGAATTGATTAAAATTATCTTTTAAAGTAATATTTGTTAATAATCCATAGCCATCTCCTGGATATGCTGCACCATATACTGCTGGTCCACCATATAATTGACTACCATAAGTTAAATTGCCATAATGATATCCATCTATAAATAGATGCATTTCATCTCTACCTCTTCCATTATTAACTTTATAACTTGCCTTAATTCTATGCCAAGTAGACTTTGCCCAATGTATAGGCGCCTTTAAATAATGGTCATTTATATAAAAATTCAAATATCCAAACTGGTCTTTAAATATAGATATTCTATCTCCTACAGCTTTGTTTGGCAAATAAGTCACAGAAACGGGAGTGTTCTTATATGGTAGTTTTCTATTTAATCTTATAATTTGTGTATTAGATTTATTTACTTTACCATTAAATGGCTTATATACTATTACTAATGCTAAACTACTTTGTGGTAAAAGTCTGCCTAAATATATTGTAACACCATCTGCAGATATAGTTCCGATTATTGAAATAATCAGTATTCGTATAATCTCCTACTATTTTAACGCTTATAACTTGGAATATCTTTCTACTTAAAGTTACAGTAGAATTATTAGTACTAGTTGCTGTCTCTGATATTGCATCAATAGAATCTAATTCTAATAATCCTCCATCAAAATAATTTAAATCAGATCCTTTAACTTTAATGCTCAATATTCTACTAGCACTAGAATTAACTTTAATCTTATTATAATCTAGGCTAGTTGTTTCTTCAGTTATTGCAGAATAACCATCAAAGTAATATCTAGTATTTGGATCATTATAAGTGTCATAATATGGACTTGTCCAAAATTCTATAGTACCTTCTTTTTTAGTATCTAAAATTCCTAAATTGTCAACTAATAATGGTTTTTCTGTTATACTTAAGCTTGATCCAAAATTATCATTTATTGAATAGTTTGATTGTACATATTGTTTATTTGTATAATTTAAATAATAATCTGCAGAATTAACAAATGGATATTCTTCAAAATGATATAACATTAATGTATTTTCATCTTTTTTCAATTGTTTTAATGAATTAAAGTCTCTTGTAATAGTTCTTTGTGATCCTACTACAACCTCTCCCACACGAGTGTCGGTTAACATAATATCATATGATTTAACTTCATCTAAAATACCATTAAACTGCTGATCTTTATTTATTGAACTCCCTATAAATCCATTATATTTAAATTTATCAAAATCTATATTTAAATATGTTTGATATTCAAATTCATAAAATCCTCTACTTAAATAATATGGAGTATTATATCCATCTAAATATTCAAAGAAAAAGAATCCATTTTGTAAACCACTTCTATATGTAGTTGTATTTAATATTTGATATGTTCCACCAGTAAATGGCGTCATATATCCATCTATTGTTAAAGTCAAATTATCATCAGATATTCCTGTAATTAAATAATATCCTATATTTGATGGTCCTATTATTTGCAAATATCCATCTATATGTGATGCACTAAATGGAGTTATATCAGTAACAGTATAACCACCAGTACTAGATAGAGAAATCCCTGATTTAGTTTGATATGTATATCTTATTACTGCCACATCTGAATTGTCTTCTGAAACAGTAATTGAATATGCCTCTTTAATATTTACTGTTAAAAATGTTTTAGTTAAACTAACTGGTACACATTTTACTTGATAACCAGTTACATTTATAAATTTATTTGTTGTATTTTGTGTTTCATATGTTGAAAAATTTAATGTTTCTGAAGTTCCAATAGTACTATATGTATCACCATATATAATAACTTGAACTGGATTTGTAAAATCAATATTGGTTAATCCAGCTATTGTTACTGCTAAAGTTCTTCCAAAATCAGATTCTATTACATTATCACATGTTAAAGTAGTTGTTTGATAATATGGAGAGCTGAACGTAGTATTACCTGAATTTATTAAAGTAGATTCTAATAATACTTTTTTAATTTGTACTTCATCTAAAGAAACTGGTGACTGTAATTGAGTTTTTAAAATATACTCATATCCATCACTCCATATATAATATTTGCCTTTTACTTTCTCATGATTTAAACCTAGAGTTCTAACTAATACTAATTCATTTTCTAATACATTATTTTTAATTGTTAATAATGTATTATAATATCCATCTTTTTCAATAGCATAATCTGGATGTAATGCCCTAACACCATTTAGTTCTATTTCTGTATTTTTATAAATATAGAAATCCTGACCAGTTAAGTTTACATCTAATTCATCAGAAATTGTTAAATAATGACCATTAACTTCTAATATTGAATATGTTTTTTCTAAATTAATATTATCAATTCTAATAATATCACCAGCCTCTATATCATTTGTGGTAAAATTAACTATTGGTGATTCTACTATATTAGATCCGCTAGTAGTTATTAAATCATATCCGTCTAAATTAACTTCTAATTTACAAACATAAATATTTGAAAATACCTCTAATTCAGTTAATACTTCAAATTGAGTTTCATTTACTGAAAAATTACCATTAGTTATTGTTAATGGCATATTATCTACCAATGTTAAGTTTTGTCCTGATACTCCAGATATAGTATAACCAAATTCACTAAATCCAGGCTCATTTATAAAAATAGCATCTCCAGGATTAATATTGTATCCACTAAAATTAATAGCAGATGTAACTATATTAGAACCAATTGTAGTTACTAGATCTGAACTTCCAATAATATCTTTAGTTGGTAATCCTATAATTTCTTCTGGATTTACTGTTCTAAATGGCTCATGTAAATAATTTGGTAAGTTTTGAGTATATTTAATTATATTTGGAACTTCGAAACCATCTATAAATAAATGTAATTCATCTTGATTATTTTTAGTATTAAGTTTCCAGCTTGTAGCTACATGATGTAATTCTCCATATAACCAACTAGACGCATCATAACTTATTGAATATGATTTTCCATTTTTATCTAAAACTTCAAAATTAATATATCCAGCTATATCTTTATAAATTGATATTCTATTCTTTAACTCTTCACCTACATCTAAAATATAATGATCTACATCAGATATGAATGTAACTAATTCATCTACTTGTCCCGTACCATTTAACTTTAATGTTAATTTATTTGTTCCTGTTGTTGTTTTTATATTATCTGTTGATACATTATAAAAACTACCAGTTGATTCAATTAATACATTATATCCTAATGAATATCCATCTAAAGTTCCATTAACATATCCATCTATTATTTCAACATGCCATTTATTTGTAGTATATCCATCATTATCATAATAAATAAAAATGCCATCTTTATTTTTATTTGGTACTCCTGATACATTTGAATTTTTATTTAAGCTAAATTCATTTGATTCTGGATGATATTCTAAAGCTCCAATAAATACTGTATTTGATTCTACATCATACCCATCTTTAGTAATAGTAAATGTTAATTCTGCATCATTATCAATACCATTCCAATATGGCATAACCCATGTTTCAAATGTTCCAGATTCTAATTTAATATTTGAATTAGATTGAAACATCAATGATTGATTTGAAGAATTTACTAAAACTCCTTGACCATATTTGGCTGGTAATAATTCAAAACTTCCTTCAGCTTCTAATCCTCTTTGATTTAATAAAGAGCTACCTAAAGACCAATTTTGAAATATAGATTCTATAATTTCTGGTTCTATATGAGAAATTTTCTTTCCAATATTTTTAATAGCTGAAACAGTTGGTCCCTTAACAAATGAAGATAAACATGCATCTAATGCATCCCTATATCTTTCTCTATCTAACTCAGTATCAAATATTTTTAATTCATCTATTCCTGTTAATTCTCCAAAATTATTTAATAATGAATCTCTTAATGCTCCAACCTTATATGAAACATAATATTCTTCTCCAGGAGATAATACATCAGTCTGTCTAAAATCAATTAGATTTTCTCCATATTCATATGAAACTAATAACTCATCTGCTAAATAAGAATAATCAATAAAGAAATCTCCTTTATTATAATCTACCATTACTCTAGATAAATCATTCATTGTTACTGTTACAATAACATTTACATAATCATTTGATGCTGGTGAACCTGTTCCAGATAGAATTAATCTAACAGTATCTCCTGTTTCAATTGTTCCTGATCCATCCCATAATTGCTGAGAATCTGACACTCTAACTACACTAAAATTATATGTAATATTTGCAGAAAGATAATTTATTGAAACTGGAACATCTACATAATAATCAGATCCATCAAAACCAACATTTGAAAATGATGTATTAGTATAACTACCTACTGTAATATCATAATCTGAATATGTGCTAACACTTGCAAAATTAAATGGATTTGTTGAATTTAATAAATCTGTATATTCATATACCCCATTTATAGATTTAACTAAATTAGTTACTCCAGAATTAAATGTAACACCTTCAAATACTCCTATTGATGTATTTGATATTGCATAAGGATAATTAGTATCTTCATCTAAATATAATTCATCATTATTATCTAATCCACTTACTATAACTTCTCCATCATCAAAACTAGAATATGTAAATGATTTATTTTTATTATTTAAACTATTTATTTGATAATATATATTATCTATATTTGTTATGTGTGGAAATGTAGGTACAATTGAATTATATTTATATGTAACCTCTCCTATTATATTAGATTGATTTGTAGAAACTGCTACATAAATAACACCGTTGGTATAGTCTATATTATATTGTCCTACAGATTCTAGAATACTAATATTATTATACTCTGAATATTCTCTTACAAAATATCTTTCATTTACAAATACATCTTGATCTGAAAAATTTATAAATGAATTCTTAAAACATCCAATACCATCTTCTGTTCCAGAAACTAAATTATTGTTATTTAAATTAATTTTAAATACTCTTAAAGAAGATGCATTGGTCAATGTAGAATTAATAAATAAAGTTTCATTAGTTATTGTATTAAAAGCTACTCTTTCTCTATTGGCTTGATCAATTTTTGGAGGAATATTATATTTAAAATAAATTTTATCATTATTCCATCTTGAAGTTGTATAGATTTCTCCAGTACTTTCATTATAAATTCTAAAAACATTAGTAATTGGCAAATTATCAACTTGTAATACATTTAAAGCCAATAATTTATTATTTACTCTTTCATTTAATGATTCTTTATGTAAATTGGCAACATAATCTACATCTGGAATAAAAGCCTCTTCATAATCAAAGTTAACTTTACCAGATTGATCTAATAAATTACCATGTGGTAATGCTACTAAATCAGAAGCGCTTGAATCATATACATAATCTATTTCATTTGTATATATAAATCTATAAGTATAACTAACTAATGGAGGAGTTGGTCCAGTACCATCATTTTCAAAATCAGCACCATATACATAAACCGTTCCTGTAGCATAATCTATAGAATATTGTCCTGCTGAATTTGGTAATCCATTCAATCTAAATGGTAATTCTTGTAAAAAGGCTGGATGACTTGTAGAGTTATCATTTGGATTAATAAAACTTAATCCTCCGCTTTCATATACTTCATTATTTGAATCTACTATTGGTGCATGTTTTAAATTAAAAATATTAATAATTGGTGGTAATACTTCTCTAGTAGCATTACTAATATCATAAACTTCTACACTAGTAGGATCTACAACTACACTTAAATCTTTATATTCATATTCAACTGTTGCTGATGTAACATTATCTAAACTAAATAATGGATCATCTAATATTAATTGACTAATTTTAATTTGATTTTCTTCTAATTGTGCATATTTAAATGCATAATCTTGATCATATCTATTTTCAACTATTTGATATCCATAAGTAGTAATATCATAAGTATAAGTTGGATTGGCTGTAGACTGTGTAAATATTAGAGAATTTAATTTAATTACTGGAGATTTTGATACAGTAATTATAAATTCATCTATATTAAAGCCATTTTCAATATCTGTAGTATTTATGGTTAAAGCTTTACTAATCGTTTTTCTCTGTAAAGTAACTGGAGAGCTTGGAAATTCAGCATAAGTAAAAGTATTATTTACTTGTGCATTTGTTTGAGTTCTACCAACTCTAATTATTTCATAAGCAGATTCTTCATTTAACCTATCTGATGTTCCATATCCTCTACTTTTTTGCTCATCTATAATATCAACATTTAAATAGTTTTCATTCTTTAATTGTTTAATATCATATAATCCCTTAGCTAAATGAATAGATAATATATTTAAGTATTTATTTACAAAAGTTTGATCATCCTGATAATTATAAATGCTTCCATTTAAAAAATTAAATAGATATTCTTTCATTATATTATCTGGATTAACAGGACCAATTACTAAATATTTATTCGCAACTCCATCTTCTAATAATTTGGCAGTTCCATGAAATGAAATAAATGGATTATCTGTAGTAGATTGAAATTGTACATAATACGTTGCATACTGTCCTAATGGTTGACAGTTAATTTTTATAGTATTACCACTTACTTTAATTGATAATACTTCTGAATCTACTATACTCGGAGTATCTGATAATATAGATACATTTTGAGTCGATAAATCTTTATATAAAATATCAGTAAATGTTACTGATATAGTAGAACTATCTACTACTGTTACTGATTGTATACGTAAATTTTGCATATTATCTGGTCTCTACATTTATAACTATATTATTTGATACAAAGTTTTGATTCTTTTGTGCCACTATTGTATTTAATGTGCCTTGTTCTCCATTTTTATTAAAATATAATACTCTAACTCTATCTATTCCAGAAATACCACTAGCTGCATTTGTAATTGTCACTAAATCTATTGTTGATCCAAGTTTATTTGTATTCATTATAGAAATTAATGTATCTCTTAAATTCTGTAATATAGTAGCTTTACTATTTATATTTTCTTGTTTAATTACTATATTCATTGTTAAATCCAACAATATACTTTCAGAAGCTTTAGCTAATACATCCGCATTAATTGGTCTGTTTTCTTCTATGCTAAATGTTACATCTCCAATTAATTTATTATAATTATACTTAATTGATATTCTTTCATTTTGTTTTGGCGCCTTGTAATCATAAATTGCCCTATATCTAGCACCTAAACTTGGTTGAGTAAATGAATTAACTAATACTGTAGTTGATTGACTTGCTTTAAATCCACTAGATACATATATCTTATTTATAAAAGTATATAATTTATTTGTATATAAAATTGCACTTCTTGTAAAATATAGATTTTCTATATTGTTTTCTGTAATATAATAAAATGTTATTCTTAATTTATCACCTATACTTGGTAAAAATTGATTATCAGTATCGTCTGTTGTATTAATAATACTACTTGGTAATACAAAATCAGTATTGCTAATTTCAGAATTATAAATTGTATCTGCTGGATAATATAGGTTATTTTTTAATTCTAAATTACCTAAATCATACTCTACGATAGTAGATAATACTTCATCACTACCATCTGTAGTTGTAGTTACTTTTTCTAATTTGGCTATTTTTACTAATTTAACATTTGGTAATGCTTGAGCGCTTGTTAAATTTAATACTTTTCTTAATGCTTCTGATACATTCTGCTTTAACCCATTATTTGTAGCGGTAAAAATAATATCAGTACCTTTATCTATAGTTGTTCCTAATATACTAATAGTTCCAGGATTTATTGTTTGATCTGAAGTTGTTACTATTAATTTTGTAAATGCCTCTCTTAATGGAGAATAATTAAATGTTAATACATTTACATATCCATCTTCTGTTAGGTTTACATTTGCTGGAATTATTAGTTTATTTTGATCCAAGTCTATTGTACAGCTACTAGTCCAATAATCTATCCCATCACTTAATTGATAAATAGAAACTTGATTTAAATCAAGATTATTATAAATATATCCTATTGTTAATGTATTATTTAATGAATCATATTCTATAATATCAAAAGTTCCAGTATTATAAATATTTGTTGGATTTGTTATTTTAATTTTTTTATTTAAAATATCTGGCATTAATTGAAAATCATATGCACTTTCAAATATTGCCGTTAATCCATTTTCAGTTATAATTCCATCTGTTAAAGAAAGATATATATTATCTGAATATCCATCTACTATATCAAATGTCAACCCAGATTCATTTGTAAATTTACCTAAATCTACAAAAAATACATCATCTATTGAATCATAATTTAAATTTTGTATATTACTATTTAAAACAGTATTGCTATAACTAAATGGCTGGAATCTTCTTATATCAGAAGCCTGATAAACTATAAATACTCTATCTCCAATTGCTGGAGTATTGAAATTATTTAAAATTATTTGATATGCAAATGTTGTTGGATTAAATGTTACTGATCCTATATTGTCAGAATTCCATAATAATTTACCATCTGCTAATCTACTTATATTTACTATGCCTGATTCAACCAAATCATAATCAGTATTTAATATACTTAATTCTATATAGTATTGATTACTTCCATTTTTTTGTACTACTTGATGTTCTTTTTTATAAGTATTTATTATTGTATTTCCAGTAAATCCGATTTGAATTATTAACAAAGCCGATTTCCTGATCTACTAAATGGTAATAATGGTGTAGATGAAGATAATGTTTCTTGTACATTTGCTATGTAACTAACTAAACAATAAATATTATCATCTAATACTTCTACATTATCACTTGGAATTGTTATATCATTTCCATTTACTGTTCCAATATTTGTATCTACATTAAAAATATCTGCTGAATCTAATATAATTTCTGCAAAATCTTCATTTATAGCTACAGTATCACTTGGTAATACTATCATCAAATTATAATAAATTTCTATTCCTACTACTACTGGAGTTATTACAAATACTCCGATTATTATCAGCAGTATTATATAGCTCTATATTTGTATTCTTTAATTTAACCGAATCCAAAGATTCTGGAGCTGTTCTTAAATTATTAAGATTAATTATATATCTATTTGAATATAATCCAGTTGTTTGTAATAATATCTGACTAGTAAAAGATTTATAAAGATTTGCTGTTATAACAGTACTAACTGGATGACTAGCCGTTCCTAAATAAAATGTATTTGATGCATCTAATGTAAATTGAATTTTTTCATTAGTTATTTGATTAGCATAGCCCCAATCTACTGAATCTGTTACTGTTCTTAAATTGTTAGTATTTTTCAAACCATCATAATCTGAATATTGATCATAAGAAACTACCCAATTATAATCTACTTGTAATATATCACTTGGTGTTGGTAATGTATTTCCTGATATCTGAATTCTTCCACTTAGATTTGTAGTGGTATTACCATCAATATTTTGATTTTTTACAACATATCTTTCTCCTGTATTAACATTAAATACTCTAGTTACTGCTGTAGCTGGATAATGTAATAATTGAATAATTGATCTGTCTGAATTATTTACAGTTGAATTTTCATTTAATATCTGTACGTTTTGTTGTATTTTAGAAATTTCAGTTACATCTGTAAATGATAATGTATCCTGTCCATTTAATTGACCCTTTAATCTATCTTCTTGAAAATCTGATACCCTATCTGATATCCATGTAAATTTATCAAATCCCCATGGGCTTCCTGCATAAACTCCATCATCCTTTAATAATTGATAATTTCCAAATATTCTACCATATTGATCTACTGTTTTTTCAATAAAATTACTTCCTGATGATGATCCAGTTACTTGTAAAATATCATTAACTGGCTGCTCTGGTAATACGCCATTCTTAATATCATCTACTCTTTTTCTATTTATAGTTTTATTAGCATCTGCTGCAATTTGTCCTAATATTATATCATTTTTAGAACTAGTAGGATCATCTACATTACTCTTATCTTGATAAATATAAGAATCAGTATTTTCAACTAAGTTATTACCTAAAACAATAACATCTACTTTACCACCAGTTCCCTCTGAAATAACTGTAATATTTCCAGAGGCATCAGTACTAGTAATTGTTCCATCTCTAGTCATTAATGGATCTCCAGGCTGTATAACCTGTGCATCCAATACTCCTGTAGTACCTAAGGCAGTATTTAAATATCCTAATGCTGTACCAATACTAGAACCAGTAAATACTGATAAAACTCTATTTCTATATGCCGCATCCGTTTCTTGATCTGTTCCACCAGTAAATTGTAAAGGATTAAAAACATTAGAAATTCCAGTAATTGTTGTTCTACTTAAAGAATATTTACCTATATTTCCAGCTAATCCTGTTGTACTGGCTATTACTGTAACCTCGACTGCATATTCATCTGTAATTCCAAGAATACTTAAATCATTAGCATATTTATTTGCTATTGATCTATAATAATTGGCTGAATTTGAAGATATTGTTGAGCCAGTATTTAATTGATAACTAAAACCATTGGTTGCAATAACTAAATCTGATTGACTTAATTGTAATGGTGCTAAAATATCTTTAAATGTTAATACTGCTATACCTGTAGCTGCTGTTGGAACTTTTCTTGTCATTCCAAAGTTTTTTGATAAATTATCTAAGTCTGCTCCTACTACTAATCTAAATGAATTTGTACTAGAAACACTTGCAATTTGATCATATAATAAGGATAATTGAGTAGCAGGCGGTTCTATTAATAAATCTCTTATCATAGAACCAACTTTAGTATCTGCATCTGGCTGTACTAATTTAATATAGTCGATTAAACTACTTATAATTTCATTTGTGTTTCTTATTACAACCATAGCCTATCCATTCTAATTATATATAACAATAATATGCTTAATTATTAATGTTTTCTTAAATTGTAGATACAGTAAATCTAGTCGTAATTGGCTTCATTCCCTTGGTTAAAACCTTTATTAACACATTGAATAATCTTGGATCTGCTTCATTTCTATTTACAGATATCTCACTTATAGCAGCTAATTGTTCGTCTGCACTCATTCTTTGCTGCGATTTTACCTGCATATCTTGTAGTTTTTTTAAAGTCTCTAATGCTGTTTGTAATTGCATTTGACTTATATTTACAGTCTCATCATTGTTTAATGCTGATCCTACTGCAAATTTTGATAAAAATGATCCATACCATGGATTTAATACGTTTGAGCCAACATCTGTTAAACAAATTTTTAAAATATCTTGAATTAATTTTTCACTATCTGTTACTTGTTGAATATCTCCGATTCCTAAAATCGAAGTCACCATTTATTATTCTTAAATCAAAAGACATACTTTAATATTTAGTAATTCCCATTATTCTTTTGTACATCATCATAAACTTTATCAATAATGTCGTAAAATCCTCTAACTGTTTTGGTAAACTCTGTTAAAGTCTCAACTATCCCAGGCTGACTATCAGATGTCTTAATTGCAGGATTCTTATTCATTCTTTCATAAGCTCTAGAATCTATAAATCCTAATAAATATTTCTTTTCTACTATATATAATGATCCCATTATTGCTATAATATCTATTAATCCTAATCCACTAAATTCTCCAGTTATTATTTCAATTTGTCTTAACGCATCATTTGCTATATCTAATTCTTTAGCTCTTTTATCTTTCAATTTATCAAAAGTATCTTTTAAAGTATTTCCCATAGCATCTGAATTATCAGAATTAAATGTAGTCGTAAATGGTGGTAATGCAAACCCACCCTTATCTGGCTCTTTTGAAATGTCATGTGCTGGCATATTTAATGAATCTATTATAGATCTAACTTGAAAATTAAATAATGTAGTATCTGCTTTAGTCCTTAAATTATTAGGATCTTTTATAAATAATCCCTGAGTCTTACATCCACCCTCTGGTCCTGTTACTGAAATTTCTGGTACATAATAATACTCAGATTGAATTTTACTCACTTTAAATTGTAAATTAACTAATTCAGATGTTAATGCTATTAACATATCTAAAAACTTTAAAAACTGTAATTGTTCTGTAAATTTATAAATATCTCCAGAAAATACCTGCTTTAATAAAGTTTCATCTTTAATAGAATCTAATTGCTTAACTCTATCTATTAATTCTTTATCAGAATCTCCTAATTTATCTATTTGATTCTCTTTATTAAATCTTTCTAAAATAACTTTCTCAATCAATGGTCTTTGTAATGTAACTCCCTGAGTTAATTTTAATTGAGAAGCATCATCAACAAATGGTACTGCTATCCTATTAACTCCAGGGGTAGTTAAATCTATTCTTCCATCTACTATAAATGGCATTAATATATGAAACCTTTTAAAACTAATCTTACTAGTATCTACATTGGTCCCACTGGCATTGGTATATTCAGTATAATCAATATCTCCCTTTAAATCTATATTATATCCCTGAAAATTATAATCCATATTTAATGGATCCTCTATATCTTGTATAGTTATATTTAATCTTCTCGAATTACAAGTACTAGATAGTGCTAATACACTAGATTCTATATTTTGTTTAGAAAATATAGGTAATATTTCTTCTGATAAATATGTTTCTCTTCTTTGAGATAATGTCTTAAATCCTACTACAGGATTATTGGTTATTTTAATTTTATTATTTACTTGATCTTTAACGTCTCCAGAAATAACAATATCATGCCCAGGACTATAGATTTCAAAATCATTACTAACTACTGGAAATCCTATAATTCTATAAAAAGCATGACATCTACTTTCCTGTGGTTCTGATTCTATTTTTAGTTTAGCAGATACTTGAGCTAAGTTATTCTCTACAAACTTATTTACAGACTGTAAATTCTGTGGATTAAAAATATTAACATGACTTCTGTTCTTCTCTATACCAAGTATATAATCTTGATATAGTTTATTAATATCAGCTATGAATTTCTGAGAGTTCTTAGCCATTATCAGTTCCTATATCTCCCAAGTCTCTTCTTGGAGCAATTCCTTCTGATGCATCACCGATTGCATGTGGTGTTGTTCCTATACCTGATGGTGCATAAATGAATTCATAAGCTGCTGACTGTAATGTAACAGAACTTGGCTCATCTAAATTATCTGGAGTAGTTAATATGCTAAACATTACATTATTATAATCCATAGTCAATTCTCCCTTACCAGGTATATCTGATGTAATATTGGCAGTAAAATATCTGCTTCCATCATATTTAAATTGATCTATATTTCCAAAAGTTATATGTGAATGTAATTTTGTTAATATATCATTTGCTATTTCTTCTGGTAAATCTTGCGCTATAGATTGTCCATTTTTTTCTTGCAAATCTACCTTAACAACAATTGGTTTTGTAGTAAATTGTTGGCTTGGTGTAACTGTAAAATTACTCTTATATTGATCAAAACCTATATCCATTAATGTTTTTAATGCATTATTCGTATCATCTTCTAATTTAGTAAAACATGCTATACAAGCTGTCTGAAATTCTGCTACACCCTCTTCTGTCATATTATTTATTAATATGTTTATGTTTGTAGCTAAACATGCTTGTGTTGCTGCTGGATCAGGATATACTAAATTATTTAATAATGCTGCTTTTTCAGCAATATCAGAAAATAAAGCTGCAGAAATTAAGTTTTTATCTATACTTAAATCAGGATCACAACCAGCTGTAATCAAATCCTTACTCATTAATACTTCTAAATTTGGCTTAAATGTATACTTAACATTCTCAATCAAAATCGTATCTGTTGCTAATAAAGTATTTCCTATTCTAGCTGGTACAAATATAAAGTTCTCCAAAGTTGCATTAACTGTATCTGGTGTTACTCCATCTGCTTGAAATCCCTTTAATGCAGCTCCATCTAATTTAGTTCCTATACCACCACCTAATATTGCAACCCCATTAAGAAATGCTGTTGCTGCATTTTTATAGTCATATAAGCTTCCATTAGGAACACTGGTCATAATACAATCAGTAAATTTAACGGTTTCAATCTGACCAATTCTACCAAATTTACTTGGATCATATGTAAATTCCATATCAATTGTATATGGTGCTTGTTTAATTGGTGTTGTTGCTGTATATGTAGAATCTGTTGGATAAAATACTGGCTTACCAACAATTGGAGCTGCTGGAACATCATAAGCATTATATATATTTGAAAATGCTTGATTTATTTTTTGATCTTTATCATATAATTGATAGCTTTGCGCTCTATTAGTTACAAGAATCTTATTGCTTCCATTTACTGGAATTGGTAATGTAATTCCAGAATCTACTTGAACTAATCCTAAGTATTGTAAATTGCCAGTAGTACGAATATACTGGTCTTTAACTATAGCTGGACAAACTTCTGGATCACAACAACCATCTGGATCTGAATCTTGACATGGTGGTGCAAACGGTACTAGCATATCTTTAATGATTTGTATTACTATTGCAAATATAGCTAATAATACAAAGAAATTTTGAAAGATACAAAGTAAGTGTGCTAGTTTTTTAGCAATTGCATTAATAGATTCTGCGTCTGCTGTTGTAAAGGCATTATTTAATGCCTTTAAATTTCTTAAAATGGCTTTGATTAATTTTAATAATTGATCAATTAAGTATTTAATTAGTTTTAATAAAAGCATTAATAGTGATATTAGCATTATTATTAGTGCTAGTATTGGAAACATGTTTAGAAAAGCGGGTAAACACTTTCTAAATAATCTTTTAAGTTTTTTCTTTACTTTAATTGGATTTTTTAAAGCACACAAAACTTCTATAATACAGAGAATTATCTCTATAAGTGGAAGGATAAATTTGAATAACATTAAGAATGGCAATGCTTTTTCAAGCATTGATATTATTGAGTCAAATATATCCTTTCCAAAGTTAGGCGACAAGCTAGGTTTAAGTATACCTGCTGGAATAAGCATCTGCAATTTATTAAATAGATCTAATAAATCCTCTGGGAAGCCTCCGAGGAAGTCCGTATTTCAGGAAGCTTAAAACTAAAGAGCGGACCAAATCCTGGTATACTTGGACCTGAAGGTCCGGTCAGGTATATCAAGATCTATTTCATTAACATCACAGGGCATTATATTCTCTTTTATTATATAACATTATTATCTTTAATTTTGTGTCTAACTTTATTAACGCCATCTAATAGGTTTTGTTTAGCTGATAATGGTCTTAAATTACTTAATGCCCAACATCTTTTAAAATTTTCATCTTCCATAGAAGTAAATGGTAATATAGAGCATGGAATTATATGATCAATTTGCCATTTCCAAGTAGATTGATCATCATCTTTCCAATCTTTTATTAAATATTGTCCATGATTATTCCAATTCATCCAAGGTTCAAATAAGCTTTCAAGATGTTCTTTTAATTGTTGTGGAGTATAATTTAAATATTTTAAACAAGAATTATCTTTTTTATTTATTGCATTTCTTATTCTAGTAGAAATATAATCTCTTAATTTAAAAATTGGATCATTTTTTCTTTTATTTTTATTATATTTTACTTGTCTAGTTAAAATTTTTTCTCTATTTTCTTTATTATATATTTTTTGTTTATCTACATTTCTTCTTTGATATGCTAATATTTTTTCTTTATTATTATTTCTATATTCTGCTGCTTTTTGTTTAATATGTTCTTTGTTTTTTAAATAATAATTCTTGCATTTATTTTTATATTTGGTTTTATTTTTATTTACACGTTTCATTTGTTTTAGATTAAAACACTTCTTACATTCTGCACGTGGTTTGCCCGTTTCTTTTCTTATATAAAACGCATCAATTGGATGTTCCTCTTTACATCCTTTACAATAACGCACTTCTATCATATTGAGCCACCAAACTCCTTTAAAGCCTCACGTCCCTGAATTATTAATGTTTCAGCCTCTAATATCATATTGGAATCAGATTTTAATACCATAGTTCCATTAGAATGTATTTTACATTTTCCAGGTGTTAAAATACTTAATCCCTGCTCATCAACCCTAATCATAGTAGCTTCAAAGCCTGGTCTCAAAATTCTTATATCCAATACTCCACCCCTAAATCCATTATCCTCAGAACCAAATCTACTATCTGTAGAAATTCCATATCCTCCAACTTGTATAAAACAATCTCCATCCATCCCCATAATCATCGATCTACCTAGCTTGTCCCTTCCCACATTGGCTACAATGGCTCCAGCTGTATCTAACCATAAAGACTGCCTATCTACAGTATTAGCCCCTACATTAAGCTCTAATGAACCATCAAAATTAATCTGACCACTTCTTCCTCCTGCATTAGCCTTATCTCCATCTATATAAATAGTTGTAGATACTACATTCTCTAATAATGTAATCGTACTCAAATCTATTGTTTCATCATTTTGATAATTAATAAAATCAGTACTTTGTTGAGTAATACATGTAGCAGTAATATCATGATAAGCAGTTCCATGCTTCATGTTTACTTTAGTTAATCTATCTATAGGAGTAGCTATTGTATCTCCTGATTTAATGGTTATAACTCCTTTTGTACCATCATAACCAGCATCTTTAATAAAAGGAGTTGCAGCAAATGAATCATGAAAGATATCTAAATTGTCTTCTCTATATATTAATTTGTTTGGATTTTTATTATCTTCTTCTCCAAATGTAGAATAGTTTTCATATCTAGATAATAAAGAAATATTTCCCTTTTCTGAGCTGGCAGGAACATTTACTTTAAATTGTCCTTCTTTATCTATATCTATAAAAAATCTAGATCTGTTTCTAGCATAATCATCATTTGAGTTAATATCAGGAAGAACTACTGTATTATTTGTATTTACTTCTTTTCTAGCATTTATTTCAAAATGATATGCTATAGACTTTCTTTCTAATTCTTTTATCTTAAGAAAGTTCTTTAATTTATCTTCAGACTTATCTGTTCTTAAAGTTGCATTATCTTTACCAACTGGAATAGGATATCTATTTAAATCTAAAATATTTCCAAAGATATCAATTACAGTACCTTTTACAGTTTCCATAAGATAATTTGGCTCTACTAAAGATAAGCTTAAAGTATCTGCTCTTGAATTTCTTCTATTTGGATATTGATAATTTAACTTTTCTTGTTTAGAAGCTCCATATATAGTAGCTTCAAAATAATCATTAGTTACTTTAGAATCTTGAGAAAATTCATAAACCATTTCTCTTGATTCAATAAAGGCTGGGTTTTTATTAGAACCTTTAGTAATAGAATTTGCTGTTGAAGTAGGATCTAAGCCTATAGTAATGAAAAAATCATTATAATCATCATCTAATAATTTAGAGTCTTGATCAAATGTATCATTATATTTAGTATCTCTTTTAACTACTGCTGTTGAAGATCTAGTGCCTTGGGTAAAATTGTATTTATTATTAAAATATGATTTATAAAGATCTGAATCTGGATTAATATGAATATGATGCTTATCAGAACCTATAATTAAATTATTATTAGTATCTAAAGTTAATTTAGTATCATTTGTTGATTGAATTAATAATTGATTATCAATTAAACTAGGAAGCAAATTAGGATTATCTGATTTAAATCCAACGAAATAATATTGATTTCCGACTGCCTTGAGCAACTATAATAGGAGTACCGAGGAAAAGGTTTAGCTCCTACAAACAAACCATTATTAGAATATAAGGCATGAGGAAAGTTAATATCTATTGATTTAGGCTGAATTTTAACATTACTAGAAGTTAAAGTAGCTTTAATAGTACCACGACTTGAATCATAGGCAGTAATAGTAGCCTCTTTTAATAGTCCAACTGGCTCATCAAATACACTTATCATTGTTTACTTACCTTTATATAACAATCTAATACTGTTTCAAATAAAGCCTTTTTTAACTTATTCTGATATTGATTTGGAGATTGTTGATTATTAGTTTCTTTAATATCTCCGTGAAGCTGTAACTGCTCCTGATCCTATTTTTTCTCTAGCCAAATCCCAAGCCTTCTGAGAAGGGGATAATTCTGAATCATTTAAATTAATTTCGACTATAGAAATATGATCCTTATCAATTAATGGAGCTGATAAGGTATCTCCGATTATATAGACCGATTAATAGCTGAATCTCTCAAATCACTAGCAAAAGCATAAAGTAATGGATCAGAGGCTCCATCATTTGAATAAATTCTTAATTCAAGTTCTACTTTAACATTAGAATCTCCTGAATTTTGATTTATCATATAAGAAGCAGTATACATTGAATTCTTAAACATTTGTACGTTATACTTCTGCAATGGAGTTAATTGAGCTTGATAGCTATTATTAATAGGAACGAAGCCTGTATTATTTACATCTAATTGGAAACAGCCTAGGTTAGTTTGATTATTAGAATCATGTTGTCTATAATTAACTAAATCAGTATTAGTTTTATTATTATAGATTGCTTTACCCATTAAATCTAAGAAGCTTGGAATATATTCTCCTGGAGTATGTCCGATAACTTAAATCTAGTGTAGTTGTAAATTGTCCGCCATAAGTAAAGTTATGTGAAACTCTTTCTACATAATATAATAGACCAAAAGATTCTATAAATATAACTTCTCCTGGTTGCATGAATTCATTTCCTGCAATAACCAAATTACCTCTTAATATATTCTTTCTTGCTATACTAAGTAACATAGCTGCATAAGGAGCTAATTGAGTATCAGGATTAGTTAAGCCTGGCATTGATAATGAATGAGGAGTTAATAAACCATAATTTCTCCATAAATCATAATCTACTGCTACTGCAGATGTCATTTGATTGCCACCACCTTGACCATCTACTTTAGCTAGATTTAATCCAGTTGGACCATCAGCAACTAATAGATCTAGTCTTCCGATTGACTTGAACAGTAGTATATTGTGGTTTTGTTTCTGTAGAAGTAAAGCTAATTATTTGACTATCTTTAATAACAAAGCGTTTACCACTATCTAAACCATAGTCATCAAATGTTTCATCTTCTATCATTGATGCAAATATTTCTGGTACATTTGCATTTTGTGGGGAAGCATTTAATAGAATTGCATTAGATGTATTAGCTGCATCTTTTGTATCTAGAGATTTTAATTCAGAGGCATTTTTAATACCATTATAGAATAGTTTAATTGCTCTATCTCTTTCTGATAATTTACCAGCAATATCATTTGTAACTTTAATAATATCTATATCTAAGCCGTCTCCAACTATGATAGATCCTGTTCCTACTATTTTATCTACTTTATAAAAGTCTGGAAGTATTTTTTGTCCAGTTTTTCTTTCTAATCTAGTTTTAATAGCATTAACTTTATCTTGTTCAAAGATTGAAGAAATATTTTCAAATTGAGATCTTTTATCTGGATTAGTAAACTCTAATATTCTATCAAATCTAGCAGTAAGATCGAATAATAATTTAGTAGATGTATTTTGTGTTTTTAATGCATTTAAAGTTTCATCAATATCCTCATTATCTGGATTAACTGCTAACTTAATTAACTGATCTATTTTAACAATATCTCCAGTTGTTTCACTAGAAATAAATGAAAATATAGAATTATAATTATCAATGCTAATTAAAAATAATGTTGCATCATAATCATTCTTATATCCTAATACTGCACAATCTAATCTAATTTGATCTTCTAATACTTCTACTCTTTCTTTTAAAGTATTTAATTGATCTGTTAAAAATGAATTTAAAAACTCAGGAAATACCTGTACTCCAGTTGTTTTTTTAAGTTGCATCATTCTAGCAAATACAGAACTTGGCATTTTATTATATTGTGGTGCCCTTACTCTAATATGTCCTTGAGTATCTGCATAAACTTCTAAGTTTAATAAAGATTTGGCTTGTTCTAAATTTTGTGTTATAGAACAATAATCATTTTCAAATATAGTCATACCAGCTGTAAATGATTTTTCAAATGCAGCTATATCATAATCCTTATCATAAGAATCATCTACTATAAATAGATTTTTATCTTCATTAGCTCTAACCTGCCATGACATTCTTCTTGTAAGATAATTTAATTTCTTTCTTAGTTTTTTTCTTATATTATCATTTGATTTAGATTTGCTTGACTCTCCATCATTTAAAAATGTATCTTCATCAAATTCTATAGAGTCACCAACTATATTAAATGGCGCTGACTTTGGATCATTTCTTAATTCAATTTGTAACTGATTTGCTGATTTAAGTTTTTCATTTAAATAAATATCCTGTTGTGAATATACTACAGGATCATATCCTGGTTGTCCATTTAATAAATATTGTTTATTCTTTAAATCTACAATTTCTGGAATTAAATCTTGTAATGCTTTATTTTTATCTATTATTCTTTTCTGAGCACCAATATATTCTGCATACTGATGTTCATCAATACTAAGATATTTGAAAGGAATAAAATTCCCCCACATTACATTTCTTTTATCTAGTTGTTCTCTTAATCTACTAAAATAAGTATGTGCAGGATTTTGTCCACTTTGTGCATCTGTAACTGAATTATTTAATTCTAATGTAGATTTATAATAAGTAACAAAGTTATAAGGCTGTCCAGTAATTAATAATGATATGACATTCATTATATCTTGTCCAGCAAATGGTCTATCCCATATATTTGGAATTCCAGTATACATAGGATCATTTTGAAGTAAAGAAGTGGTTGTTTGAGTAAATACTCCTATTCCTTGTTTCCATTTATATACTAATCCATCTGGAGCATATAAAGCTTTTGTAGATCTTCCAGTAATAGGATCTACAATAACATCATGAATAAGATTGCTTTCATCTGACTTTTGACCTACATGTGGTCCTGATTTAAATTTTAATAATGGAGATTTTACATTAGTTAATAATAATCTATTTTCTTCTAATAGATTATCAGAAGCATAGTCTTTAGAACCGATTTACATTAATATCGTCAAACTTAGATTTGAATGGAGTTAATGGATCATAAATCATTCCGATTAAATACATCTACTCCTGGTTTAAAATTAATCTTTCCGATTAGATAAATAGGCTCCGATTATCATGACAACTTACATTTACAGTATACTTACCACCAGAATATGTAACTGGAGCTGATTCAACTATTCCTGCAAAAACATGAGTTCCTTCAATTTCATTTACAAATTGATCTCTTATACTTAACCATAAAGAATTATTAAAATCTGATCCTACAAATATAGACTTCTCTGCTTGTAAATCTAAATTGCCAGATGGATTAAATACATTTTTAATTGAATCTGTTAAATCTGTTATTGTATTATTAAGATCTTGTAATACAGAAAGACCTTCAAAATTAGCTCTCAATCCTGCAGTTAATTTATTATCAAATCTAGATTTTGAATTTATATAAATATGTACAGTATCTTGTGGCTGAATAATACACTTTCCGATTAAAGTTAAATCTCATCTTTCTTCTTACATAATTAGTTTTTTCATTATTGTTAAAAAAACTATCATGTGCTGAAGCTTCTAATTGAATCTTTTGGAATATTTGATCTATTAATTTCTTTAATAAACCTAATTCAGAATCTGTGCTTTGTTGAAATGATTCAGAACTTTGTAATCTTTGCTTCTTACCATCTATGCCTGATATTCCTAATACTGCTCCACCTTTAAGATATTCATCAGCTATTTTAACCTTTCCGATTAGAAGATCCTAAACCTAATGAAGAACTAAAATTACCAGAACTAAATTCAAAAGGAATTTCTATTCCAGAATTATCTACTATTACTCTAACTCTTTTACCAAAAATACTATCTGGATTGACTTTTATGGTTAAAGGAGAAACATTTCTATTATTTCTAAATGTATTTAATCTACGAGTATTTAAATCTATTAATTCATCTATATTCTTTCTTGAAAATTGAAATAATTTCTTATTATAAAAAGAATTGGTGGCATCTGATATTGCTTTTTCAATATCAAATTCTGTTATTAACATTGCTTTATATGGATCTTCTATACCAATATTACAACTTCCAGTACTTAATTGCAATCCAACATTAGTACTAAAGTTTGAAAATGTAGTAATCTCCATTACTCCAGTACCATCTCCGATTTTTTAAATATGTAGTAGAATCTTGCAACCAAGTTGTAGTTTTGGCTGTTTTATTAAAAGCATAATTTTTACGAATTTTATCAATAGTAGCAATAAACTTATAAATACCAGTATCTGACTGTTCTCCACCCAAAGAGAAAGTAGCATCAGCAACTGCTTCAGTAAGATTAAATATAGCTGGTAAAAACTGCTCAGTTATACTTGCTGTTCTAGTAATTGATTCTATTTTAGATAGTTTCTCTAATGCTGAAATTTGCTTACATTTATTATTAAATAAAATTTGACTAGCTCTATAGAATAGCTTTTCATCTTTATCCATAGTAGAAAGATTATAATTTTCTGCTAAAGATGAAAACATTCTTTTTTTAATTAATATGGTAGCATTAGGTTCTTGCATTAATACATCTAAAGTATTAAGATCCATTTGATAAGCATTAGGGCGAATGAATCCTTGATCTACATAAGATCTTTCTGCAGTATGGTCAAATTGAGAAGCATAGTTTCCTAGTCTACCATATAAGACTTCATTACCATCAATTTTAGCATTAAGAGAATGATCTTGCACTTCACCTATACCAAATTGTGATTCTAATTGTTTACCTAATACATCTAAAAAACTCATTTTTTGATTCCATTAAATGAATAACCTTGAGAATACATATATGAATTTTGTGCAACATTTGAATCACTATATTCAGCTGGAGAATATACATTAGCAGTATTTGGTGATCTCTGCCAACCAAAGTTATTAACTCTATATCCACGTTTTTGAGTAGCAGTAAATGTTATAGTATATTGAAAATTAAAATTATCTGCTGATTCAGTAATGTTCATAGTTTTAAAATATCCTCTATATACAACTCCTGCATAATACATTTCAACAGTAAAAGCATATTGAGCTAAGCTTGGCATATTCTTAGGTACTAAATTTTCTTGAGCTTGATCTATTCCTAATAAGCCTCCTAATACAGTTCCTCCTGTACTGCCTAGAACAGAATCTAAACCTGATTGAACTATATTTGAAACTGGATTACTAGAATTATAATTATTAGCAGCTACAGCTAAACCAGTACCGATCAAATGCATATTGTTCTGCTCTATAGATTTCATAAAGCATATTAATGCCTTCTGCACCTGAAGATCCTGTAGTGCCTGATAATGTTATTTCAGTTAAACTTTCACCCCAATATTGTAAAGAAAATCCACCTTTAGTTCTAATAGATTGAATATCTTTACTATTATTGATTTGTAAAGTTTGAGGATTAATCCACATTTTAATAGCGCCGAAATTCTGGAACATACCAAGTAATAAGATTTGGTTTGAATCCTACTGCTTTTCTTTGATTAATAACTTTAGTGAAAGGTAATCCATTACCGATCAGCAGAAGGAACGCTTGGAAGTATATTATCACTATTAATAGTTTTCTTATCATTAAGTGAGTCAATAGCTTTATTAGTTGTATCTATTAATGTATCTAAAAAATTAGCCATAATTATTTCCTACCTGCTTGTGTGCCAGGTTGAGTTAAAGCTTGACCGAGTTTGTGGAACATGAATTTTAGCATGACAAGAAGCGCAATAAGCATTTATTTCTAATTGAACAACTTCTGGTTTACCATCTCTCATATGTTGATGTGGAATTGTATCTGGAGCCTGTTGATTTGGTTTCTTTATAGTTTGAGCTGTAGCAACTCTTCTAGCTTCAGCAGCAGTATCTTGTGGAGCTTTAGCTTTCATAGCATCTGCAATTTCTTTTTTTCTAGCATTTTCTTTTTCTATTCTTGCATCTATTATACCTTGTTTGATCTTGGCTAATTCTGGTTCTTCAGGCATACCTGAACGTGGAGAAAGTAGTCCAACAACTCTATCTCCCATGCTTGAAAAACCTCCCATAAGTAATCCTGGAATATCTGCTAATACAGATACTGCTTCAGAAACTCTACCATCTGCCGTTTTCTTATCTATAGACTTTGCAGATGCTTCAGATCCTTCAGCCATTCTTTTTCGTAAATCTTCACTTCTTCTATCTATTTCTGTAGATCCTTCTACACCAGCTAATTTTTCACCTTGTTTTGCTGCTAATGATCTTCCACCTAAGGCAAAATTAGATCCTTCTATACTTACTTGGGCGGCACTTATATTAGCTCTTGCTATACTCATTGGAGTATTTTGCATATCTAATAGTTCTGTACCTCTTTTTCTCTGCTCTTTACTAACAGCATCTACATTTCCTAATTGATAATCTTCTTTTTTAATAGTTTCATTAGCTTTAAATCCCTGCAAAACTTTAAATGCTTGTTCTCTTGATTGAACAATTTTACCCATTGGACCTTGAGTTAACATTTGAATTTGTTTTTCAAATTGTGCTGCTGCTTGTTGGCTTTGTCCAGCATCATCTAATGTTAATATTTTTCCAAATTGTTTTTGCATTGTACTTTTAACTTTATCAAAAACTTGATCTACTTTTCCTTCTGATAACATTTTATCAATTTGAAAAGCTCCCTGCAATCCTCCAGGACCTCCAGTTTGTTGTGATAAATATGCTTTTTGAGCAGCGCTTAATTCATGTACAGAATGACTAAAACTTTTTGTAATTTCTGTTATTTGTCTACTACTTAATCCTGCTTGCTCTAAACTTTTTGAATAATTTAATAATAATTGAGATTGCCCATCTAAAGTATTTCCAAAATATTGAAATTCAGTAGCTGCTTGTTGTGTAAATGCTCTAACATCTTTTAATTGTAATCCAGCTTTACTACTAACTTCAGAGATTCTGCTAGTCATTTGTAACGCTTCACTACCTTTTAGATTTAATGATTCATAAGCTACACCCATATCAGCAATAACAGTCTTATAATCATTTCCAGTACCTCTAGCTAATTCTATACTAGCTTGTAATACAGAAGTACTTTCAGCGCCTTTTCTTACTGAAGTAATAAATCCATTCATAGCTCCAGGAACAAGAGCTATACTATGATAAAATTCAGTTACTTGTTCTCTAGTTAATCCAGTTCCTTTTTCTGCTGCTAATAAAACATCTTGTTGTTTAGAAACTAAATCATTAAAAGATTCTAAAGAATTATTATCACCATATACTTGTTTTAGTTGACCTAATGAAGCAGCTGTATTTAGAAAAAAATCACCTAACTTAGCTCTTTGATCCATTGTTGCAAAAAACTTAAGTGCATAATTTTGTAATCCTTGAAAACCAGTTCCAACAACTGGTAATGCAGCACCCATTCCTTTTAGTAAATTGGTTATACCAACAGAATCTAAAGCTCTTTCTGAACTGGATTGTATTGTTTGAAATTGTTTAACAAATGAATTAGAAAAATCTGTTCCTCCTAATTTACTCATTGAATCACTTACATTAAGTACATGTGTCCCTAATAAGCCTAACATCATTGAAGTAGATCCAACTGCTAAATTTAATGAATCAAATTTAGTTTTAGCAGTTGTTAATATTCCTGTAGCAGAATCCATTAATACACTGGTTTGTTTAATGGTGGCATTATATGCTTGCTGTGCAATATCAGCAGCTTTTATTTTTGCTTCATCAATAATTATAGGTGTATCATCTGCCATTATTTACTCTTCAATCTTTTACGCTTTCTTCTAGTTATTTTTTCTTCCTTACTATCTTCCTGTACCATTGCCCATGATTTCTCAAACTCTTCATCTGTAGTTACATAATTACCTGGTCCTGTACCTAACATGTCTTTTACCATTTGTGGATTTATAAAGGACCCTATTAAATATGCTTGATTTTTAGCAAGTTCATATTTATCATTTTGATCTGCCAACCATTGTTCAAACATATACAACCTCTGAACCGGATCTATATTTGCTATCTTCTTGCTACTAGGCTTACACCTAAACATCTTACACAAATACCAAATAAATCTTTGATCCGGTTCATCTTTTATTTTTTTAGATCGTTTACTAACTCCTCTACCTTAACCTGCGTATCTATTGCAAATTTCTTATTTATTTCATCATTCAATAATGAATACTCAGCATACAATCTATTACAAAATGCCATTCCCAATTCTTCAATAAACTCTTTCTTATCATCTAGTTTATCAGATCCTATAAAATCTGAAAACCCAACTCCATCTATTGATACAACACTTCTACATAGCATCTGCTTAACCATTTCAAATGGCTCTTCTATTGTTCCTGCTACTTTAGCTACTTCTGTTAAAGCATTTTTATATTCTTTATTCTTTAATGATTGTAATGTAAATTTAATATTATTAATTTCTACAGTTTTTGTTAATGTAGTTATGCCACAAAGATATTCTATTCTTTGCTTTGCTGCTGGGCTCATTCTTTCAGAAGCATTTAGTCTAGCTATTTTATCTTGATGTGCTTTTTGCTGTAATTTTCTTAATTCAGCATCACTCATTTCATTAACATCTTGCATTGAAGAATCTTCTACTTCAAATGTTCTAAAATTTCCTTCTACATTTCTACTACCTATTGAACTCTCAAATCTAGCCATATATCTCCTAAAAACAAATTATCCTCAAAACTATATATCAGCTTTGAGGATAATTTTTTATCTTTTAATTTTTAAAATTAATATAGGCTTGGATTTCCAACTAGACTCAATAAGCCACCAGCATCTAATGAACCTCTTCTTCCAGATTGTCCCTGATCTACTCTTCTTTCAATATCTGAAACAGCACCATTACCAATTAGTGCTGGCTTATAATCGCCTCTTGGTGATCCTAATGATCCAACTGGTCCACCTAATACTGTTGAGAATATTGATTCTGCTTTCCAATTCATACTATCAGAAATAATAAAATTATCTGATGTATAATTAACACTTATATCACTTATCCATACATTTTTAATTGTAGTAAGTATTTGTGATCCAGAATCTACATCTTGTGCATCAATAATTACAATATCAAAAGGATATATTTGGGCACTAGCATGAATGAATGATCTCTGAAATGCCTGAGCTATTCTTAATCTATCAAATCTTGTTCTATCACATGATCCTGATATATCTGTTGATTTATTTGGTGCCGAATCAATGTGACCATCTACTCCAATTGCATCAACCATTGCTATAGATCTGGATTCACTGATGCTTAATTTATTTACAGCTCCAACTGAAACACCATTTACTTTTATAATTATATTAGTACTTAATGATGTAGAAGTTTTATTTGTTCCATCATTATTATATAATGTATCTCCACTGTTTATTGCTGAAACTACCATATATTCTCCAAAATCCTATATCTATATATTTACTTAATCCCTTATTGTTATTAATTATTTAAAATTATCCGCTTACTTTTAAATGTCTGGATCTTTTTACCCCATCCTTATGATTTTCTTTAGCTGATAAAGGTCTTAAATTACTTAATGCCCAACATTTCTTAAAATTATCATCTTCCATTGAAACATATGGTAAACATGATTGCGGTATTATATGATCTATTTGCCAAGTCCAAGTTGATTGATCATCATTCCATACCTTAGAATATTTCCCATAATTTTTCCAATTCATCCAAGATTCAAATTGCTTTTCTAAATGCTCTTTTAAATCTTCTATGCTATATTCCAAAAACTCTAAACAACTATGTCCATTTTTATTAGAATTATTATTCTTTAAATTTTTCCAAATAAAATGTGATACGCTTCTTCTTATTACAAAATTAAAATCTTCTTTTCTTAATCTTTTAGACCTTAATTTTGCTTTATTTAAATTTTTCTTATATTCACAAACTTTGCAATCACTTTCATAAGAAACTCTATCTGCCTTAACTCTTTTTCTAAATTCATTAATTTGCTTTAATTGTTTACAATTTTTACAAATTCTTTCAGTTAATTTATATACATATCTTGGAACTTTATGATTTTTACTATCTAAACCTAATTGTCTGTAAGCTCTTTGTATTGTGCTTCTATTGACGTTTAAAATTTGAGCAATTTTTCTAGAGCCATAATTCTCATTAAAGAGCTCATGAATTTTAGATAATTGCTCAGAATTAAATTTCGTCTTATATCTGTCCAACGTTTACCTTGATATAGATATAGTTGATAGGATATGCTGGCTGTACTCTTACAGATACGTTCCACTGTCTTGGATCTACTGAGTCTCTTACTACTACCAAGTCAGCATATGCCGTAATCAAATTACCAGCCATAAAGTTACTTAATAATGCAACTGCTCTTGCATACAACTCAACTTGTGTAGTGTTATTCTCAACAGTTCCAATAAATGCCTGGAATCCTGCTCTTAAAGCCTTAGCTATTCTATCTCTGATAAAGATAATGCTAATCTCTTCTTCCTCTGGATATCCGCTTTGTGTGGTTGTTCTACCCCAAATTACTCTACCACCACCAGTTACTGGCTGGAGTATTGTAACTCCTGCTGCCGCTAATCCTTCCATGGTTAATGGAGATAATAGCTTGTTTCTTAGGATAGTAAAGCCTGTTAGAATCTTGTTTGTTAATGGATTCTCTACTCTTACATCTGCTGCAAGATAACCTGCTGCAGCTGCTGCTATATAGAAACCATCTACTACTACATTGTCAGTTCCTGCTTGTACTACTATCTCATCTGGATAGAAATATACACATCTATATGTATTTCCAAATGCATCTGCTACTGAATAGTTTGCTAGATCCTCTACATTTCCTCCCAATACTTCTGTAATTGAGTCTCCTTGTATACCTTCTAGTAATCCTATATCTTCTACTGCTGCATCTTCTGTACCCATTAAGTTCTCTGCAGTTAATCCTGCAATAGCACCTATGAATAATACTCTTTCTTTCTTATTTCTAATATTACTCATTGCTTTACAATGTGCTAATGAGTTCTGGAATATTGTTGAAATTGTTTGTTTTGGTAGTGGTACTAAAATATCACATTCAACTAATTCCATTGACTCTAGTGCATTGATCCAGCCTGCATCATAGAATGAAGCATCTCTTGTATCAACAATTGTGACTCTTAATTGATAACCATTTGGTACAATGTTTTTGTTACAAACAATATATGTGCTAGTATCTGATGTATCAATTACTTCATAACGCATATTACTTTCATTTACAATTGCTTTCTTAATTGTACATGTATGTCCTGAAGCTGCAGTAATATCATAATCGCCATCATTTGTATCAGTTCCACTTATTCTAATTCTCTTAGTTAGAATTCCTGAAATTGCTCCAAAATCTGTTGCAGCGCTTGCAAATGAAGCTGTTGCTAAACCAACGTTAGCAGTAATGATACCATCTGTTGCATCTGCTACTGAAGTATTTGTTGATACATCAATAACATCAAAGGTTACTGTAGATTCATTTGTAAAGTCAGGGAATGCATCTGCAGTTACATGCAAATCACCATTAGTAACTGATGTAATTGTATATGTATTAATATTTGCTACATTTGTTGCATCAATTATCTTTAATTGTTTGCCTACATAAGTGGCATCATATTCTGTACCAGAACTAAATACACCCAATGTATAACTTGAAAGAATTCTTCCAATATATCCATCAAATCCACTATTTATAGTTGCATCTTCTGATACAACAGTATAGAAGTATGAATAGCCTGCTGGTGCAGCAGTGTTACTTGTTATAAATTGATTTGTAGTTGGGTTGCCTGAAGTATCTAGAGTATAGAAATCCCATTTATTTGGAAGTAACTGAGTCTCAACATCTGTAGCTGGATTAGTTACAAAGAAATGTATATCTGAATCTAGATTAGGAACAACTCCTACTGGTAGAGGAAATATAAAGTCATCATCATTTGAAGATTCTGCATTTATTGATTCATCTAAAACATAAGAAGTTCTTCTTGGCATTGGAGGAGCAGTTTGACAAGCCATTACTCCTGGAGCTTGATTAGCAAAAGCTAATTGTGCACCTAAGCTTAAGTTATTATCTGTACTTGGAATACCATGTTTTTCAACAACTGCATTCATTGATTGTAAGAATTCAGGATCATTTATATATGATTCTACTATAAAATTAGCTACTAATGAATCATCTTTAACTAGAACTCCACTAGCAACCTTAATAGTAAAAGCATCTCCGTTCTATAAATGAAGTTACTTCACCTATTGAGAAGCTTAGAATACCATTACTTACAACTGTATTATCTGCTTGCCAGAATATAGGATTACCATTAGAATCTAATTTGGCTCCTGAAATAGAACCTATTGCTACGAATTTGGCAGTGCCCATGATAGGAACATCTAGAGAAGTACGTTGTACGCCAACACAACGAATTGTCCATGTTTCTGGTTGAGCATTTGCATCTACTAAAGTTAAGTTGCTTATATAACCATCACCAACATTTGTTGATAATGCTACATAACCATCTCCACCTTGATCTTGAATATGACCACTTTGTAACTCTATTCTACCTGTATCAATATCAATTCTATAGTCATATTGATAACTAAATGGATCACTATCTGGTGTTTGTTCTAAACCAACTAGAGGAATTCCATTTTTATATAGAGTTGTTCTATTTGAAATTAGTGGATAGATACTTAGTTGAAAATGTCTACCATCTGCACCTGTGGTGGATGTATAAGAACTATTTACACCGTCTCTTCCACCGCCATTTGCAGTAGAAACGATTGTTTGATTAGTTGAGCCTTCGCCCAAAATTGCTGCTACACGAAGACCACCAGGAACTGATAATCCTCTTGATTGAGTTATGACATCTGTAACAACGCCTGGTAAAAGCCCTTGACCACCTGGAATATTTGGCATATTTAAATCCTATTTATTAACTACTTACTTATTTATGTTAAAATATTAACAACACCTGTTATATATTTCGACTTGTTTGATATTATTTTATATTATGCAGTGTTTTTAGATCAGAAAACTTTAAATTATGTCTTGTTCTTTTTATTCCTTCTAATATATTCTGCTTTGCTTCTAATGGTCTTAAATTAATTAATGCCCAGCACTGTCTAAACTCTTCATCTTTCATAGATGTATATTTAAATGTAGAATGTGGTATAATATGATCTAAATGCCAATAAAAACCATAATTTTCCCATGTCATCTTATCATCAAACTGTGATTCTAAATGATTTCTTAAATCTAATATTGTATATTCTAAATAACTAAAAATAGATTTACCATATTTATACTTAATTACATCTCTAATAGAATTACTTATATTATGTCTTATTTTTTGTATTGGGGTTCTTTTCTTTAATCTTCTTTTCGCTTTTAAACATTCCTTACAATAAATATAATAGCATAATTTTTTAGAATTAACCAATTTTCTATGATAAGTTCCAAATTCTGTTATAGGTTTTGGTATACAAGTTTTACAAGTTCGGTATATCATCTAAATCTACATAAGTTTCTATTGTTAAATTTTCAGCAGGAGGAATTAATAAATTTGTAGTATTTCCGAAATTCCATACTAAAAGTAATAATATCTATAATATTCTTAATAGGAACATTTCTTTCCCATTGAGTTCTAACATCTAAAGTAATAGATTGTCTAAATAACTTATCATTTCTATCTTCAGATTCTGAAGGAGATCCAATAGTAGGAGGTTTAACTACAACTCCTGCATATTGTAAAGATTCAAAATAAATATCAGTAAAACACATTCCGAATTAACTCTAACAAATCATCTCTAGCTCTTAAAGATCTAGTTAAAACATCTATAGTAATTGAACCTTCCCATATACCAGCTGTTACAAATGATTCTGGAGTTCTTACTTCTGTTTTATTTCCGATATCCATCTTCATATTGCATTGTAGAATATTTAATAGCTCCTCTTTCTCTATTTATTGATAAAGGAACTGATTTACTTCCTGCATTTTTAACAAGAATAGCTGGATAAAAAGCAACATCATATCTATAGTTTTCTCCTATAAATAATCTAGTGCATGAATCATCATCAGGCAATCCTGCATCTATAGGTAATCCTGTATTATCTGCTGTATTAGGAAATCCCCAAGCATCTCCTATGTATCTATAATAGGAATCTTTAGAAAAGAAATCTCTTAAAGTAGCAATAATCATTTCCTTAGGATACACAATCATTGAAGCTTGAATGATATTATGTATCTTATATAGATCCGATTTAAAATAATTACCTGTTGCCATAATTTACCATCTAAATTTAACTAAAATTGGAGAAATATAGATATCTACAGGATTAGACCCTACCACTTCCCAATCCATAGTAAATCCTGCAGTTAATGTTCTTAATCTACCAGTAGTATATTCTAAAGTTTTATCTGGGCTTTCTAGATTTACAGTTAAATAGTGTGTAGTTGTTGTTGTATTTAATGTAGTTCCAGAAATTTGTGAATATTCTCCTTGATCAGTATTTCCTGATGTACCAGAAACTGCATCTAAATCAATAGAGCTAATAACATCATCTTGACGAGTAATACTCATTAAGAAATATGAATCTGAAGTTAATTCTGTTGTTGCTCCTGGAACTGATTTAATACCCATCTTTATTTGACAGATTTTAACATCTAATGGAAGATATGAATTTATTGTATCTTGGAAATAAATCTTTCTATTTACAGTATCAGTATCATGTATTCTAATAATATTAGAAGTATATTGCCCTATTGGTAATACTGATGGAGTAGTATTAACTGAACCAAGATATGAAGTTCCTGTAATTTCAGATACAAAATCATCTTCATATTTAAATTTACTTGCTGTTAATGGTATATTTACATAACTTACTTGATTAACATTTCTCTCAGCTATTATTGAATATGCTGTAGTATATGCTTCTGGTATATAAATATGATTTTCTGTTGTACCAGATGTATATGGACTATCAAAAACATTCTCTGTAATTATACATGTTAAATATTCACCAGTCCAAGCTGTCCAAGCTACTCCATTAGAATCATATGGTATTGATGCTTGTAAAAGCTTAAATCCAACATATGAATTACAACTATTTGCTGCAACATGTCTATAAATAGCATTATTTTTAACAATATTTATTAATCCGCCTATTGTTATTAAATTGGCTGTAGGAGTTCTATTAAATCCTTTTAGAATATTATTTGTAATAATTGCAGATGATTGACAAACTATATAATTAAGATAATTATATGTAGTAGATATTGTATATCCAAAATTAGTAACATTTCCATGTATAAATACACTTGAATCATTATTATTTGATATTGTAGAAACTCCAGGAATAACTCCATTTAGTTTTTGAGTTAATGAAGTTACTGATATTGCTGATCCAAATGTCTCAGATATTGAATTAGTTGAAACATCATTTAACAACTCTAAGTATAATCTAGAATAAGCAGATAATTGATTATATGATATATTTAATTTTGATAACTCTTCATAAGCAATACCAGTATGAATGAAGGAACATGCATTATTTTCAATATTAACATTACCTGAAGAATATTGACACATATCTTGACTATCAGTTGGAGTATCTGTAGATATTATGCTAACTTCAAAATATTTACCATTTCCATCTAATGAGCCTATAAATATACAACTATTATTTTGTATATTTAATGATTGTCTAACTGCTCCAATAAATGGAGCACTTATTGTCATTATAGAGTTTGTTGACGTTATATCATTATAAGGTATTTTACCTTGTATCCAATATCCTATTGTTCCACAAATATTATTTGAAATATTTCCGATTAACTACTACCAATCCTGGTAATGTCATAGATTCTGGAAATGCACCTTCATATTTAAGTGAAGAAACCAATATCATTTGATATCTATTACAAATGTTTCCAGTTATTTCTAATCCTTCTATAGTTGTAGAAATTGTAGATACACTTGGGCTTGTACTATTTACTATAGCTATTGCTGCTCTAAAATCATCTTTAGTCTGATAAGATTCAGCTAATGGAATTCCTCTAGTTTGGAATTTATTATTTTTTATACTTACATTTCTTAGATATAATGATTTATTTGATGCACTAATAGTTGTTACCATTAATATAAATGGATATCTTTCATTTGTTCCAGCTTCTGGAATTTGAAAAATAAACTCATTATTTTCTATTATATAGTTTTTTCTTATATTTTCTATTGATTGATTATTAAATGAACTTGTATAAGCCATTTCATATACTATACAACCTTTACCATTTGCTGGATTTACTAGATTATCTGGATCAAAATCTGGATCTTCATCTGCAGTATATGTCCAATAAAATTTATTATTTTTAATAGTAATATCTCTTGGAATTTGATTATAAATAACTGCATGTGCATTTGTATTAAATTCACAACCATCAAAAGTAATGTATTTAGAAAAGCTTGTTAAATCAAATACTTTACCAGTAACACCATCTGATTTATCTATATCTACATTAAAATTACAATTAATGAATCTTACTTTTTCACAAATGTTTAATGCAATAAATGTGGAAACATTTCCTAATGAAATATTAAATGTACAATTATTATATTCAATATTTGTAGAAGAACCATATTCTAATATAGTAACTGATGTATCAGTTGTTTCATATGTAAATGTACAATTTTCAAAATATTGATTTTCAGCATCTGATGTAACTGTCCATGAATCTGTAAATACAAAGTTAATATTTTTAATATTTACATTGTTTCCAAATACTACAGCATCATTAAATTGAATATAATTTGAATTACCTTCTCCATTAATATATGTAGTAGTAGTATAATCAAATGCTATAGGAGCATTTACAATTCCATCTGATCCATAAGAATAGTGTATATTTCTAAATGAAGCAGTTCCATTAAAATCATTATTTAAATATAACCAATTAAATATAGCTTCTGCATTATTAAAATTACATTGATTATGTAATGCTGGATCTGAAGCATTACTAGCATAGCTTAGATTTAATTTATCATCTACATTTGTTACAAATCTTCTAATATCAGATAAGCTTAATGTAGTAGCAGCACTTGTACTTCTAACTAAATAAATTGGTGCCAAATCTTTTCTTTTAATTAAATTAGAGAATGTAGTAGCTTCTAATGAATAAGTATTACTACTAGTTGGATTTGTAGCTACAAATTTTCTATTTGGATTACTTATATTAGTTGGATGTACTGTTGGCTCATAATCATCATCTAATAATGGAAGTAATTGATATTCTGATTTATCATTTACACATAATACCCATGTAATATTATATGATGTTGATGAATATAATTCATTCACTTTTGGAACATTTATTGTCTGATTATTGATAGTACATAGATTACCATTTACTAAAGCAACGCCACCATTTAAATAGAATTGATTTTCATCTGGATTAGTAGTATCACTTGCAAATTCAAATCCTCTTACAACTCCATTACCATGTAGATATCTATCTCCTGCAGTTATAAAGCTAATTGCTGATGTACTTAGATCTTTTTCACTAGTATTACCAAATGATCTATCATCTGATACATAACTTACTTGTTTAGATGAATCTGAATATTGACATGAACCAATTAACATTAATTCTTCATCTAATGATAAACTTGGAAATAATTGAATATCAATATCTTTATTAGTAAATGTACTAACACTTGTATTAATATCTACTATTAAATCTATATAATCTATTTCTGTTTGATCATAGAATCTAGTTATGGTTCCTTGTTTACCATATGTTAACGGACCAAAACTTGAATATGTTACACCATCATAATTACAAAGATATCCATCATATTCACCAGTAGTTCCATCATAACTATTCATATGTAGAGTGGTTTTAACTACAGTATTTGATTTAAATCCTCTTAATTTATTACTTACTTTAACAAAATTAAACTTAACTAATTCGCTATAGCTTCTTACAGTAACACCATTTACAGTAATATTAGATCCATCAGAAGCTAGTCTAGCTCTTTCATTTGTAAATGTTTTTCTATTTTGATCAACAAATACTTCAAAATATCTCTTAAATGGACCGACTGCTGAATTATCATATGCTGATTCTGTATTAAATGAAACAGAATCATAACCAAAATATAATCTGGCTGTAGAATTTAATGCTAAAGCAGAATATGTTCCTGGTGAAGTTCCTGTATTATGTAGAGCATCATAAACTACTATATTAGTTTCTGTACTTCCACAATTACATGGATCAAATATTACATCTTTAATTAAGAATCTTCCAAAGTCTTTTGAAACTCCATATCCATCATTTTGTTGAATTACTAGAGTTTTACCTACTTTTAATTGTGAAGCTCCAAGTAATTCTGGCACAGTATAAGTTACTTCTATATGTCCTGGAGGACCTGGAACTACATTTATATCTGTAACGGTACCTTCCCAATAAGTGTCACTATATCCATCTTCTATTTGAAGGATATCTCCTGCTAATCTATCTAATTCTGCTCCGATTTACATAGAAATTATTTCTTTCTAATGGAACTAATACTCTAGTTGGAACTAAGGCATCATCTGTAGATACATAGGTTGATCTAAAAGCTGGTCCAGCTAATCCTGCATTTGCTGGTCCAAAACCCAAAGCATCTATTGCTTTAATTGTTGAATCAAAAACATCTATTACATTATTTGGATATAATGCATTTGTTAAGCTTACACTATAAGCTCCATATCCATCTGTCATTCCTGCTATAATTGCAAATGCAGCATCATTATAATGATCTGCTAGCATAATGCCAAATTCACCTTCATGTTTAAATGCAATAAATCTATAATTAAATCCAGCCTGTCTAAATGCTAAATTAGTTGCCTCAACTACCGAATCTAAAGTATATAATCCTGGAGTTTGTCCTTGATTACCACTTATATCTATAGCAACCATATTTATAACTTCAGTAAATGGATTGCCAGTAGGATACAATTGTAGACTTAAATTATAATGAGTTTCATCAATCATATTAGGATTAAAATTAATACCTAATGCCTGTGCCCCTCTAGGAGATCCAACTATTAATGATCCAGTTTCTGAAAATTCATTATTTGCAGATGCTACTGCTAATACTCCTGATTTATTATTATTAAATAATGGATGATCTATTCTTACTGTAGCTGTAGTTGTATAAATTAAGTTTTTACCATCAATTCTAATTAAGAATGTTTTATTTTCTCCAGAAACTTGATAGTTTTTCTCTCTTACAATATGAGTTACTTCGACACCATCATAATTAACTCTAATTATATCACCAATTTTAATTAGTGCAAATTGTGCATCAAATACATTATCTGAAGTAGAACTTGGAGTAAGTTTAATTATATCATCACCATTATAAATATCATCATTAGGTGATGTAAATGTTCCATCATATAGTAAATATGTAGTAGCTGAAACTGGTTCAATTACTCCTTGACCATATCCATCTAAATTTAATACATTTGATCTTGATGATCTAGATATTCCATTTGTATATAAATTCTGAATTCTAGTTCCTAGTAAAAAGATGCTTGCGGTATCTAAATACTCTGCAAAAGCCTGTAAATCTGTAATTGTTTGTGGGATTATATTAAAACCAAAAGTATTTAAATATAAGCCAGATGCAGTATGTGCATATTTTCCTGGATAAGTATGAATTCCATCTAATGTAGTTACAATATCTGTAGTATATTCTGTACCATCTGATTTTTGATGATTTACATAATCAGAATTAATATCTTCTAATAAAGTATAAGCATTTGTATTATCTCTAGCCGTATCAAATCTATTAAAAAAGTAATTACTAGAATCATAATCCACTAAAATATGACTTAATTCATGTTTAAATAATGATCCTGCAATATGTGGTTCTACTTTAGATCCTGTTAAGCTAATCCAGCCTAAAGCCGTATTCATATCAGTAAATAAATCTTGAATATAATTATAAAGATCAGCAGTAGCATGATCTAAAGTCAATTTAGATTCCAAAATACCAGCTGCTGGAGCTATATGAGTATCATATATTGGTAAGGTAACTAAACCCATACTGGCTATAGCTGATGATTTGATAGTTCCATCAGGATTTAAAGATGCATCTAATCTAGTTGATAGAGAACTTACAGAACCGAGTTAAGGTTAATCCCATATCAGCTTGCATATTAAAGATTGCATCTCTAATAGCATTTATAGCCTCTCCACCTATTTCTGTTAAATTATCAAAAACAGGTGGTAAAGTAGTGTCATCATCTAAATCTGTTGGAAAATTGCTCATTTAAATCTCTTTACTATATTAAAATATTGTTAGTTAGAGCTTGGAGGAAGTTGATCTGTTACTTTTTTAGGTAATTTATCTTTAATTAAGCCCTTAACTACCTTATAAATTAAACCTGATAGCAAACCTGCCACAACTCCAAAGATTATTCTGCTTACTGTATCATTTAAATCTAAAGGAAATTGATATGATTTTGCAAAATAAGCAACAATACCACCGATTAAATAAAGGAGCTATTGGTAATAATAGTTCTGTCCATAACTTTGAAGCTTTAGACATTGGAACTTTAGGATTATCTAATATATATTCTGCTACTTTTCTTAAAACAAAAGTAATTGCAAAAATTCCTAAACAAAATAAAACAAATTGCCAACTTAATAAAGCTTGTAAAGCATTTTCCATATTAAACTCCTTATTATATATTAAATAGTTACCAGGATGGTCTACCAGCTAAATAAATTTCTTTAATTGTATCTCCGCTTTTTGCAGTATTAGAAAATCTACAATTAGAAATTATAATATGTGCATGTCCAGAACCAGTATTACCTATTAGCCAACTATTAGCATTGTTCCATGTTAATGTTCCAGTCGCTGCTGTTGTTGTAAACAAATTACTATTTATATAGCTTTTCATGTTTGATCCATCATAAGTTACTGCTAAATGATATCTATTCCATGGTTGAATTTTACCAACATGTGTAATAAATGACCCATCACTTGTTTTTATTAAATTAACTACATCATAAGAGCTTGTAATATCAAGACCTATACCAAATGTATAATCTGATCCTGATTGTAACTTACCAAATAACGTTACATTTGTTGCCATAACATTAACATCTGCCAATATTTCTATCCAACATTCTGCAGTAAAATTAGTTACAGATCCTTGATATGTTAATGCTGTACCCGTTCCTGAAAAGTAACCATCATCAGTAATTAAACATCCATCATTAGTTGGAGTTGCCATTCCAAATCTAGTATCATTAAATGAACTTAATGTAAATGCTGTTCCGAGATCCAACATTTGTTATTGTTGTAGTACCATATCCATCATCTAATGGGAAATATACTACATCTGTTGATGCTACAACTTTAGCTGATGGTGCTTTTCCTGCTTTATATTCTGTTCCATCTGATTGTTTAATAAATAATTCACCAGAAGTAGCATACATGATTAATCCATCTACTGGACTTCCTGTTGTTGGTACTGCTGTTGCATTGCCTATATAAACGACTCCAGATCCACTATCTGCTGGTAATTTAGTACTATTAAATGTTGCACTATTTACTGCTAATCCTATATTATATGCCCCAGATGTTGTTTCTGCTGCAGATAAAAGTAAGTTAGAATCTCCACCAACTTTTAAAGTTATAGGACCGAGCTAAACCAGTAGAACTATCTCCAGATCTTAAATTAAGTCCTCCTCCAGTTCCTCCTGAATATGTAGTAGATTGTGCATAAAAATTAAAATCTCCAGCACTGTGTATAGATGTTGTTTCTACTGAAAATTCTATAGGGTCTCCAGAACCAGGATCCTGAAAAGTTACTTCAAATGAATCAGAATTAAATCCAGAACCTACTGTTACCGTATATCCATCCGATTGTCTAACTTTTAAAACACCACCTTGAGAATATAAAATAGCTCCATCTACTGGATCTGCAGAAGTTGGAATAGAACTTGCATCACCTATATAAATAACATTATCACCAGTTCCTGCCGGCATTAATGTAGAATCCATACTAGATTGTGATAAGCATAAACCTATAACTCTAGCTCCCAAAGTAGCTTCAGCTATAGAAATAGAAGCATCTGAAGCATAATTACCTAATTTTAAACTTAAAATACCAGATTTATCACTAGAACTTGATCCTGTTTTTAAAGTTAAACCACCACCTCTAGAACCAGAATTAGTAGTTCCTTGAGAATATATATTTAAATCTGAGCCATTTAAAGTAGTAGATGCTGTAACACTTATATTTAAAGTATCTCCTAAAGGATCATCATAAAGAATAGATGTTCCGATGCATAGCAACTACATCTGCAGTGCCGACTTAATGCTTTTACAGTTTGACTTGAGCTATTTCCTGCTAAATCTCCTGCTGCTGTAAAAGAAGTAGCTACAGTTTGTGGTATCCAAGTAGAACCGATTCCATCCTAAAACCTGATTTGTAGTAGGCGCAGTATTACTTACTGATCTTCCTTGTAATCCTACAACATTAGGTAATGCCGCTGTACCTCCCAAGTCTGTAGTAAGTTTTAGTATACCTTTTACTGAAGAGGTAGCATCTGGAACTGATGTATATCCATCTATATAATTTTTTAAATTAATAATAGAATTTTCAACATTAGTAGTTAAAATTGAATTTATAGTAATTGGAGTAGCTAGATCTATATCAGTAGCATCATGTCTAAAAGAATAGCCATCAACATGATCTTGAAAATCATATCTGTCTGCACCGTAATCTTGCAAGGGGCTTATTATTAAAATACTTTGTCATCTAAATTCTCCAACTATATATAATTATATTAGAATATCATGTGTATGACCTAATGTCTCTAAAGTTATTAAACTATTAGTTCCAGAATCCCATACTACTTGATGATTATGTCCAGCACTAACAGAAGTTAATTGACTATATCCACTTGCTGCATTTTCATTAATTCTAATTGTATGTGTATGATTTCCTAATCCAGGTACATTTGTAGCTGAAATTGTAAAATCTACTGGCATTGTACTTGTATCTTTAAATACATTTATCTTATAAATAGGATCTGTCTTTCTGATTCTTTGAACTTTTACTTTTTGTCCACCTTGCATACCATTTAAAGTCTTATTTCTAGTAACAGATAATACTTCATATCTAAACTCTTCATTTCCATCCATATCATATCTAACTAAAACATCTCTATCTTTAATTGTAGGTACAGTTAAAGTCCAAAGATCTCCTGTTAATTCTGATTCTAATCCTGCTTCTGTCATTTTTAAGTCTTCATCAGATGGAGCAAATCTCATTAAAATCTTACCATCTGATCTTCTAGGATTAAAATATTGTTCATAACCCAACACAAATTTTGTGCCGAAAGCATTTTGCGCAGCGATCATCTTGATATTCAGAGGTATTTAAATAACAAGCACAGGTAATGCCAGTAGTCATTCTTCTTAATAATGTAAATCTATCATTATTAATCTCTAATGCTATTTCTTGTCTTTGATTATTCATATCCTGGAAAGACAAGCCTCTAACTACCCTACCTATTCCATCATAACCATCTGCACAAAATTGATATCCACCTATATAAGAACCTACACATTGACCGATTAAATAAAGCTAAAGGATCTGTTCTATGCCATCCTACATAATCATAAGATGGGAATGGTTCATTAAATGCATCAGATCCAGATAGATCTGTAGTTAAAATATCATTAGTTACTTGATGATATCCATCTGCTTGAGTATAAGGAAAATTAGGATATTCAAATTTAGTATATATAGGAAACCATCTGTCAAATAATAATGGAATTTCATTAGGTATATAGAAAAATATATTAGTATCTCTATAAGCATACCCATCATAACCATCTAAATCATGAAACGTATCTACAGTATTAAGAAATCCTCTTTGAGATAATGAATTGACTATTAAATTATTGCCTGATATAGAAGCATATTCAATTAATTCTGCCCCTACTTTAACAATGCCAGAAGAAGGAAAATCTAATACATCGGTTAATGGAACAACTAAATCAGTAGCTGATATAGCAGAACTTAAAGTAGAATATGGATAATATTTTAAATTTATTTGATTTGGGGCATCAGGAAGAATGGTAGGATCATATGACAGAGGATCATATTCAACAGGTCTAACTGATACAAAATACATTTGACCGAATATCTAAATCTGATATTTCAGCAGTATTACCAGAAAGTACTGCAAATTTAGGACCTTCTGAATATATAGTTTCTTGATCTTTACTTATAAATATTTGATAAAATATTTGGTTTCCTAAAGTAGTAGGATAGGCTGTAAACCAAGTTAAACCTATAGTATAACCGATCACCTTTATTGGCAACTTGACGAGTGCCACAGTTAATTGGAGGTAAGTAATATGCCATACCACTATTCTATTTTATTAGTTTGTAGCTGTATTTTAAAAATTGTTTGACCCTTACCCTATGGTCGGAGCCTATGGACCAGTCTTGAGTCGTTTAAAAATGATGAAAATATATTAAATATGTATGAATTTTATTATTAATTAACTAAAGAAAAATCTGCTATAACTACTATGTTCTCTCTCCCTTTCAAGTCAGTTCCTCTTTAATTTCCTGCTTGTCCTCTTCTTCTACATCATGATATTCTAATAAATGATTTACATATTTCTTTGATTCTTTACTTCCAAATTCATCTTCTATATAGTCTATTTGATTCTTAAATGCTTCTTGTTCATAAGGATTTTTTAGATATTCGCCATCATCTGAGGATTTAGTAGGTTTATCATTAAAACATTGTTGAAAGAAATGAGTATACTCATGAACCAAATACCCAAAATTTTTATCAAAACCATCTTCAAGTAATTTATAAGAAAGGTAAATAATACCTTTTTCTGTTCTAGCTGAGACATCTAATTTTTTAAACATCGTGGGTATATAGTCTATGAAATCTATGGATACCTTATATTCATCACATAATTCTTTAATTTGGGGAGTTTTTTTAATTTCCGCTTTTGCTTTATTAATTTTTTCCAATAATTCTTTAGGATTATGTTTCATATTATAATGTATAAATAGGCATAAGAAAGAGATAAATATGGCTTTTCTAGGAATTCCAATACAACATGACTGTGGCAGATTAATTTCAGATATAGATGTTCCTGGTGATAAAGTACCTATCAATGATTATCATGTCAGTTTATTTTATTTTGAATATGATATTGCAATATCAGATCTATCTAAAATTATAGAACCAACTTTTAATATATCTAGCAAACAAAAGCCTTTTATTGTCACACTGGAATTATTAAGTTGTTTTGATTCTAATAAAGAAAGATATCCAATTATTGGAAAAATTGATTGTCCTGAATTAAATTCATTAAGAAATAAGATTAAAAAATCCTATAATAAATTTAAAATAGGATATAATAAAGATTTTAAAACTTTTCAACCACATATAACTTTATCTTATAATTCTGAAAAGTTTGAAGATGTAAGAATAGATAAGGTACAATTTATAGTCAATGAATTAGTTTTATGGGGTGGTGATAATCGGAGATAATAGAATCTCAGTTAACTTTCCATTGAAAAAACCAAAGATTCTTTAATACTTAGACTTTAAGTATAATATATGAGGTAAAATTTCAGATAATCTTTCTAATTTAGTTTTAGGATTTATATATTTACCTTTAGCAAATAACCAAGTTCTTTTAGATTCTTCATCATATCCATGATGTTTCCAATCTTTTGCTCTTCCGATGATCTGCAGTTATTATTATAGTATGAGTATTATGATATTTTTCATAAATACTACCTATAAAAGCATCATTAAATTTTAGAGCCTCTATATATTTTGAGAAATCTCCTATATGAGCCCATTCATCAGTATCTCCTAAAGAAACCCAAAGAAAATCAGGAGTCATTATTTCAAGATATTTAAATACAATATTTTGAGTTAAAATATCAGGTCTATAATCTTTACTAAAATATTGTTTAAATTTAAAATCTTCTAATAAGTTAAGGCTTAAAAATTTATTAGAACGATAATTTCTTCCAGAATTTATATAAATATCAGTATTAAATATTTTATGTATACTAGTCCAAGAAGAAAATACTGCAGAAGTTTCAAAATAATCTGAGATATTACGAGCTGGTTCAGGATCACAAAAATTAGATTGACAATCATAAGATTGCTTTCCTCTTAAAATTTCTAAATATCCTGGCAGACTAATAAAATTTGGTCCAGAAGCTACAAATTGTTCATGATTTCCTAATATCATTCCATCATGAAAATAAGTATAAAGATTAGGAACTAGTTGTTTAGGACTTATTCCATGTACTCCATGAAATATTTCTTGCCAACGTACTCCATCTAAAGTTATTAATATTAATTTAAATTTATCTTCTTTAATTTGTTCTATATGAGTTATTTTTGGTTTTTGTATTGTATAATTTAATTGATATTCATAATAATTACAAGAAAACAAAAGCATTAGAAGCATTAATAACTTCATTCTCATATTAATATATTGAATTAATAATTGAAATTATTAATTGTCACTTCGAATTTACAAAAATTAAATAATTCTACGTTCTTTAAGGAATCTTAGTCTTCTTAATGCTGGATTCATACCAGAAGAAGAGATTGAATATCTACCTAATCCAATTGGATTTGGTCTTAATGAATTCTTAATAAACTTTAATTTATCCCAATAATGAGAAAGTAAGGTGCCATATTGAGTATTTAATAAGTCAGCTACAGAAGGAGGGTTAAAACTTAATCCATTATCCTGTATAGTATACTCTCTACCTTTTTCTATTAAAGCTGCGCTAGAAAGAGCATATAAAGTAGCTCCTTCAACTAGAATCTCTCCAAATTGAGCACAGAAGCCATCATCATCAAATTGAAAGTAAGTAAAAAATGGAACCTGATTAAAATCGCTCAAAGCCATTCCTAAAAATGTAACAAGCATGTCTATTGAAAATATGTCACAATCAACAAATACTGTATTTCCAAAAGCATCTTTACCTTTTACTTTTCCAGAAGAGTTTAATCTAGCTTTTAACATTTTTAATAGTTTATTAATATTTACAATTGCTCCTTGGGAGTAATTGAATCCGAATTTCATCACCTAAAGCATGATAACCATCTATAGATAATGGATTAGCTGGTACTTGAGTATTTAAAACAACAAATGCTAATTGAGCCTGAACAGTAACTGAACTAACTGTACCGAGTCCAAATATCATTCCAAACACCCATACTAGAATTAGTTTGAGTGGTAAAAACATATGAATATGTTCCTGTAGTAACCTGACTAACCCCTACTGTAGTAGGTGCTAGATAAACTAGTCCATTTGGTTGTACTATAGATACTGTAGGATAAGTATCAGTATTAACAAGAGTTCCAGAAGAATCCTTAAAAGTAACAACTAGATTAACTTGATCTGTCAAATCAACTATTTCGCCACGTGCTCTAATAACCATAACAATATGTCGTAATATTATTAATAATTAGATATAGGTTTTGTATGAGAGAGTTTTTAGTAATGAATATATCAAATAGAGATGTTTCTCTTAGTGATCTAAATTTAACAATTAGAGCTAAAAGAACAGTTAATCTATTAGATAATAGACATTATAATTTCACATTAGAGCAATTGCAATTATCATTAAAATCAGGATCTTTATTTAAAAAGAGTAATATATTAAAGGTTATCCCAAATAAAATAAAGAATCCAAAGTTATTAGAAATTCCTAAAAAAACGACTTTTCCAGATAAACATAGGACTACAGTAGTAGTTAATTATTATGAATATAAGGAAGAGGATTTTGAAGACGATCTAAAAGTAGCTGAGCATATAGCAGAAGAAAATGCTAAACTAGAGGGATAATTTATGAGAGATAAACTAAGTTCTGTTCCAGAAGTAGAAAATAAGCCTATTATGGAGGTTTATAATCAATTAAATGAAAAGTGTGATATTATATTAGAAAAAATTAAAAAAAGAAAAGCTAAAAAAAATGGCAGAAAAAAATAACTCTTCAGAAGCATTAAATAAGCATGACTTAACTACCATCTTGGAAGTTAATGGTAAGGCTATTGTTATTCAGACAGAAGTTGCTGCCCAATATGAAGAAGTTTTATCAAAAATTGAAGATCTATCTGAAGAAGTTATCTCAACTAAACAAAATACTGTAACTTTTGAAAATAAATTAGATAATAAATTAGAAGTAATAAGTGATAATTTACAATCTAATCATAAAGAAAATATTAAGAAATTTGAAGAAGTAGACAAAGAATTATTTAAAATTAAAATATTATTTATTGGATCTATACTAGGATTAGTAGCTCAAATAATTCAAATGTTTATTAAACATTAAAGAACTTTAACATTAATTGCTTTAGGATCATTATTTTTATTTGTTCCTAATTCAAATTCTACTTTAGCGAATTTATTTAAAGTCTTAAATCCATCAGAAACAATATCTGAGTAATAAACAAACATATCTTTTTGTTTTACTCCATCTTTTTCCCATGAAATAAAGCCATAACCTTTAGTATTGCTAAACCACTCAACTATTCCTGTATATATCATAAATCCCTTAAAAAATAAACTATCTATTATTAATATCAAATTATAGCTTGTATGACTTTGGTAAAACTGTAATATAAGGCTCATCAAGATCTTCTATATTCTTGACTCCGTTAAGTTCATATACCAATGTTCTTCTGTTTGGTAATTTGGTTGATGGATATACTCCTATAATTCTTAATTTACCATCATGAGTAAGATTGTGGTGGACACTACAAAGAATCGCTAAATTTTGCGGGCTATTTGTAGAAGTTACTTTAACTCTATCTATAATATGGTGATAATGAAGTGCACATTCATCAGTAACATTACAACCGATCTATCTCACACTTATTTTTAATTAGTTGTTTTATTTTCATTTAACTGCCTATCACATTCTTCTAAAACTTTAATTACCATCATTGATAAACTTAATCCAACTCTATAATCATCCTTATTTCCCTTAGCCCCACTTGTTTTATTATATTCTACTACTGATAAAAACTGTTTAATAGAATTGTGTAATGGAGTTTTATGAGTTTCTGGTCTTAATAAATCATCATACTTAATTTCTAATCCATTATATTTTACTAATATATCTCTAGCTTTCTTATCAATTATACCTACTGTACTTAATGTAGTTGCTTTATCAAATTCCATAACTATTGAATATAATTCATTATTTTTAACAATATCTATATGTTTAGGATATCCTAATAAAGCTAATATCATATAGATATCATGCCAACCATAATCCCATAGAGTTGAGTAATTTCTAGGTTTAGTATTATTATAACCGATTAGTTTCTATATAAGTAATATTAGATTGGTTACATATTTTCCTTATATTATCAAAACCTTCACTAAATAAATGAATATTATTTACCATAGTATAAACATCAACATTATAAATTTGTTTAGCTTCTTTATAACTTAAGGCTAATGGCTTTTCAATTAATATGGGTATGAATCTTTGGGAAAGAATATATTGAGCCATACTGATATGAGAATCAGGAGGAGTAGCTATAATTACACCGATCTATAGATTTAAGATTATCTTTCCAAGTAGTTCTAGTACCAATAGTTAAATTTATATTAGGAAAATTTTTCATTTCCTTTATATAGTTTTGTCCCCAAGCACCGATTACCTATTAAAAGTATATTCATGTTAACTGTTTAATATACCACTCAATTGTTCTATCCATACCTTCATCAAATTTTATATTATCTTTCCAGCCCAAATCTTTTAATTTATTATTTGAAACTTTATATCCATTATCATGCGCTAAACGGTCTGATATAAAATTAATTTTAGGAGTTTTGTGCATTTTTTCAGCAATATAATTAACCATTTCTAAATTTGTAAAATAATTTTCAGAACTTATATTATAAACATTATTTATTTTACCAGATTTAACTATTTTCATAATGGCATTAATTTTATCATCTACATAAACATACTGTCTAAAATTATGACCATCTCCATGTATGTTAATAGGTTGATTCATAATTAAACCATGTAGTATATGTGGTATTAAGTTTTCTTTTTTCTGTTGTGGACCATATACGTTACATGATCTAGTCATATTATATTGTAATCCATGAGTAAGATGCGCTGTATTAATAATAAGCTCAGAACAGGCTTTGCTGGCTGCATAAGGGTTTCTTGGCATTATTGGACTATCTTCTGTCCAAGGCTCATCAAACTTATTTAACTTTTGTCCTAAGACCTCATCTGTAGATATATGAATAAAGTTTTCTATATTATATTTTAAAGCAGCATCAACTAAAGTTTGAACACCTATTACATTGGAATGTAAGAATGGAAGAAAGTTATCAATAGAGTGATCTACATGAGATTCGGCACACCCATTAATTATTATATTTGGTTTTTCTAATTCAAATATATTATTAATAAAATGAGCATCAGCAATATCTCCTAAATAAAATTTATATTTAGGATGATTAAAAGTATTTTTAAGATTATGGGGACGAACAGCTTTATCAATTCCTATAAATTCATATTCTGGATATTCATTAACAACTTTTTTAATAAAATTAGAAAATATAAATCCTAATACTCCTGTAACTAATATCTTTTTCATATTACCTTGAATTCTGGCAAAGGAACAATAAATTTGCCTTTAAAATTACTATTGTTCTTAATTAAATCATCTGCAAAGTTCCAAGCTAATACTATTAATACATCTGGATTATGCTTTTCAATATTTTGAGTTGGATGTATAGTAATATTAGTTCCTGGAGCACATAAACCTTGCTTTAATGGATTATCATCATATATAAAATGAATTTTATTATTTAGTCCGAAAATAATAAAGCATCGTAGTAGCTTTAGCTGGTAAGCCCAATACCCCTATCTTTTTATTTTCTTTTACATAAGAATCAATTAAAGTAACCATTTTGATTTTTAATTCATTGACACCATCTTTAAATGATTGAAGCTTCTCTTGTATTGTTTTTTCAAGCTCTAATAAATCTAGTACTAATTTAGAAATTGGTAAATTGTGTGACTTCTTACAAATATAAGCTCTAAAAGATCCACCATGATTAGGTAGTCTTTCCACATCATATAGTCTCATATTTAATGAATCAAAGAATTTTGATAATGAGGTAATAGAGTGATGATGAATATGTTCATGATACACAAGATCAAACAGCGTTTTATCTAAAATATCTAATAAATAGGAATTTTCAATAATAAAAGTGCCATCATCTGATAATATTTCTTTTACTCCATTAACTATAGTTTTTAAATCTCTATTATGAGCAAACATATTATTACAGATTACTACTTTAGTTTTATTACCATTTAAAGCTTTAGTTACTTCATTCTTAGCAGTAGTTTCATTAAAAAATACTGGTATATTTGTAATTCCGTTCTGAGCAGCTATAGAAACTAAATTTTCTGCAGGATCAATACCTATTTTATTAAATGATTCTGGAAAGTGTTTTAAGAAAGTTCCATCATTAGAAGCTATTTCTACTATATTATCTGTTGGTAGTCTATCATATATGTTCAAAGGGCTATAATTATAGAATCTCTTTAATACACTATTAGCATAATTTTCAAAATGCTTTACATTATTAGCATTAGTTCCTGATACATAAAGATAATGTTTATACATTCTATCTTCATTAACTAATGTTTTAAGTTGACAATGACCACAATCTAAACAATGCATCAATGTAAGATCAAACTTCTGATACTTCTCTGATTCAGAACTATTAGCTTCTATTTGAGTTAATAGTTCATTGGCTAAAGTAGTATCTCCGAAAGCTAATAACCTCTTCTAATGAACCGCCACATAATAAGCAGGTTGTTTGAACTTGACAATCTTTCATTTTAAAACTCTTCTCTTACAATATCTTTTTCATGAGATTCATGATCTTTAGAATCTTTACCTATAGAAATTAAAATAGTATCTTCTAGAAATTCTACTTTATGAATCTTATTAGGTGGAGTAAAGAACATTTGTCCTGGTAAATATTCATTTATGGTTATATTTGAGCCATCTAAATCTCTTTCATAGTATTTAACTTTACCTGAAATTAAATATAATCCGATGCCAAGAGCTTTTATGCCAATGGTTACTACGAGTTTCTCCAGCTTTAGTATGAATTACAGCTACAGCACCGAACAGGGCAATTAGTTAAGTTTTGAATTACTCCAGCATTATTAATAAATGGTTCATCTAAAGGAACTAAAGGATCATTTGGATAATTACCTTGTAAAACTAAATTCATATATTCTTTATTATTCATCAACTTTCCTTTAATAATGGAATTATTTCATTATGTATATATCGCTCCAGTTTATAGTATTTATATTTTTATTTTTGGATGTTTCATTATTATTTCTGTTATTTTATCTGATGTATGTTTCCATGTATGCCTATTTGCAAACTCTCTACATTTAGTTATTACTCTATCTGCATGTTCTTTATCTTTTAAAGCCTTAATTACTTCTTGAGTATATTCTTTTAGATTTTGTCTAATAGGACTTTTTACTACAATTGCTCCACTATTACCATATATTTCTCCTAAACAATCTGCATCACTTATTACTGGAACAGTGTAAGACGCTAGAGATTCTAGAGAGCTACAGCTAAATCCGTTCCGTAAATGTTACGCCTGAAAAAGGATAAGCAAAAACGCTAGCTTCACTCAATTCCTTAGCCATTTTATCTCTGCTTACAGATCCGAATATGTTCAACTCCAAGAGGCTTTAATCTTTTAATAACCTCTAAACAATATCTTAATCTCTGACCCATCTCTACAACATGCGGATGTTGATTTTTATCATTTGGTTCAATTTTTAAAATATCTCCATATGAAAAATGATAGAATATCTTTAATGTAGATTCAGGAACTTCTTTTTTAATATCTGGAAAGATTTCCAATATATTCATTAATCCACGATCAGCTGAACTTGTCCACACTATTCTTCCGAGGCACTCTTTTATCTTCATATAATTCTGGAGAGCATCCTAGTGGAACAATATGCCACTTTTCTAAACTAGGATATTTCATTTTTTGTGGAGAAGTTATATGTTCTTTTAATAAATTAGATACTGTAATGAAGATATCGGTGACGTCATGAAATCCTTCTACACAATAACTCCAATCATTAAGCATTTGATAACAAACTCTAACAGATTTATCAGAAGCATATCTTAATAAATCTGGTTCAGACCAACTTATAACAGTATCATAGCTAGAATCTAAAGATGAATATATTTCAGTAGCATCATGAAGTTTTACACCTTCCCATATTCCTGGATGCTGTCCAAAGTGAACAGTAAATAGATGTACATCATGTCCAGCTTTAGCCATTTCTTTAGCTACCAAAGCAATACCTATTTCAGAACCGAGTTAATCCTCTATCACTAGACATTAAACAATTAAAATCCAATGGTCTATTTCCTATAGACCATTGCCCAAACAATAAAGCAACTTTCATATATTCTTCTTTCTTACAATTAACATATCACATGGATTTCTAGCAACCTCTTCAAATGAATAATTAAACTGGCTTAATATTTGTTTAATTTCTGACATAAAATTTTGATTTAAAAAAGTATGACATTCTATAATCATATTTGGCATAAATTTTGCAATACTATTTAATCCACCATTTATAACATTTACTTCAGCACCTTCAACATCAATTTTCATCCAATCAATTTTTTTAATATTATTATTTTTCACCATTTCATCAATTGTAATAACTGAATAATCGCTAGTAATTGTTTGAGGTGCCCAATGTGGAGCATAATCTTTCATATCAACCATTGTACAAGTATTCCACATTCCTACATTTTGTGGTAAACATCTTGTACTCCAATTATTAACATTTATATTATTAACTAAATCACAATAAACTGATTTTTCTGGCTCAAAAGTATAAACAATAGCTCCGCATAGAACATGCTGCTAGTGTATAGGCTCCATAAGAAGCTCCTATATCAAAAACAATGTCATTTTCTTTAATATCCCAATACTGTTCTCTAAATTCTTTTTCTTCTGTATCAAATGTGGCAAAAGAATATTCAGGATGAGTTGATCCCTTTATAACTTGAAAAGATCTATCTCTAAAATATTGTGTTTTTTGTTCTGACATTTATTACCAACTTTCACCATTTAATATATCTTGATATTTATTTAAATAATTTTGTGCCATTATTTTTATATCAAATCTTTCTACTGCATCTTTTCTACAATTTTTAGGATCAATAATATCAATCATATCAATAGCTGTAGATAAATTTTTAATATCATTATTTCTAGTAAATCCATTTAATCCATTAATAATTATTTCTGGAACTGAACCATATTTGGTACCTATAACAGGTGTTCCACAAGCCATAGCTTCAACTTGAGATAATCCAAAAGGCTCATTAAATTGTACTGTATATAATAGTGCTTTTGCCTTTCTATATAAATCTCTTTTAGTTGTATGATGATTTGGATCTAAAGGAAGCCATTCAAACATAATATTTGAAGATCCTTTAGCATATTCAATAGCTTCTAAAGCACAATTTTTTTGAAATTCAAATTGCTCATTATCTGGATGCTCACCAGACATTACTAATTTAATTCCAGTTGCTTTAGCTAAATCAATTGCTTGTTTATATCCTTTAGCTGGATGCCAACGATTCATCCAAAGAAAAAAATCTTCTTTTTTATATGTAGGTATATAAAAATCAGTATTAATTCCACCGATTAACAACTTTACATTCATTAACTGATGTTTGAATTTTTCCAGCTAGATCTGGAGTTGGAGTATTTTCGTAATCTGTTGCGCCTCTTAATATTCTATCTCTATGTGATTTAGTCCATGCAATTATATTATGTGGTTGTTGCGTTTGTGTCCAAGGTCCACCCATTAATGTACAACATACGCTTTTAAATCCTGAAGAATATAGATTTTTTATTATTGTTTTTTCTACACTAAAATCATGAATAATATCTAATGATTTTAATATGTCTATATGTGAATCATAGCATTTTTGTTCGCAATCTTCAGCAGTTGGAGGATATTTACCATATGAACATGGCATATTATAAATTTTTGCATTTTCACATATGGTTCCTTCTGGTGCAAATAAACTAATTTCATGACCTAAATTAATTAAAGCTTTAGCTAATTCAATTATAACAATATCTCCGCGTATGTATGAAATATGGAATTGGATATGAATGAGTAGTAACTAATCCTATCTTCACTTAATTGCCTCACATATAAAACTATGTGAAAGACCAGCATCAACTACTTCTTTTTGCATAACTGGATGTTTACTTTTTCCAGGTTCATAATAAAATTCAATATCTTTAAATCCAGCATATTTTAAAATATCTGTCATTGATTTTTTATTAAATAAAAACATATGACCTTCATAATTTGTCCAAGTGCAATTAGAACCACTTGCTCCATACATTAATAAACATAGTTGACTTGCAGGATCAGATTCTTTATAAAATTCTGGTTGCTCATCTGAAAATTTATCCATTTCTCCATTTAAATATGCTTTTATTAAAATATCTAAATCTGGAGTAGTTATTCTTATAACTCCACCTGGTTTTAACATTCTATTACATTCTTTTAAAAAATTACCAGTTTGATGTACCGGATTTAAATGTTCAATCATTTGTCCAAGATATATTAAATCTACAGAATTATCATTATGTTCATTAAAGCCAGATGTAATATCTTTGACTACAAATTTAATATCATCTATTCCAAATGTTCTAATATATTGTGCTAATTTTTGCTGATGTTCTGGCATTTCTTCTAAAACATATGCTTTTGTTTTTTCAGGATTTTGCCAATCTAGATATTTAAAATAATTCATAGAATCATCTTTATCATAATTAATCCATCCAGAATATGGAAATATATTTGGTCCAGATGCAATATTTAATTTTATTAATTTTTCTTCTTTTATTGGTACATATATATTTTTATTAAATAATAATGAGCTATTTAATAATTTGTTAAATTCTTCTTGATTCATGCTCTTGTGTCTCCCTCATATTGACCACGTTCCGTACCTCTATAAGGTATAGTTGGCTGATATGGTACTATTGGATTGATTTTTTTGTATTCAATTAAATCATAAAACATTTTTTCCCATTCTTTAGCTAAAGAATCTAGTCCAAATGTATTTTTAGCATATTCTTGTAATTTAATTCTATCTGAATTATCATTATTTTTTAATTGACTTACTACTGAATTGATGAATTTATCTTTATATTCTGATGTTGTCCAATCTCCAGGAATCAATGTTCCTCTAGATCCAACTGTTTCATTTAAAGCCGCAATACTAGAAGTTGTCATTCTTACTCCTCCTGCTTGCATTTCCATTGCAGAAATGCAGCTAGATTCTGTGAACCAAGTCGAATGTGCCCACACTCCGAGAACTTAATATTGCATCAGCCAATTCTTCTTGATTAACTCTATCATGATATACTACTCCTAATGGTTCTAACTCTTTAATTTTATGTTTTAAATATTGAATTAAATCAGTTTGTCCTGGATAATGCCCAGCTGTTGCTTCCCAATTTTTAAATCCATAATATAAGTGTAACTCAGCTTCAGGAACTTGAGATTTAATATTTGTCCATACATCTAATAATATTGCCCAGCTTCTATCAGGACTACTTGAATTTATTACTTTATATTGATTTCTTGGTAATTGTTTATTAAATCTATTTAAATCTATTCCATTTCTAGTTACTATTATATGATCAGGATGAATATCATGTGTATTTATTAAATTTTGTTTATGCCATTCTGTTAGCGCTAATATTCTATCTGCTTTTAATAATAGCTCATTTGTTGCACTAATTGCACAAACATCATGTACCCATAATAATTTTAATTTAGCCTTAATATTGAATTGATCTCCTAAAATATCTGCCCTTCTTGATATTATTAATACGTCACATGTTAAATTTATAAATTTTTCAGTTCTTAAATATTCAACACCATCATAATATCCTTCTTTATCACCACAGCTATTATAAACTTTAACATTATGTCCTAAAGCTGCAAATCTTTTTGCCTGCTCTAATAACATTAATTCACTTCCACCTATTCCAGTTTCTTTAACTGTATCAGGATTCCATACTTCTACGCCGTTCCCAGCATAAAATATTATATTTAATTTTTGCAAATTATTAGTTAATAAATCTCTTGAAATATTAATTGCCTTATCAATTAAAGGTGATTTATATAATTTTTTAGAATCTTCTAAAAATCTTATTCCACATTCAATTTCATTATGTAACATAAATTGTTTCCAGAATAAAATTATACCAGATTCCATTTGATCATCAGTTAAATTTATTGGATTATCAGTTAATTTTGTTTCAGGAATACTTATTTCATTTTTTATTTCATTAGTATCAATAACTTTTAATACATGATTATATACTTCATCTTTTATTAAATTATAATCTTTTAATTTATTTAAACTTAAATTAAGATTATTTCTTCTTATAAAATTCTCATATATATTTTTATTATTTAATAGTGACTCATCTGTTGGAGCTTTTAATAATGCTATATTTACACTTTCTAATGCCTCCTCTAATCTTCCCAATTTACTTAAAGCCATATTATAATATTTATGAATCTCTACATCTCTTTCTGTTGGATTTATAAATAATAATGTCTTTGTTGGCGGAAACTTAAATCCTATATCTATGAAATTTACACATCTTTCCCAATGACGTTGTGAATTTGCATCATTTCTATTTGCCATATAATAATACAACTTACCTAATGCAAAATATCCCTCACACCATGTCTCTTTTAATGCTATTAATTTATATGCCCAAGTTAATCCTTTTTCATATTCTGCTTTTTCTATATAAATATCAATTAATTTAAGACAAGCCATACAACGCTCATCATCCCATCCACTTACATCTATATATTTTGTTAATCTTTCAATTGCCTCATCTTTTAATCCACAGTTATAACACTCTAATCCTAAATAATATAATTGTCGAGCATCAGAGTCTCCATGCTCCTCAAAATATTTTCTTAATATTCTTATATTTCTATTTGATTCAGTTACCTTATTTCCATATTGTCTACGATGTTTCCATATTACTAAATCATTTGTTGCAAATAATGGATTTGTTCCAGGCTTATTTATTACTACTTCATGTACTGGATTTACCCATTGAAAATCATTCTTATTTAATATTAACCTTTCTCTATAATGTGTTAATGTAGACTGTCCAAATTCATTATATGAATACTCATATGGAAACATTATTGATGCAGAATTTCCTGTTCCAGAATATTGTTCTATAATTTTTATTAAATTCTCACCTCCAGAAATCTCATCATCAGCATCCATCCACATTACCCATGGTTGACTCGCTAAATCAAAACTTCTTTGTCTAGCCATTGAAAAATCATTAATTAATCCTGTTACAGGATCATTACAAGCCGTATATCTTTCAAATTTAGTAGCATATTTTTGCGCTATTAAATCTGTTCCGATCTGTAGATCCTGTATCTACTATGATTATTTCTGATACATAATCTTTTATAGATTTTATGCTATTTTCTAATAAAGGTTCATTTTTTACAATTAAACAAAGACTTATAGGAGCTTTCATATGCTTCTATATATCAGTCATTATGATATTTTAATTTCAAAAAATGTTCCAGTTGGAGATAAAGCTATTGGTGATCCACCTCCTGCTGTACCACCTCCTGCTGAACCGTTAGCTGCAACTAATCTTAAATAGCTTTGTATACTACATCCTGAAGGAATATATACTGTATATGCATTGTTAACTGATGCCGAACCTATATCTGCAGCAACGTTTCCATAATTGTGATATTTAGCAAATGATTGTCTAATTGCTGTTCCAGCTCCCTGATATCCAACTCCAGTAGCATTTAAAAACTGCTGACATATTACAGATGCACCAGATGGTAATCCTGTAAATGTAAAATTATATTTAACATCATAATAACTACTATTATTAATTACAATATTTTGAGCAGCTGTTCCTATAGTTGTAAAACCAATAAAATTTCTTGGAGTATCATCTACTATTATATCATTCCATCTAACCATTTCTCCTGATGCCTGATTAATTCTACATGATCCAAAATGTCCAGCTCCAGTTACTCCAACTGATAATAATCCACCAGCATGTTTAACAGTAACCGTATTATTTGGTCCTGTTCTACCTACTATTGAACCTAAGAAATTTAATGTATTAAATGAGCCTAATGAAACTCCTTCATTATAAACATTAAATCCACTTGTTGGAGTATATGCTGGACCAGCAGGTCCTGTAGGACCAGCAGGTCCTGTAGCACCACCAGCTCCTCCACCACCTGCAACCCAACCTAAATTACCAATTGAATCTATTGCTGCTAATACTTGACCAGACTGCCCTACATTTCCTGGTAATATCATTGCAAATGATGCTACTGATGAACCAACTTGTAAATTCATTATACCAGTTTGAAGCTGATATTTACCTCTAAATCTAGTTACTGGCTCTCCTAAATTATTTCTAGTTATACTTAATACTGCTTGTCCAGAATCTGGTCCTAAATTTGTTATACTATCATTTTCAAAAACTGCTCCAGATACACTCCAACCAGACGCTCCTATAAAATGATTTATTGCTCCATAAATATTAATTCCAGTTAATCCTCCTCCATCTCCTGCAGCTTGAGCTTTAGGAATTTTTAATGCTAAATTTCCTGGTTTTAAATTTTTAGTAGATGCAAATCCATACGATTTTTGTGATTGTATATTTAAATCTTGTGTTGCAAAATCATCATAAGCTTCATTTTGATAAATTACTGGAGCTGCATCAGCTGCAAACGCTATATTTAATAAAGTTCTTACTTCATTAGCTACTGTATCAACATGAAAATTTATAGTGCTACTATTTCTTACAACAAGATTTGGAGCATATAATGTTACATAGTTTATATCTTGTGATGGCTCTCCAACAAATATTGATGATAATCCACTATCTGTATTATATGCAAATAAATTATGTTGAATTCCTATTTCATCAATTGCACCTATAATTCTCATCATTGATGCGCCATTTAATGGAGGAACTCTAAGATAAACACTATTTAAATAATTACCATCAAAATTAGCGCCTTCACTAAATGCAATTCCAACACCACTTGCCACTGTTACACGTTGATTTTCTGGAGCGCCAACTTCACCTCTACCTTGAAGTGAACTAATTCTTGGTCCAGATGCTGTAGATCCAGTTCCTTGTAAATCTCCACCTAGTGAAATTGTACCAAAACCAGTTGCAGTTGCTGGAGAACCACCTCCACCTACGCCATTTGTGCCAGCTGGTCCAGTTGGTCCCATTAATCCAGCACCACCTATTGCTAATGGATTAAATGCAGCAAATATACCATTACCATTATCTGTTGATATTTGAATATCAGCCATATTTACATAATCAATACGTAATTCTGTAGGACTTAAAAATCTTGGTCTTCCATCAATATGATAAGTATCTATCCAAGTATAATCATTTTGACAAAATGGCATTAAACCGCTAATTCCACTAATTAATTCCACTTTTAATGAGTTAGTTCCTGAACCATAATCATTTCCATATAATGTAGCTACATTTACTGATTTGCCAATTAATGTATATACTCCTGCAACTGCTGCCCATTGTCCTATTAATGCTGGTACAAATGTTGCACCAGTACCTAATGGTCCTTGAATTCCTTGCTGTCCAGTTGGACCTTGAGGTCCTGTTGGTCCTGTAGCTCCTCTTGGACCTGTAGGTCCAGTAGTACCAATAGAACCTGTTGGACCTATACTTCCTGTAGGTCCAATTGTGCCAGTAGGTCCTTGAATACCTTGCGCTCCTTGTGGTCCAGTAGGTCCTGTAGAACCTATAGTTCCAGTAGGTCCTTGAATACCCTGGGGTCCTATTGAACCTGTTGGACCTATACTACCAGTAGGTCCTTGAATACCTTGTGCTCCTTGTGGTCCAGTAGGTCCTGTAGAACCTATAGTACCAGTAGGTCCTTGAACACCTTGAGGTCCTATACTACCTGTTGGTCCTTGAGCACCTATACTTCCTGTAGGTCCAATTGTGCCTGTTGGTCCTTGTATACCTTGAGCGCCTTGTGGTCCTGTTGGACCAGTAGCACCTATAGAACCAGTTGGTCCTTGAACACCTTGTACTCCTTGAGGACCTGTTGGTCCAGTAGCACCTATTGTACCTGTAGCACCTCTTGGTCCTGTTGGACCAGTAGCTCCTATAGAACCAGTTTGTCCTTGAGCACCTTGAGGTCCTATACTACCTGTTGGTCCTATAGATCCAGTAGGTCCTTGAATGCCTTGAGCACCTTGAGGTCCTGTTGGACCTGTAGCACCTATAGAACCAGTTGGTCCTTGAGCGCCTTGTGGTCCTATACTACCAGTTGGTCCTTGAATGCCTTGAGCACCTTGAGGTCCTGTTGGACCTGTAGTACCTATAGTACCAGTAAGTCCTTGAGGTCCTATACTTCCTGTAGGTCCAATTGTGCCTGTTGGTCCTTGTATACCTTGAGCGCCTTGTGGTCCAGTTGGTCCTGTAGCACCTCTTGGTCCAGTAGGTCCAGTAGAGCCAATAGTACCAGTAGGACCTTGTGGTCCTATTGAACCAGTAGAACCAATAGTTCCTGTAGGTCCCTGTATACCTTGAGCACCTTGAGGTCCTGTTGGTCCAGTAGAGCCTATAGAGCCAGTTGGTCCTTGAATACCAGTTGCACCAATAGTTCCTGTTGGTCCTTGAATACCTTGTACTCCTTGTGGACCTGTTGGACCAGTAGAACCAATAGTACCAGTAGGACCTTGTATTCCTTGAGGTCCTGTTGGTCCAGTAACTCCAAAAGTTCCAGTAACTCCATTTGGTCCAATTTTATAAAATATTCCATCTTCTGAAACAACTATATTCCATAATGTTCCACTTGGCGCTTGTACATTTAATTGTGGAGGTCCACTTGGTCCCGTTGCATAGAATGAATATCCTAATGCATTCATTTCAGCATCTAAATCTGATCTAAACCCATCATTATTTAAACTAATATCAATAAATATTGGTGCTATAGGATTTACAGTAACACCTGTTGGTCCAGTAGAAACAACATTTGTTAGTCTTGTTTGATTTATTCCTAATGATCTATATCTAAAAATACTCATACAAACTCCAATGATACAACAACTTGTTGTACTGCAGGACTTACTGTAGAAGCTTTAGTCACTTGTAAAGTCAATTGATCGCCTTTTGATACTGATACTGTATTTGATGTATCAGCTCCTGTAGAAACATTTCCTGCTATTGTTACTGTTAATGCTGAAGTAGTACCATTTACTAATACTGTATATACTACATTATTTGATGATGTACTAACACTATTTTGCATAATGTGTAAATTTTTAATAGTTCCATCTCTTGGAACTCTTATTCTATAAATATCAGTTGTTGCAGCATTTATTGTTGCATAACCTGGATATAAATATCTAGTTGTTGTTGTAGTTGTTATACCATCAGCTCCCCAATAAATTATTGCACCAGCACCTGGTCCTACACTTCCTGTTGGTCCTTGTGGTCCTGTAGGTCCTGTAGCTCCTATAGATCCAGTTGGACCTTGTATACCCTGTTGTCCTTGAGGACCTGTTGGTCCAGTAGCGCCTATGGTTCCAGTTGGACCTTGAGGTCCTATAGATCCTGTAGCACCTATAGTACCTGTAGGTCCTTGAATACCTTGTGCTCCTTGTGGTCCTGTTGGACCTGTAGAACCAATAGTACCAGTAGGTCCTTGTGGTCCAATACTACCCGTTGGTCCTATACTACCAGTTGGACCTTGTATACCCTGCTGTCCTTGAGGACCTGTTGGTCCAGTAGCGCCTATGGTTCCAGTTGGTCCCTGTGATCCTATGGTTCCAGTTGGTCCTATTGTACCTGTAGCACCTATTGTACCTGTAGCACCTCTTGGTCCTGTTGGACCTGTAGTACCTATAGAACCAGTTGGTCCTTGAATACCTTGTACTCCTTGAGGACCTGTTGGTCCAGTAGCACCTATTGTACCTGTAGCACCTCTTGGTCCTGTTGGACCTGTAGTACCTATAGATCCAGTAGGTCCTTGAATGCCTTGTTGTCCCTGTGGTCCTGTTGGTCCTGTAGCACCTATAGTACCAGTAGGTCCTTGTGGTCCAATACTACCTGTTGGTCCTATAGATCCAGTAGGACCTTGTATACCTTGAGGACCTTGTGGTCCTGTAGCACCTATTGTGCCAGTTGGACCTTGAGGTCCTATTGAACCAGTAGGTCCTTGTATACCTTGAGCACCTTGTGGTCCAGTTGGTCCTGTTGCTCCAATAGAACCTGTAGGTCCTTGTGGTCCTATAGAACCAGTACTACCAATAGTACCTGTAGGTCCTTGTGGACCAGTTACTCCAGGAATTCCTCCAGGACTAATATTGCTTGAGTTTATAGTTATACCAGAAGGTAAATTACTAGCTAAATTAGCTAAAATTAGATTACTTCCAGAAATACCAGTAACTACAAAATAACCTCCAGTAGCTATATAAACTACTTGACCTATTTGTTCCCATCCTTTATAAGAACCAGATACAACTGTTACAGGACCTAAATTATTAGTAATAAAAGTAGCTGTAGTATTATATGCATTTTGCCCTTGTGGTCCTGTTGGACCTATACTACCAGTTGATCCTTGTGGTCCTATACTACCTGTTGGACCAATAGAACCTGTAGGACCTTGTATTCCTTGAGGACCCTGTGGTCCTGTTGGTCCTGTAGCACCAATTGTTCCAGTAGGTCCTTGTATTCCTTGGGGACCTTGTGGTCCAGTAGGTCCTGTTGCTCCAATGCTACCTGTAGGTCCTTGTGGTCCAATGCTACCTGTAGGTCCTTGTATGCCTTGAATTCCTTGTGGTCCAGTAGGTCCTGTAGCTCCAATAGTACCAGTAGCACCAATAGATCCAGTAGGTCCTTGAATACCTTGTGCTCCTTGTGGACCTGTTGGACCAGTAGTACCTATAGAACCAGTTGGTCCTTGAGCACCTTGAGGTCCTATACTACCTGTTGGTCCTATAGAGCCAGTTGGTCCAGTAGCACCTATTGTACCTGTAGCACCTCTTGGTCCAGTGGGACCAGTAGAGCCTATAGTGCCTGTAGGTCCTTGTGGTCCTATTGAACCTGTTGGACCAATACTGCCAGTTGGTCCTTGAATGCCAGTAGCACCTATAGTTCCCGTAGATCCTTGAGGACCAGTTGAACCAATAGATCCAGTAGGTCCTTGTATTCCTTGAGGACCCTGTGGTCCTGTTGGACCTGTAGTACCTATACTACCAGTAGGTCCTTGTGGTCCTATACTACCAGTTGGTCCTTGTATACCTTGAGGACCTTGTGGTCCAGTAGGTCCTGTTGCTCCAATAGATCCAGTTGGACCAATACTACCAGTAGTTCCTATAGTTCCAGTAGGACCTTGAATACCCTGAGCACCTTGTGGACCTGT